ATAGTGCTGCCAAGTGCGCCGCCAGCAATCGCACCCAACACTTGTTCCGTACTTGGACCTTCTTGGGCCATCACGCTTGAGCCAAATAGGAGGCCTACAAACATAGCAACTAAAAGTTTTTGTAACATAAATCATAGCTCCTAAAATACTATTTAGATTATACCCATCATTGTAGCGATACCTACAGCATTGATGATCGCCATGATGAAATTGACAAGTATGATAGCCTTATCATTCCATCGTATACCAACATACATCCAACCAACAGCACCGATCCAACTAGCGATGGCGTCATAGATGATGAGGTCGGCATTACCTGTACCGCGACCCAATGCCATACCTACAAGCATGATGATGCTGACAACCCACTTGACGTACCAAATGTGGTCTTGCTGTTTTAGATAATCAATCATGTTTATGATTGTCGTTCTGCTTCATCAAGCAATACAACTGTCCAACCAGTGAAGGCGATAATGTATGCCAACATTAGAGTATAATCATTTGTCAAAAAACTATACAGTACCATGCCGGCAGTAAAAGCACTAAGCAATAATGAAATAGCAATACCAAGTTTCTTACGTGTCATATATCCTCCGTTATTATCCTACAAAGATCCAATACAATGGCACTAATACAAAATACACAAAAAAGGTATTAGCAAGTGCGACCTTATGAAAATTCTCGTCACTAAAAATATCTTTCATATCAAAACCATCCTGAGTATTCAATTAGCCAATAGATAAAACCCATAGCAACGTAGATACCTACGCAAATGAGTAAGAATTCTAACACAACACGCCTCATTCTTCAATATCCTGTTTATCCATTTGTGGATGATATTCGCGTACCAATTGTTCAAACTGACGGAACAGTTTATTGAAACGAATTTCATACATTTGTTCCATACCCATTAGTACATTAGTAATCTGATCCTTAGTCATATCACCCTCAAGTACCTCTTCGCTAAGGTCCTTGATATCAGTAGTGACATGCCAGCAACTCATAATCTGCTGCTCAAAATCAAAACGATTGAACGCCGCAAAAATCTTACCATCCTTATCTACAAATGCTTTAGCCATATTACTTTACTCCAAAATGTTCTTTGATCTGTTTGAAATGTTAGCCGTGTGTGAGCCCAAAATCTTCATATCCAGACTCCTTGGCATGTTCATCGCAAAGAGTGCGAATCCATTTACCGTTTCGAATTTTACCAGACGAGCCACAGACTTCACAGGTCACAGCACTCATTGATTCAGCCATGCTTTCTACTCCACGGCAGTAATCATCCCCTCCATAATAATAGAAACGCAGTGTACCAAACTTCTCTTTGATCTGAGTGGCAATAACTTGAGGACACGCTTCGGGAACTCTTTTACACTGCGGTTCAATATCTTCAAGAACCTTTCTAGCCTCCTGAATGCCATAATCACTTGGCTCTGTTGCATATTTGTCAAATGTAAAGTGCATTTGCAGAGGACGAACATCGCCTCTTACTGCACGACGCAAAGCACGATTGTAGCGCAATGCTCTTGCTCTTTGCGCTCGGGTGTAATCGATATGCCCTTGAATAAGAGAACATGCCTTATCAAGAATGTTATACCAACCATCACGACATTCAAATCCCCAACACATGGCTGTATCGCGCATGTTGCCATTGCGATCCCGAAAGATCTTCGGATACTTCTTACACAGTGCTTCGTCTAGTTCTTTACGCATGTCACTCATCTCCAAAATGTTTCAAAACATAATGACCAGGAGTGTAAGATTGATATTGATTTATTGTTGCAATATCGGCACACTCTTTGATAATCAACTCGGCGAACTTTTGGATAACTGCTGCGTCGCCAAAAAATATCTGTCTTGGACCGTCTATAACATGGGTCCTGGTAGTTGTCTCAAACTTTGCTTGTTCAGCAAGTTCACGAATTCGTTCGTTCATCACTCATCTCCAAAATTTTGTTTCAGCCCACAATGCGGACAATATAATTTCTTGGGCTTCCAATCATCTACTGCTGCAATGCTCCACCAATTACGGCAACTGTCGCAAACGAAATGCCATATCGTTTCTTTACTGACATTAGCCACGGCGCATCCTGCTAATGTCCTTCATCTGCTCTTCGTCAATTACTGGAACAGCATTACTCTTGTGCATGGTAGCGATACCCTTGACAAGTGTACCTGTATACTTCAATGGTTCACGCTTGTTAGTATTACCAGCAACAATACCGAGGCTCTGATGTTGTACACGATCAACATAGCGTGGGTGAGTAGTTGTGCTAGCCTGTAATGTCTTGAACACAGGCTTATCTAACTTGACCTTACCAAGACGGTTATCGCAATACTCATCAAAGGTAATCTTGGACATACCCTGCGACTTACGCAACTTGTTGTCAGCCATCCAGTCAAACTCCCACTCTTCACGCTTACGCTTGGTAAGTTTGAAGGTTGACTTGCGTGTGCTAAGGCTGGATAGACCGCGTTGTAGATGCATCGTCATGTTTATATCTTACTCTAGTTCAGTATCAGTGTCAAGTTCACTTACCCTTTCCTTAACATCATCCATAATCTCTAAAATATCCTGGTTGTCGATGACCTCAAAATCATAAAATTCTATCAGTGCCTTGATGATGCGTATGTCGCGTTCATTGATGACAGTAATATCACGCTGTCCTATATCGTCCAAATATTCAATGAGTGCATCAAGCATACGCACATACTTTTTTTGCCACTCGGGTTCTATATATTCAGATGTCATAACTTATTTTAGCACTTCATCAAGGTGTTTACAATAGTTACGGAAAGTATAGCCCGGGCAAGTGCAAGACTTAGCATCGGGGTCTACCCAATATGTATTACCCTTGCTACCTGCTACCTTGATCAAGTTACTCTCGACCTTGACCTTGAAGGGATTCTGTTTCAGTTCGATGAAAGTGCGACCACGACGATCCAAATTGAGTGGCTTATTGAGCGTGATGATCTTAGTAGTGCCCTTGGGTATGTACGATACGATCTTGCTACCGTCCATGAGGTAAGTATGATTGGGCTGGATGTCGCTTTTCCAAACTGTAGTTTCTTGTATCGCAATCATACATCACCTATATAAAAAGATGCGGGACTTGAACGCTTCAAGTAAGCAGGGGCGCCCGCGGACCCAATCACGAACCAGTAATTAGTAAGAGAGTGTCACCGCTCTTACGAAAGTCCTCAATGTACACATGATGCTCATCACCACTGTCACGGATACAGGCATTAGCCGCGACATAGAGTGCCGCCCAAGTGTTACCATTGATAGCCTGAGTCACAACACCATTGCCCCAATGATCCTTGTAGGATACATACTTAGCACCCTCGTAAGGATGATTGTCGCTAAGGTTGTCGACCTCAGTCACAGACCAAATCGTGTCAAGACCAAGGTCAGTCTTGACCTGGCTGTAGTGATCGTAACGACGATCCTTGATAGCCTGCTCCTGCTCGTAAGCACCCTTGAGCGCGCCACGAATCTCCTCGACTAGTGACTGGACCTCGGGCTTATCAACCTGACCCAAGTACCAGAGGGCGTTGTGAATCGTCTCAAACTCTTTAGCAGTCAATGTAACCGGAACCATAAAAAACTCCTTGAATCAACTATAGATATATGGTAACACAATGTTACCCAAATGTCAAGCCTTAGGCAAACTCGTAAAATTTCACAGAAGGATCCAACTGCTTGAGTTCCCGAGCAGCCTGTGTCAACTCATTGTACAGCGCCTGAACCTGACTACGCGGACGCTCACCATCGCAGGTCAGATTCTCGGGGCTAAGGTCGCTGTCAATGCTGTTAGCGATTTTCTGACGATCCTGTGCGTTATTCAGATCCAGGGCTTTGCCACCGAAAAACTTATTCCAGTCATTCTTGCGGGCAACATAATTCTGAAGAGTTCGCATATCAATCTCCGTTCGTTCAGTATGTAGATATTATACGCCCAAAATGATTGAATGTCAACCGTTTTGAATCGCCTCGTAAACCATCTCACGGACTACGGTATCGGTCGCTTCCTCATAACCATCAAGTGTTCCAATGTCGTACAGAACATCAACGATTTGATCCCATTCAAGATTGTTTGCCTTTGCGGTCAAAACAACACCTTGAATCAAAGCATTACCCGCTTCTGAGAACATTCCGAAATTTGTCATAAAAGTCCTTTAATCAACTGTCTAAGATTCTATTATACGGGTTTTTCAACCCAAAGTCAAGCCTTTTTATCCACTATTTTACCAGAAAAACCATTGGAAATCAATAACTTACGTGGGTGTGTAAGTTATTGATTTTATTAGGGTTATTATTTTACTCGGATTTGGGGCGTTTTTCTAGTACACTGTCAACTAGACCGTAGTCTAATGCCTGTTGTGCTGACATAAAGAAGTCACGTTCCATGTCCTTAGCAAGTTCCTCATAGGTTTTGCCTACGCTGTTGTGCTTGACATAGATATTGGTTAGGTTCTTTTTCATTTCAAGAATCTCACGCACTTGAATTTCCATATCAGTTGCTTGACCACGCGCACCGCCGCTTGGCTGGTGAATCATGTGACGAGCATTTGGAAGAATCATACGCTTACCCTTGGCACCTGCTTGAGCAAGCAAACTACCCATGCTACATGCCTGACCCATTACAATCGTTGTAACGTCTGGGCTGATAAATTGCATAGCATCATAGATAGCCATACCAGCAGTTACGCTACCACCTGGGCTGTTGATGTACAGGCTAATATCCTTTTCAGGATTTTCGCTCTCAAGGTAAAGCAACTGAGCGACAATCAGATTTGCCATCTGATCATGAACCTCGCCTTCAAGCAAGATTACACGGTCGCGCAACAAACGACTGTAGATATCATAACTGCGCTCACCGCGGCTAGTCTGTTCTAAAACAATAGGTACAAGGCTCATAGTAACTCCTATAAAATAAAAACAATTATAGCTGTTGTAATTAGTAAAATCAACCAGAACGGTTATTTTCTTTTTTGTCTGCCTACACCCTTATCAGATTTTGGCTTCATGCTGATTGGCTTACTTGTACCCTGTGCAATTTGTTTTGCTGCTTTGGCTAAATTAATATCGGGTGTAGTTTTCTTGGCGCTTGGTTCGCTATTATCTTCTTTTGGTTTACCTGTGCCTCTATCGATCTTAAATGTAAAGTTACCTTTTATACCTGTGCTAAAATAGTTTTTGCTTGCTGATAGATAGACACCTTTGATGCTTTCGCCGGGATATACAGTATCAAAACTTTGCAATACCCAACTATCCTTATCTTGTTTTGCTTTTGTATATACCTGAACTAATGCACCGTTGTTTAATATTTCAGATGCAGCCTTGCTAAAATCTGTTTTGTCATTGACTTCGATTGCTGCCAGTGTAGCAACACTTGCCAATAAGTGATAAAAGAGATTGACACTTTCTGGATTATCAGTATCACGACCTTTTGCAAGTTTAGTCAAATTTTTACCTAAATTCATTTTGTCGATATCTTTTAGGTTTATAGGCTTCGTATTACGCAATCTCAAAATAGTATCAGCTTCATCTTGCGTGATGATATCATACTTCACACCAAGATATAATGGCGCTTTCACTTGACCTTGATTTTGTATTTCGCGCATCAAATCAATACTATCTTTATAATTTTTTATTAGTTTTCTACCAGCAGGCGTCTCGTTCAACTCATTTACGCTATCTATAAGATTTTTAGCACTTGCTTGCGCACCTTTGCCGCCTTTAGTGCTGACCTTGACAGTCTTGCCTTCATTACTAGTCAATATGCTATCGCTAAGACCTGCGTTCTTCGCGCTGTCGAATGATATCAATGTGCCAGCGAAACTACCACCTAGAAAGATTTCTGCTGCTTCGCCTGCATTACCTGTGTATGAACCAACTTGCAATGCCATTGGTTGTAATATCTCACAGAAGTAATCTCTGAATCCAGTAAAACTAACTCCTTGCGGTATATCAAAACGAATGGGAAATTTCTCACCCTGTGCTATGCGTTTAGCAAGAATAGTCAACGAATTGTTCGGTCCTAATTTAGGATTTTCTTCTAGTTGAGCAATTATATCTGCGCTAGTTAGATTATCTCGCTTTGTTAATAAATCTTGCGGAGTAAGTTCCGATTGTATTTTTTCAGCAGCTCTACCGGCAAATCTATAACCAGCAACTTCATTAGGTATATAATTACTTGTTGGATCAGGTTTTATATTATCTTTAAAAAACCCATATTGAATCTCACCATCACTAGTGTTGAATGTCGCTACAGCTACACCGCCGGTCTTGTTAGTTTTATTGTTTTGCCATTTTACATTTGCTAATTGTCTTAATAATGCTTCTAGTTGAGATTGTTCAAATTTCCCGCCCTCGCGAGGATAAAATTCAATATTGTTGAAAACTATCTCGTCGCCGTTAGCATTTTTAAATTTATCTCCCGGCTTCCTTCCAGCAAGACCGGTACTTTCAGAAAGAACAGTTATGGTGTCTAATAAATCGCGCATAATATAGTATTTAGTTTAAACTTGGGTAACGTCCTGTTTCTTAAACCAGTGATGGTCTTTTAATGTGTTTTGTTTAAGTGCGATACCATATTTTGCTAACTTTTTACGCCAAATATAAAATGTAGGACCATGGCTCATATGTCTAGGCAATCCTCTTTGTACGCGAATATTGCTGTAAACATCCCATTGGTACTGATGTACCATTTCATGTGCTAATGTAGATATAAACCATTGACGGCAATAATAACGATCTGCTAGATGTATGGTACAGTAACTTTTAGTCTTGCGTATAGGACCCTCTGCCCCGCTACACATACCTATAGCATCATATAATCTACATAAAACAAATTTGGGCATAGGTAATCGATTATAGAATATTTCACGGTTTATTAGCCTAAAAAGTGCTTTTACTTCCTTCATTTTGGGTCGATATGGCTTGCTACGCTGTAAACTCTTCCCGGGAAGCGGCTCATCCATGAGCTTTTTAAGGTCTCTAAAGCGCATATCCGTATTTAACTTATAAAAAATAATAGTATTATATTTTGGTAGTAAATATAATTTTAGGAGAAACATATATGTTATGGTTATTATTAGCATTAGTCGCACTCGGTGCATTCATTTGGTGGGTAAACCGCGATAACAAGCTCGACTCAAACGACGATGGAAAGATCGATACTCTAGAAGCAAAGGCTGCCGTTGATAAGGCAGTATCAGTAGCAAAGGCTGCTGCCGACTTAAACAAAGACGGCAAGGTTGATGTCGCTGACGTTAAAGAAGCAGGCAAGAAGGCCAAGGCTGGAGCCAAGAAGGCTGCAGGTAAGGCAAAGGCTGCTGTTAAGAAAGTAAAGAAAGCCTAATACTTTAAATGGTAGACATAGGATTTGATATTATCGGGGATCTTAATTTAGAACCCGAAGATAGTTTTGATTGGGAAGGAAAACCAACAAGCCTATACTGCATAATAGCAGGTAATATCAGTAATGATTTAAGGACGATATATCAGACTTTAAGTCATTTAAATAAATTCTATCAAGGCATATTATACATACCGGGTCTCCTTGAATATAAAGGTCATGATTATGACGTTCGTACCAAGGAGATATCGGTATTGTGTAAAAAGCTTCCTAAGGTTGCATTACTATATCAGCATGTTGTGATAATAGATGGCATAGCAATTGTCGGTGCCAATTGTTATAATGCTGACAATCCGGACGACATCGATTCAGAATTAGTTAGACATCGATTAAATGATATTGCTTACCTTAATAAAAGCGTAAGTAAATTACAAACACATTTAGACGTTAAAAAAATAATTATCGTAACGTCTTGTATACCTCGACGCCAATTGTATTTTGGTAAAATACCTGATCACGTAGAGGATCATATCTATCCTGATTATTGTTTGATGTCCGACACTGAGATGAAGATAACTCATTGGATATTCGGCGGCGTCGAATCCTTTACAGATACGGTAATAGGGGCTGTGAAATATATCAACAACCCCTATTATAAAAAAAGACCTTATTGGCCTAAACGTTTTATCGTTTAAGCTTTCTCAGCTTCAACTTTAACTTGTAATGGATAACCTTGTGCCCTTGCATCAAGTGTTACCTCAATACCTTTTTGTTCAGCAATCTCATATGGAAGAACAGCGACTACAGCACTACCCTTTTCATGAATGTTTATAGTGATAGAACTTGCTGTATCTTGATTATAGTTAAAATATGTGATCAATGAAGTCACAACAAATTCCATGCTTGTAACATCATCATTGATATAAATTATCTTAAAAAGAGGCGGTTCCTGAAGAGTAAGGTTAGGCTTAATCTTTTGCTTGATTTCTGTCTTGTTTCCCATATTATATCCTCGTTAGATTGTTCGCGGTCAATAGTTTGTTCTGTGTTTATCTTCTAGAACTTAAATTCAGACGCCCCGCAGGCAAGAACTGAATAAAACTTATTGACCGCGAACATTTTATCTTACTATTATATTATTTATTGTATGCGATTGCAATCTTCTTGGGCTTCAATTCTTCTGGAACTTTGCGCTCAAGTGTGATTGACAATATACCATTCACGCTCTTAGCATCAACCACTTCAACGTGATCAGCAAGAGTAAAGGTGCGAGTGAAGTTACGCGCACTGATTCCTTGATGTACATATGTGATTTCAGTATCTACATCAAGTTCTTCAAGATTGCGAATTTGATCACCTTCAATAGTAAGAACATTGTTATCAACAGTGATGTTGACATCGCCCTCACGGAAACCAGCAACTGCCAACTCAATAACGAACTTATCGTCACTGTACTTGACAATGTTATAGGGAGGATAATTTTGATTTCCCTGTTGTGCTGAAATTCGGTTTAGTTCATTGAAAACATTATCAAAACCAACTGCGAATTTGTGAATTGACGGAACGTCAAAGGAACGTAATGTTAATGTGTTTGTCATATTATTTCTCCTTTTATAAGCAAGTTTATGACTAATACAGACCCGACCATCGGCATCTGTATCAAGTATTTATTATACTGGATTATGCAAAAGATATTACTTTTTATGGGTGAATGCGTTTTGCTGGGCTAATTGTTTTTGCCAGCGTTTCTTAGCCATGCTACGGGCTAATTTCTTTTCTACGCTTGGTTTTGTGTAACGCTCTCTTTTTTGTAAGTCAAGGAGCAAGCCGGATTCGGACACCTTCTTTTTAAATTTTCTAAGTGCCTTCTCTACGTTCCCGTCTTTTACTATAACTTTTCTTCCGCTTAAATTCATAAATGTTTAGGATTAATTACTAGTTCCTGACTAATATTTATCTCTTTAACGCCTTTCTTCTTGTATTTGCTCACATTAAACATATGCGGAAGCAAACATTTTTCGATTTCAGTCTGTAGTCCTCTAGCACCTGTTTTGAGTTGTAGACAATTTTTTGCTAATTGCTGTATAGCATCTTTACTGAATACCAATTCAACATCGTCTAAACTAAACAAATACTTATATTGGTCTATATAGTTATTTTTTACTTTTGTCAATATTTCTACTAATTGCTTTTCTTCTAGATCCTTGACAGAAATTGTAGTAGCAAAACGCCCTATAAATTCAGGAATCAGACCGAATTTAGTTAGATCATCGGGTGTGGTCTGATCTAGATTTGTTTCAGTGGTGGTGCTTTTAATATCAGCCGAGAACCCTATATTTGTACCTTTAAGTCTATTGCGGATTATATCATTTAATCCTACAAACGCGCCGCCGGCAATGAATAATATATTTTTGGTATTGACAGTTATCATATCGCCACTAGGATGTTTACGACCACCTTGGGCGGGTATTCTACATACGGTTCCTTCTACCAACTTGAGTAGTGCTTGTTGCACGCCCTCACCCGAAACGTCACGGGTGATGCTAGTGCTTTCGCTTTTACGTGCGATTTTATCAATCTCGTCGATAAAGACGATTCCCTTTTCAGCGAGTTTGACATCGCCTCCTGCGGCATGTAATAACATACTGATCATGCTTTCAACGTCATCGCCGACATATCCAGCTTCAGTTAGGCTAGTAGCATCAGCGATCACGAAGGGAACATTAAGAAATTTTGCAGCCATTTTAGCTAGCAATGTTTTGCCTGATCCTGTAGGACCCATCAATAACACATTACCCTTTTGTATTTCAAAATCAGGTGGAGGATTGATGATTCGCTTATAATGATTAGCGATTGCAACGCTAAGAACGATTTTAGCCTGCTCTTGCCCTACGATGTAATCATCTAAATAATTCTTAATTTGGATAGCATCAACCTGCTTAAGACTAGGCTCTTTAGCCTTCTCCTCATCTTCAGGTTTTACGTCACGTACAATAAGGTCATGACAAAGAGTTGAGCAATGATCGCATATCGCAACATCACCAGACACTATCAATTTTTTTCTTTTATCCTTATGCTCACCGCAAAAAGAACAGTGGCTTAAATGTTTTTCTTCTGACATAAAGTTATTTAATTAAAATGTAAATGCTATCAATTTTTACAATCTTTTTTAGAAACCAGTTCCACAACAATGTTGTTAATTGTAGTTTTAGCATTAATCTGCATAGTAACATAATTTTTTGCAACCATGTTACTATTGATAGACATGGCATCATATGGATAGCCTATCTGATACATAGTTCTATTTTCTTCATCTACTAGTTTAGCACAAGTTGATTGCAAAACTTTGTCATTGATATCGTAGATAGTAGCCTTGACATGTGGCTCATTGCTATCACGCATCTTCATAGCAATGATATCGTATCTTAAGGTATCAGTTAAATTATACTGAACAAAATCCCAGTCTGCTTTTTTATAAAACCTGATGGGGATTCCAGGTACTTCATTATACTGTTGATACCATTTCTTCTTTACACTAAACTTTTTTAGTGTAGATTCCATCGCGTCTAAAAATTCCTTATTCCAGATTACAGCATAAGGAACAACAACATACAACCTGCGTCCATCATCTTCAGTAATATAAGGCTTTCTATACTCTAGAAGTTCAAAAGCATGATATGGAAAATCATCCATGACCTGTTCGATGAACCTATCCCCGTATTGCTTTTCAGATTGATATGATTTTACAGTCGATTGTAAATCATCCTTATTAAACTGATTATAAATTTCTGATTGATTAAACAATCGCTTACTTTGATTTGCTTGCTCTAAAGTAATTTGCATTGATACTGTGTATCCGTTGTTGCTATTACTTTCATCAAGCACTATAGCCTTAGTAACTCTACAGGAACTATAAACTGATATCCTAGTATCGCGCATTTCATAGTCTTTAAGTTTTTTATCACTTAACACTGCCACGCCACAATACTGTTGTGATGCTTTACTAAAAGCATCATCTTTTGCCTTGTCTTTAGTGACACCGTTACCCTCAACAATAACGGTTTGGCTAGCAACCGCGAGGCTACTAACCAAACCGAATATAATTGCTGATAATGCCTTCACAATTACAGACCGCGAGCCTGCATCATTAGGTCAGTATTCTTGCGAGTCCAACCCATAGTGCAACTTACTTCCTGCTTGCCAACAACATCCTGTCTGACAGGCTGCCAACCCTGCAAGAATCGTTCGCTTGAACGTCTCACAGTATTAGTGACAACAACATTGGTGTCGTTACTATTTTGACGATTGCTAGACTCTGTGCGACCAACATCACGATCACTGTTTTCAGTTTCTTGGCTTTCAGACAATTCCTTGCTATTACCAACCCTTTCAACAGTACGGAAACTTTGTGTGCGTTCGCCCATCCAATGCGCTACGTTAGCCATTGCATAACTACAGGCAGCATCCATTGCATTCTTGCGGTTATTAGTAGTTCCGCCATTGCTGGGTGCTGTACTAGTAGATTCAATCGCTACAATCTCACAAGTACGACCAAACATCTTACCGATTGCACCGCAATTTTTGCTGGTTACCTTAAGACCCTCAGCAACAAAGTCGGTACTGAGTTCTTCTTCACGAACGGTGTCAACCCTTGCTGGACCTGTAGCACAAGCGCCCAAAGTCAGCAAAACACTAGCCATAATCAACTTACTCTTCATAACACGTTACTCCATAGTTGTAGAACGTATTATAAGTATACTAGTGTCTATTATTTAGGTCAAGTATTTTGGTTACCTTTTAGATAACTTTCAATCTCAGCACGTTCTGCGTCACTTAAACTATCCAAATCGTATTCACCCGAACCAATTTTTTCTACTAGAAACTTGATATACTCTTGGTCATAAAGGTAACTTTGGGTAGACGCTTTGTTGATTTCAATCCATTTATTACCATCAAATTTATATACGCGATTTGGATTGACATCGACACGTACAAATATATCGCCCTTAGCGGCTATTTTAGGAAATGTTGTACCGAAATTGCTACTAATTTGGTAATTGCCTGCTGAATCTGCTTTTATTGAAAATAGGTCTGGGCGTAGTTCCTTTAGTGCGTTACGTTGAAATAGTCTTTGTTCAAATTCAACGTAGCCACCACCTTTATCGTGTACAGGGGTTACACCTTCAGTGATTATTTCTTTAGTTTGTTTTTCAATCGCTGGAACAACTTTAACGTCGGGCTTTTCTGCCAGTCCGTTAGGTTTTGCCAATTTAATTTTTCTTTTAGGTTCAAATTTGACCTTTTTGTAATTTTTTCTAGATTCAGTTTTTTTAATCTTTCTAGTTTTATTAGATCGAATTTTGGCAACTTTAGGTTTTTGAGATTGCTTAGTGACAGCTTTTCTTTTAACTTTTTTTTTACAGGATTTACCTGCTCTTTCTTCACTATGCCGCCGTCTGCGGTCATTTCAAAATTAGCCGCTGTAGGTTCTGGTTCCTTTAAAGGATCCATTACAGGAGTAGCTCTGCTTTCTTTTTCGCTGTCATCTAAAGGCAGATATCCGTCACTTCCTGTATCTACAAATTTTTCTATCTTCTTTTCTTCCTTCTTTTCAAATTCCCATTTGTAACTGCTGATAGCAGCGATAACTAGCATCAATGCTAATGGGTCGAATACGAAAATGAGTAGTATGATAACCCAACGCACAGCACGTTCTAATGTTGCCGTGTCTGGATTGTCGCCGTAAATCAATGCAGCGATATATTTGATTGGACCAACTTCTGCCTCTATCTGGCGATACTTACTAGCGATTGGAGCCTTTTCTATATTGATTTTTTGTATTTCGGCATTGCTGGCTTCGATACGTTTCTGCGCGGCAGCAATCTCACTATTGAGTGAGTTACGCTCTCTACGTTGCTGTGCGCGTATCTGTACCGCTCTTTCTACGCTAGCCTCGCTATCACCGCGATCAAGTCTGGCAGTCAACTGAGCATCCATCTGACTCAATGTTTTACGTGCGGCTTCAATATTCTGACGCTCACTAAGGATCAACTCTTTTTGTATTGCAATCTTATCATCAAATAACTGTATTTGTGCAGCAACGTCGCCAGTAGGTATTCCTTGATCCATGTGTGCTTTTGACAGGAAGCCAAAAATACCCATGCTTGTTACAAGTGCAAGGACTATGACAGCACCAGTCAGATAAGTTTTCATTGCCCATCTGCACTTGTCCCAATATCTATGTAGCCATACGGTCGTGACGACCTTGGCAATTTCAAGGCTTGCGCCCATTATAATGATGGGTATTACTGCTGCGGCGAATATAGCAGTCAAGCCTACAACACTGTACCAAGCCGCTATGCCGCTAAGAGTTAGCGCGGTAATTAGTGCTAAGGTGCTGAGGCTAAATATCTTCCTAAATAATGTTGGCATTATAATATTTATAGTAACTAGAACCTGTATAAACGTATATTATTGTCTAGGTTCAGGAGGCTCACCTTCTCCGAACAAGTAGCCATATGTGCCTAAAAATTCTTGTAGACTCATGACCAATTTGCGTGGTATACCTGGACCTTGCTGGACATGGTATGTAACGAGGTAATCTTCATCACCTCGCCATTTTATTTGCATGACTTCTAGCCAGTCTCCGTCACCGAAAACATATTTTTGTCCAACTAAATCTTGTCTCAATCGTCTAGTTCCTGCTCATTATCAATCTCATAACTGATATCATAACCGCCCTTACGATCACTAAACCAATCATCCTCACGGTCATAATTATAATTCTCAGGGAATTCTACAAAAGCATCTAATTCTTCATCACTAGGTGCTTCACCAAAAGGTTCAGAGTCCCAGTCATCAGTGCTATTCATGTGACTTACAATTTCTTTAAAACGATCAATGCTTCCAAACTTCTCAATGATATCCTCATCGGGGATGTCATAGGTAAAATGGCTATGAACGGTGTGGTACTCAATACGCTTGAATTGCATAATATTCTCCTACATTTATTATATCACTTATCGTCACGAAATCTAACGAAACGGGGAAACCTAAGACTATAGCTACCATCTTGGTTCTGCGTTATTGCATCGGCAAGGACTTCGGCAGTCCGTCCAATAACCACATTACTATTAGTCCAGTAGTCGTCCCTATCACTGTCGCTATAACCACTGCCAACATTGACACGAATAGTTTTTCCATCGTCTACGCCCTCGCAAACTAGAGCACCAAGACGGCCACTATTCCTTCCCGTGCCCTCTTCTATATTTACTACAGTCAAATCAACTGTAATCGTGGGCTTCCACTTTAGCCAACTTGTATTACGCTTACATTCATATGGAGCGTTCAGTTCTTTGATCATGATGCCTTCAAAGCCTGCGACAACCATATCGTTAGCATAACGCTTGAGTTGGTTCTGACCTTCAACGCTATTCAAGTCAACCTTGATATGCGGCAATAATTCTACGTTGGGCATATCATCAATGATAGGACGCAACTTTTCAAGAATATCAATACGCTTGTGTAGTTGTGCGTTCCAGAAACCACGAGTCCAATCATCGGCAGGGATGATATCGAACACATTGAACACACTATCATCAGCGTCAACATCTTCCTTGCGTCTTGCCTGTCGCATCAATTCTTGGAAGGTGCGACCAGTGACTTCACCATCAAGCCAAAAGCCATACTTCAATGTACGATCACCATTGGCAGCAACCAACTTATGAAAGTTCTTTTCAACTTGTCGTTGGATATGACCAAAGTTATCAAACACTTTACCATTGCGGCTATAGCAAGTGCTAGCCGCACTGCCTCTAACATGCAGCAATACACGCACGCCATCAAGTTTAGGCTCAAGACGCTTGATGCCACTCATCTCGGGGCGACCCTCACAGTTGGTTGCTAACTGACAACCAAAGATAGGAATTTCGTACTGTGATTTCTTGACAACCTTGTTGAAGGTCTTGTCACTGATACCGCAACGCAAATCCTTGCGAATGACATTGCGACAAAAGTTATTCCACTCATCACTGTCAAAACGATCAGCCATAGCCTGAACACGATCACGGGCTTCGTTACCTGTGATTTCACGATTACACAAATCAGCTAACAGGTCGTCAAACTCACCCCAAGGATTTTCACGACCAGTGATGCCCTCTTCAATCTCGGGCACTTGTCGCAAACCATATGTGATATAAGGATTGTAGGCAGCATAAACAAAATGTAAAAACAGTTTACAACTTTCATTATCAAGCACTGCCATCTCATAGGCTTGCTTGATGACATCTTCTTTGTGAAGGCGGCTGTCACTCTCGTTCAACTTATGAATCCAATATGCCATGCTCATTTGTTTAGCTCCATCCACATCAAAATCTTGTCAATAGTTCCGCATACTTCTGGGTACTTGTCACGTATATCATTGCCCTTATACAAAAAATACCCATCTCTGGATCGACGACTTTTATAATCATGGATCTTGTTAGGTACACAACCTACTTGATACTTATAACCCCTGTCCGGGCTACCATGGACTAATATCACAGTATCAATCTGTTTGTGACGGTGATTATTATCCCATTCATAGCGATAATATGTACAGTAAGCAGCCCAGATGCGACCATTAGGATGGACACAGAAATACTTGAAATCGCTAGGAACATCACGTACTATACCTAAATAATTCGTCTTATAGCGATTGACATGTATTGCCTGCTCTACAATCTTATTGATATCTACCATATCACGCCTTCAGTAATGCCCAAACTAGATGCTTCTCAATTTGCTCTCTTACTTTAGCAAACTTTTTAGTTTTATACAAGTCCGATTTGTCCATATACTCAAGTTCCATTACAGCCCTATATCTGTAATCGCTGCGGTCCAAATACGGTATAGTTTTACAACGCAATTTACCATTGCGTTTACCATATAGGACTAACGCTTTTAGATCAAATAACAAATCGGGGTATATTTCCTTATCGCAAGGTACTTCAACAATAGCATACACATTGTCACTATTGCCTCGCTCCTGATGACCTAGAAAATATATCGGGTTCTTCATTAGATAACCTTCACCCTATTCAACTGAGTTTGATTATTATCTTGACGCTTGACAGTGCCAGCAATATTCAACACACTGCCTATAGTTACTTCCTGCTTGTAACTGAAAAACACAGCCTGGTCGCTTGACGTAATACCAGTCACAAAATATGTAAACCATTTCTGGCTATACACACACTTCAAAACTTCTACCTGTGTTTTGATACGCTCACCAACAGTACCAATATAACCGCCTTGACTATATTTTACACGGCGATCACGCTCGTCACGCTCAATACCAGTCAAATAACTATTTGGTACGCTTGCCAATACAGCAACATCATAGCCCTCTGTGACAGTTTCCTTTTGTAATAGTGCCAGCATGTTACGTTCAAAGTCACTCATGTATTCGCCAGTAAGCAACTTGAACGTCTTACCGTTCCAATATGAACGCACCTTTTCTGCCATATCACGATCAATATCAGTGATATGTTCAGGCTGCTCAATATATGTTTCTGTCAACTGACGATTGGTGACATATTCTACAACTGTACCATCGTCGTTGACGAAATTATTTTTCTCAATATCGTATTTGATATATTTGTTATCGTTGACACGAAAGGCAGCGCAACTAGCACTAAGCACTAGCATCGTGTCATACTCTTTACGAACTTTTGATACACGCGGCATAACAACCTCAAAGAAAGCCCCGCATTTCTGCGGGGCCTATATTGTTACTTGATATAACCTACGAGTGTTTCAGCATCGTACCAGCCCACAATCTCGTCGTTCAGTTTGTAGACAAGATAGGGGTCAGCACTATCGTCAACTTCGTCAAACTTGAGCATAGACTCAAATTCTTCTTGAAGTTGGTCCATATCTTCATCACGATCAGTAAAGTCAACGTTAGGTTCGTTGTCGTACTCAAGACCCTGCGCTACATAAGACATACTGTATCTCCGTTGTTTCAGTATGTAGATATTATGCGCCCAAACGTACCCAAAGTCAACAACTATAATTCCATATAAATCAATGACTTAGCGCAGCCGCACTATCTGTAATTCTAGTGTTTTTATGCCCGATTGAGAAAAAGACCCCGAGCCATTCTAACTTTTTAGGTTTTTCGAAAAACGAATACGCCTTCGTGCTTAAATCCTTTTTGTTTTTTATTATTGCCTTTTCCGGGACGCACGTTCAACATCATCTTGATTGTTTCTACGTGCTTGAAATTTAACTTTTCTGAGATTTCTATCCAACGGTCTGTGATTGCAAACTGATCGTAATCGGCAATATTGACGGCATAGATGCCGTCCTTTACTAGACCTCTGTGCAGCATCTGAATCGTAGGTTCGGCATAGTGATCGAACCATGCATCCAAATTAGTATACTTGTTCATACATTGGGTCGGTTCATCACAATATATTTCTAAATTAAAATACGGTGGGCTACTAAACGCGGCATCATACTTTCCTTTTTCCGGAACGAAATCCTCGCTACCACAATTATTCATTTGATAACCGCTGCCTAACCCAGCCTCATCCAATAAACTACCTAATGCATCAAGACCATTATAGGTTTTTGTATTAGGATCTATACCTGTATAGTTAAATTTAAATACGGGACTCGTCATAGCACCCAGCATTCTGCCACCATAACCTGAACTAAAGTCAAGAACGGAACCGAACATAGTAGGACAAATATATTCAAATATAGCCCTAGCATTCATAGGCTTGAAGTTTTGTATAGTGCCGCCCCCAGTCAAATCTAATGCCCTCAATATGCTTTTAGGCATGACGGCATTCTCTCCCTCATTTCTATATTGATAGCAAATTTTAATGGCGGCCTTCAGTTTTTTATCATTGTTGAATCTATGACGTAGACTGACTTCATCGTAGTTAAAAGTTTTAGCTTCCTGCATATTAGGAAACCAGAATCTACAAAACTGCTGTCCTGCTGTTTTACCAGTAGATAAAGTTTTGTTTTGATCTATTTTTGATTCTTTTTTGTTAAGATTTAATAATTCTTTTACACAGCCATCTAGCGAAAAGTAAGTGATAGGGAGTGTGCCTATGCTACGATAAATGTCAAATACATCTTGCTGTATTTTTTTCTTTCCTGCGTCATCAGCCTTGTTCCACTCTTCTTTGCTTAACTTTTTTAAGTCATTATAAACATGTTCATAGCCTGTAGACTTGTCAGTACTAGGTGTATAATTCCATTCTTTACAAATGTTATCATAGTAATCTAACACCTTTTTATTTGTAATGCTTGTCATAAATCTTTTTGATGATATCGTAATGCTCATATTTTGGAATGCGTTTCCAAAGAGTAGTACCATTTGAAGGTGTCGTTGCCTTTAATGCTTTTACCAACGCGGTGATTGCTTCATTGTTATAATACTTATAAAATTCATCGAATTCCTTTTTATTTTTGATTTTTATCCAGATGGTATTATGACCAGTACCATACTCAGGACCTGCATATTTTACCGGGCTCTGGCCTTTATGAATTCCGTTCTTGCTGATCACCGCCTTATGCTTACCAACGCCCTCATTTTCTGTTATTGTAGACTCGGCAACTTTAATAATATCTCCGAAACCTTCTTCATCCTTTTCCCCTACATTAAAGATCAAGGGGACGGTTCCTTCTTGTTCACTTAATTGAGTCCTATAATAACTACCATAATATGCTTGATAGCCCTCTAACTTTAATGATAATACTTCTAAAGCATAGCGATATGCTTTGATATCATGGTCTGGTAAAAACGGAGGGTTATCAACTAAAAACGATCCTCCATCGCTCATGATTTTAACTTTTTTATGTGTCTTGGTAGGCTCAAATACCATGAGTGCTAAAAGAGTATGTGTTTTAGTTTTAGTCAAAGAACGATAAGCCGTCAATTGAAAAATGTTGGTACGTGTATAGGTGTTCTTATTAGCACGACCAGTGATGATACAAAGTTTGCTTTGTCTCCTGAATTTAGGTACAAAGTGCGTCATAGTATCAAAATCAACATTACTTAATACATAGTCGAATGATTTATGTAAAGTAAAACAATTTTTTTCTTCTATGTTTAGAAGAACATCTCTATTGCCTAAAGCTTTTTTAAGATTACTTTTGGCAAGGCTTATCTGAACTTTATTGATATCATAACCAAAAAGTTGTTTGGTAAAAATATGATTTAGCCTGTCGGTTTCATCGGGTATGCAGTCAATAAGAGCATCCATTAAAATATCAGCGAGAACCAACAATATAGTACCAGTACCACATTGCGGATCGCAATATGTCGTATTAGGATTAGATAGATCGGTTTTAGGTATTTGATCAACCATGATACGGATGTATTCTTCATCCAGCATGGTTTGATTACCTAACGTATCATACAACTGAAGTTGCTTGATACGCTTTTTAATATTATTGGAAATCATTATATTGCTTGATCGCTCTATTGACCGAAGTGATATTTAATGCAGGTTTTAATTGTGCCCACTCGTTAGGCAACAATCCAGTAATTTGTTCTACAGTAGAAATATCTTTATAGTCAATGATATCGTCTATTGAAGTAATAGTCAAGTTTTCTGACCAGGCTAAATCTAACAATTTAAAAGTCTGTCGCAAAGCGTAACGTATGCGCAATACAGTTTGTTCTAAGACCTTTTCTTCGGATTTAGATAGATTCTTTTTCTGTCCTAGGCGTAATTTATTTTTTCCTTCCAATATATTGTTAGAATTTAATTCGGTCTTAGCCGTAGTCTTCCCTTCTTTTTTCTTGTCTTGTAACATGTCTACGATATTGTCGTCAATGCCTGACTCATCAATAGCATTACCGATTCTATCCATGTGGTTAGCAATATTGCTTAAGAATCTAGTAGATACTTCTTCGCCGTCGATAATATTCCATTGATTACCTATGTAATCATAGACTTCACTTACCGCTAACCATTGCGACAAAATAGTTTCTACAGGTTTGTTTTCAATTATGCTTACCTGCTCACAATATTGATAGACTACATTTATAAAACGCTCGGGTGCATAATCAAACACTACTACGCTTTCTTTCTTATTCTTGCTATCAGGAGTCTTGCAACGGAAGCTGCCTTGGAAATAATCGGCGGCACTCTTATCATTATTCATCTGATGAACGCTCCACCACTCAGGTACGCTAGTACCTTCAAGGAAACGCCCGCACGTTACAACAATGGTTCCTGAACCATCATTGGCATTATCATACTTGATGAGATTTTTGACTTCTTGGATTTCAGTTACATGATTACCACTAGCATTGATGATCGTGCGCTTGCCAAAGAAAGGATGAGCCTTCAATAAAGCACATAGAGCATCGATAGCATCCACATCGTTTGGCAAGATCCAAAGCGTATGCCTTGATAACATTCCTGCATTCTTCAAAAACTTTTGCGGTGGATTTTTAAATGTAGAGATCACAAACTGTAAAAATTCATTTACAGCTACCTGGTGCTTAAAGTTATTCTTTTCAGTAGCAAAAAGTTTAGGAAAAGTAAATCCATCTGTTCCTAAATATTGCTTGATGCTGTCAGGCACATTCACCATGGCATAACTTATATCAGCACGATATTTGAAATCTTCGGCTTGTGCTCCTGTGACAGTCTTGCGAATCAATTGTTCTTCAACATAATCAAAGTTATATATAGAATCTTTACTATAGCGGCCACTCAAAATAGTTTTATAGGGCGTACCACTCAATTCAAGTTTCTTTTTGAAGTTTAAAGACTTCCACAACCGTTCTGTATTATCAGTATCCGTCGCATAGTGCTGTTCGTCATATATGATAATGTCCCACTCAACACTGAATAAGACTTCTAATAGTTCAGTTGGATTATCAAAATGCTTGTTGATATATTGTAAACTACAAAATACAACATTGGTCTTGATATTATCTAAACTTAGATTTTTCTTCTTATATTGATTATAATCGTGATACACCCAGTTAGCGTAATTGACATGACTCTTTTCGCCGTTAGGCAAAAGTTCTGCCCAACTGTCGTTTACTTTAGTTTTGGCTGTTACTACAAGAATGTTTTTTGCTTTAAGTTTCCTTGAAATCTCATAAGAGATAAAACATTTACCAGAACGCATGATAGCATTAATCAAAATATCGTCTTTTATCTTAAATTGATCAAATGCCCAATTCACAATTTTATTTTGATATTCGTAGGCTGGAAAATCTGATATCGCATCAGAACCATATTTAAAAACATTAAGTGCGCGATGTGTCGCCTTTACGATATTATCTAAAGACTCTTTTTTAGGGTCAAAGAACCATTCGCTGCGATTTTTAGCAGGAACCCACATGCCCTCATTTTTTAGTCTCTTGTGTATGAAACTCTCAAGTTGACGTAGATTTTGAAGGCTAGTATTTAAGTCTCCAGTTTCACAAATGTCACTGACATCGATAACTTCTAGGATAGTAGGAGAGTCAGCACTAACCGCCGCCGTCACCTGCTCACCTACGCGCATTTCAGCAGCTTCTTGGGCTGAGTTAGCCTCTCGCCTTACTGAACCTACCTTACCTTGGTAAATCTGTGCGTTCAGAGGAGTCGTATAAATGTAAATATCGCAATAATATTTCTTAGACATATTAAATGTTGTCAGGGCTGGCTGTGAATTCAAGTCGTGCCATACGACCTACATATTCGCCGCGTTTTTCATTCCAATCCATCTCTAATACTTGATTAGTAGGGAAACGCACCCACAACTTTTTACTGTTAAAATCAACGATAGGGCAGTTTACGCCCATACCGTTTTCTGACCTTACAGTAATCTTCTCTCCTTTACGAAGGGAATGCGACATAGCTGAAAAGAGCAATAGCTGCTAAAATGCCTAACAAATAGGCAAAAATTACAGAAACAGTTTTTGTATCAAACGCTTTCATTTTCTTTCTCTTGCGCCTTACTCAATAGAGCAGCGATAGCATTTTCAAGGTCAGTAGCGTAGGAGTAAAGATCCTCACTACTAACATCTTCACCTTCCATACTAATCACATAGCCAATCGTGGCAAGAGTATCAGCAACCTGAGTCAACGATTTATTAGCCATACATCATCTCCGTGACAAAATAATATGCTATGATTATACTTAAATAAAAATTTAAAGTCAAACCCGTTCCTGCATACAGTAGGTCGAGAGAATCCATTTCGCACGATTGAGAGTCTGACGCGCATCCTCGTTCAACTCGCGCAGAATTTCTTCCTGTGCATCACTCATCAGGCTCATAGCCATCATAGCAGGACCTGCGAAACGGAAAGTCAAACTTTCCTCAATTGCCTCGCGCATCTGCGCCACAGTACAACCGAACATACGAACTTCGCTTTTTTCTTGCTGGGTCAATTCGTTGTAAATCGCAGTAGTCATAATCTTGCTCCGTTAATCAACTATAGATATATGATAACACCAAACGGAGCCAAAATCAAGCCTTATTTTCCTGCTGGAAAAGGCTAATAGAATCAATAACTTACGTAACTTAGGAACCGCGACCCTGTTTACGCATCACGCTAGGACCCTTGCTGCCAACCTGGCTTTTCATGTTTTTACCCTCTGTAGGGTTAAATCCAGATTTGTGTCCTTGCTGTTGCGCTTTCTTACGTGCTAGTATTTCAGCGATTGGATTTTTCTTTTCTTCACTCATACTGTAATAGGGCTGTTCGTTTCTATACGTAACAGTCTATTATTATTTATGGCAAATTTTCTGCTATAAAAACTTGTGCACCAGGCTTGATGATTGTTCCAGCCCGGACCCCAAAAATCTAAACGCCCATAACCTTTATCATGCAAGTATTTTTGTATCGGGTTATAATGCCAGCGGTCGCTATTGTCTAATATGATGATTCCATCATCTTTTAATCTATTACTTTCAACAGCCATCAAAGCACATAAATGTCTTGCCATACCATCGATGACAACCATATCATAAAATTTTTCCGGAGCTTGGTATATCATGCTACAATAGCCGCCGAACTCATCATTGACTAAACCATGTTTTAGATCATGTTCGTAATATTCAGTACGGACCTGAATCGTATTATTGATAAAGTTATCGTAAACGATTTGCGCTTCAGGATGCACACCACTATTTTCTTTTACGATATGAATATCTAGGTGTGGATTTTCAGATAGTAATTTATCAGCCCACTCTTGATTATGTTCAACAGTTACAAGATGACTTACTTTATTTTTAAAATAAAGTGTGCTGTACCCAGATCCATATTCTAGAACTTTATATGAACTCGTAATAATATCTTTTAGAAAGGCTATAGCGGGAAAAGTATACCATGGAGTAGTACCTTCTTCATCACTAGGGTATTCACAAAACCATCCGCTAGGCTGCAAATACAAATAAGCATGTGTTAGTAGGTGTGAATATAATTCATTGGGCATGTTAAGTTTTTTAAACCCCTCATGCTCTACCAATGTTATAGGTTTTTTCATTTTTTAATTGAATTTAGGTATTCATCAAAACTGCCATATAAATTTATAAGCATGGCAACTTTGCTATCGTAGATACGTATATATGCTGACTTATAATACCGGTTTTTAAAACCTATATAAAAAGGTGTCTTGAGTTTTTTACCAATGTTTATTACATGGTAATTGAATCTGTCGGTTGTAGTGTTCAAATGAAATTCAAAAAATTCTAATTCTAACATATCAAAGGCATTTTTACCTTCTTCTGTTAGGCGTAGATTTTTAGTGCTGCGACCGGTAAACCAATAACGCTTAAACATTTTATTGATATCTGTATTAGGTTCTAGTTTTTCAATTAGATGCTGGTATAATAATTTAGTAAATTGTATCTTATCTAGATTATTCATCTGGATAGACCTGTCGTCCTTGGTTCATGAAAACCACACTAAACTTATCTGTTTTGAAAAGAGTGTTTAGTTTGCGACAGAGATTTCTAGCATGTCCTGGATTGCTAAAACTTGTTTTCTTATATTTGGGTGCAACTTCGTTCGCTAGATAATGTTGACTTTTTAAATTGATGGGTTGACCGTCATAAAACACAGCCCAGATTCCGCTGGCTTCGACAATCTGATCGCACTTATATGTCGTTTTATCAACATGTTCTAATATGACTTTTGGTTGTGTTCTACTCATTTGAACCCGCCGCCTTTAATTTCTACTTTGATTACTTCTTCTTTCTTGCCATTGCTTTCATTAAGAGCATAATAGTCCGATAACAATTTAGTAATCTCGTCACGTAGCCCACGCGCATCATTTAAGGGTATAACTACATCTTTTGTCTTTGTTGACTCTAAATGCGTTATTTTGTCCAAAAATTTCTTGATATGGACCATGTTAACTATTTATATAGTTATTGGCCTCACTTTCAGTTTTAAATGGGCCGACATACTCATATCGCTGAATAAAGATGTATTTAGGACAGAAAAGTGCCTGATTCTGCCCATTTTGGTTGATTACGAACCAACCTGCTACGTGATAGCATTTGCTTTTCTTGGTTTTAGTAAAGATATGCAACTTACGCTTAACATCGAAAATGTTATTATAAGTCTTGGTAGTAGTAGGATATTCAGGATAAGGCATCTCAACCTTAGTCTTATTAGACTTCATAGGTTGAAAATTAATTTTAGTTTTCTTTTGAATGTCTTTGGTATTATTAAATTGTAATGTGCTGCCGTTAAGGATTAGTTCATATCCTGCATTATTAGCAAGAACATTTCCCACTTTCTTTTCGCCATCAGTAATGACCCAATATTGGTCTTTGATGATTGGTTTAGCAATAAGTTCTGTCATAATTACTCCTTGAGTTTTTCCCAAACATATTCACTTTCACGCACATAAGCAACTGGTGTGATCCAACCATTGCTTACGTATTGTTGCAACTCTAATCTTACTCGGGCCGGACAATCATTTGAAACACTAATGGCGGCGCGCGGATATTCTACTAATCCACTAGTAAATTTGAATCCTTTGTCACTTTGTTTTATTTCTAAAACTTTTTCACTCGGCTGTGACAAGTTCAAGCAACTCTCCCTTGTATGGATTGTTCAACCACTTAGCATAAGTCTCAGCCTGCTCACTAACCTTGTTGAGTTCATACTTGCCGCAAAACTTCATGAAATGTATACCAACTTGTGGCGTAGTCTTGATACGCACACCCTTAGTGATAGCAACGTCAACAAGATCCTTGATGTCATCAGGTTGTGCAGTCAGATCGATAAGCAACTTGTTGCGCTCATACAAATCTTTGACACGATATTCAACACCGTCAGGATCAGCCCAACGCTGTAGCATCATGTTGTTCCAATTGAAGCCCTGCTTTGTACGATCAGCATAAGCCTCAATCAAGCCAACCTTGTTCTTACTACCCTTAGTGCGAACACCAGGATATGCGCTAAACACGTTATCGCCAGCGTCACCGCGCATAATCTTCTCAAAGAGATGGAACTGTGGGTCACCCAACAGTTTAGGTTCTTTAGTCTTTTTGTCTTTGATAGGTTTACCCTTGTCATCAAAATAACCTTCAAGGGTAATCAATTGATTCGCAACACCGTTATACTGCTTGACATTAGGTGCGATCAATTGAACATAGTCAGTGTCACTACTGATGATATAATGTTCGTCGTTGGGATGCAAATGTATGAATCTTGCGATAAGGTCATCTGCCTCAGCCCGTTCATGTCGTAACACACTGACGTTTGTTTTCTCACGTAGGAACGTAGTGAACATATCATACGTTTCCCAAAACATCTTATTTTCTTCTGCTTCACTTTCAGTCAACGCTTGCTCGGCAACTTTACGATGTGCCTTATACTGCGGGTACACATCTTTGCGCCAACTACGACCTTCAAGACAGAACACAACGTGATCGATGCCATACTTACGTACAACTTGATTGACACTACTGAGTGTGAGGTGCAGTGCCATGCCGATCTTCTCCCATGTATCGCTGTTACGACTTGCGATATGTCGGGCACGAAAGAACGTGTTTGCAGTATCAATGAGAGCGTATTTCACAAGCACACCTATTTACTAGAATAATATACGTATATTATACTAAGTGATTGCGAAAATCAACTAATTTGGAAACATTTTTGGAACGCATCCGGGGAAAGATAACCTTTATAAACCTTATTGTTTGCAGGATCAATGTCATTGAACGGAGGTCTCCATCCGTACTCTTTGGCATGCTGATTACTCAGCTCACCTTCAGCCCACTTAGTAGGTGCATCAGAGTCCCATTTATTCAAAGATAAAATATCCTTGATCGCTTTATTACCCCATGTTCTTTTAGCAACGTCCCAAACTAAAACTGTAAGATCGTTTTTTGTAAGATTAGGTAGTAATCCATCATCTATAGATGGTTTCACTTTGAACCATAAATCGTTACCGTTGCTAGTACCAGGCTTTGTACTCCAACCAGGAAACCAAGCTAGTTGTCGAACTAATCTTTCGCCTACTGATCCCTTTCTTTTTTTACCTAGACATGGATAACTCATGCCTACCTTCAAAAAAAGATAATCAATGGCACTTGCCCTGTAGACTATAGCATATACAAAGTTTTTCTTTATGCCATGCTTTCTACAAATTGCATATATTTGCCTATATGCTGTTAGGTCTTTACAATCAAAATAAAAGTCAGGCTTATGTAAGTCAATTTGTATCATTACAGCAATATAACTTAAGGAGTTATAAATGTCAACTAACTTCGGTACGACCATTACCCAAAATTAAACAACATGATACCGGCGGGTTCGACTTTGTTTTTGGACAGTACCATTATGCTTTCGTCTGTATTTAGATTTGATTTGGCACTAGGTCGTACCCTATTCTTAAGGTCAGTGGTCTGTATATGATGATAGCCCAAACTTTTTGCCAACGTTAAAGTATCCTCGTACAGTTTATAATTTGAAAAATTCTTTATGTTTATTAGCAATTTACCTTCAGCAATTAGATATTTGTTGATATTTACCAATGTGGGCTTAAGATAATTATCTAACCATTGCTGGTATGTAGTACCAGGTTTATATGATTGATTACCTACCCTATAATCTTCAAGACTAAAATATGGAGGACTACTAAAAGCCAATCCAATAGTGTTCTCCCATTCAGGCACATACACCTCACTACCTTGGCATCGTATGTCGTATTTGCTATCTGTTAGGTTGACTGTATCATAATCCTTTGCCATTTGAAATAATCTGTCAACTAACAAGTTATTAGGGTCTGTCCCATAATATTCTACTTTATTTTTCATTGCGCTTAGTAATCTTACACCCCAACCACAACTAAAATCATAATACTTGTTATTCACATTGTAATATTTTAATATGTGGTCGGCAGTTTGCATTGGAAAGTTGCTCGGTTTCATAGCAACGCCCCCGCCAGAAATTCTTAAAGCTGTCTCTAAATTTTGTATATCAGTATTTGTTTTTGGATACACTTTTTCACTGGCTAATGTACGGCTATAAAAATATCTTATCAGATCATTTGACTCAAATACCTCTTCTATGCTCCAGCGAGGGGTTTCAAGTTTTACTTTTGCCATCAAATCTTTATAGTAATAGTTGGCTATATCACCGATAGCAGTACCACCGCGCTTTACGTTTTTTAAATTTTCTTTTACAAGGTTGTAGTCGGGTTTAGTATAATACTGTTGTTTTAGTTCAATACACTTTTCAACAGGCAGGTCATGATAATGGTCGGTGTACAAAACCTTACCAAGATGTTCAATGGTATATTTTTTCTTAGTGGTTTTAGCCACGATACTTTTATATTATCAACTAACTTCGGTACGACCATTACCCAAATCGCGTTGACGTACAACACGAATGTCATCACGGCGTTTTTCTGGATCAGCCATTTCTTGCTCGTAAACTTCTAGTGCTACGTTACGGCACACAGTTTGGAACCAACGGTCAACTATCTCGTTGTCTGTGTCATCGGGTCTAATTTTATAACCTTGCTTGACAAGGTTTACAACAAACTTGTCGTTCCAATCTAATTCAAAACTACCATTGTTTATATTCGCAGGATCTAATTCAACCTTGAGAATTGCAACATATGGTTCTCCATTTTGTGTAGCCAATTCTTTAGGAGTTAGTTCCTTTTCCTTCTTCTGAGCCTTTTTAGGTTTAGCTTCAGTTTTAGGAACTTCTGGCTTTTTGAAAAGACTTTTTAGTTTATCAAACATAGTTCTTGTATGTATCAAAAAGTCTCACGCTTGCGAGATTTTTTGCTTTGCTCTCGCACATGATATCAGCCCACTGCCAGTGTTCGTATGCCCAACGATTCATAGCATCATTGTAGAAATAGTCGCTATGGGCGCGTAGTTTCTGTTTATTGTACCCACTTTCCATCAATCGCTGTAGGTCATGTCGTTCGGTTGTATTGCACTCAATGACGCCATCTTCGCGTGAGACGCTAAAATGCATAGCAGGGCGCACACCACACCAACTGTCAATAACACGCTTGATACGATCATCATTGGGTTGTATGTATTCACCTGTCTTGATCCAATGATGATGAATGTCCAGTACTAGACCCAGATGTCCAGCCAGTTCGAGGGTTGAGTCGAGTCCCCACGACATTTCTTCGTTTTCGATTGTGATGGCATTTCGTGCTTCGGGGCTGAGTCTTGACATAACTCTTTTGATACCGTCGGGGCCTTGGCGACCACTGATGTGGACATTGATCTTGATGTCCTGAAATTGTTTACCGTACCCCATCCAACGGGCCATATCGACATGATATTCAAACTCCTCTATACTCTTATTTACTACCTCAGGACGATCACTAGCCAAAACGACAAACTGATCAGGGTGAAACGACAGACGAACATCATTGGCTCTAGCGGTCTCACCGATGGGAGCAAACCATCGTGCTAGACTATCCTGTACATCCTGACGCTGCCAGAAGTACTTGAATTCGTCCATAGTATAGAACGATAGCATGTCGCTAGTAAGACGAACCATTCGCAAACCTGGCTCTAAACTAGCAACACGCTTGACAAGATTGTGGGTATTGACAATATTGCGTTTAGCAACTTCAATCAACTTGTCCTCAACAACTTGCTGTGACTTTTGACGCTTTGCCCATGCGTGTGTAGTGCCGCCGGTGTTGAACCCGTCAGCACTAGCGATCTCGCCTTTTTTATTGATTTCTGCCCATTTGCAAGCGAAACCAATGCGTTTGATATTACTGTTGAATGACATATATGCTAAATACTACTATAACTGATTGGGAATGTCAACATCATGGATATCCGTAAAATTTTAGATATAGTTACTGAAGCAGAAAAGCCACTAGCAAAGGGCATGAAGGTGTTGAGCCTAGCCCAATTCTTACAACAAAGTGGTGTTGAAGCACCCGAAGGTGAGGATGTAGCAGAAGGCACAGTAACCCCTATCAAATCATATCTAGTGATGGCAAGTAGACCAGGAAGAGGTATGTATACAGATGTTGATGTTTTGATCAAGGATACTGGTACAGGTAAGATTGTTGGACATGTTACAGGTAGAGGTGCTCACCCAAACATGGATAATGAAATGGATATTGCCCACTACGAACTAACATTGAACAAAGATGGCATAGGACCTGATCTAAAGAATGGATTTGAATTTGAAGCATATGGTGACCCTCATGAAAGGACAAAAAGAGGTTATCAAGTTTATGCTACAGACAATAGCGGAAAGAATATACCAAAGCAAAAACCTAAACCTCGCAGTGATGTTGGACAAAAGGTCGTACAACTACGACCAGAACAACCTAAAAAACCACAAGGTCTATCAGTATTTTCTCAAGGAAATTTAGAGAAAGCAGCACAAACCGCCCAAGACGATGATAGAGATTATGGTCCAGGCATGGAACTAGTTTCAAATGTTGATTGGTATGCATTTTTAGAAAAGTTCTTTGGCAAAGAACTATTAGATGTAGATAGTGCTAATGAGATGGGCTATACTGATTGGACAGATAATGGTGATATTGTCTTTACTAGTGGAGAAGGTACTCCTGATAAAAAGGTAGATGAAGCAGAAAAATTAGGTGGCGTATCAGCAAGAAAACTTCCACCAGAAGAAATGAGAGCATACCTCGACAGAATTAGTAAAAAAGAAAAAGAAAAGACAGACAAATATAAACTACCATATATTCATAGCAGCAATATTCCTATCGTCAATGACGATGGTCAGAAGTATGATCTACAGAAATTAGCAGCCGCATTTAGCGAACGCCCAAGCAAGATTCTAAAGCAAAATGAAAAGATGCAACACAGTGATGGTACTAGCAGCCAATTCTATAATGTTGGCTTACCAGCACTAAAGGGATTAGCGATAGATGAAGATACTGGCGAGTTTGTCGTTATTGATACATGCCCAGGTGCTGGTGCATGTAAACTAGTATGCTATGCCATGAAAGGTGGCTATGTACAATGGAAGGCAAGTAGTCTTGGTCAAACAAAACTATTGAACTTCTTATATAATGATCCAGATGGATTCATGGGTATGTTAGAAAGTGAGATTATTGGTTATGAAGCAAAGAACAAGAAAAAGAATATCAAGACAATTATACGCTGGCATGATGCTGGTGACTTCTTTAGCCCGCAATATCTAGCAAAAGCATTTGATCTAGCGAAGAAATTCCCAGATGTTGATTTCTATGCTTACACTAAATTAGCAGGTGTGGCACAGGGCGAAAAACCAGACAACTTCAAAATCAATTTCAGTGCTGGCGCACAGCCAAGTCAAGAAAAGAAGATTGACTTTCAAAAAACAAAGAATAGTCGTATCGTTCCTAAAGAACTATTCAGTGACGCACTTGAGAAAGATAAGAGTGGCAAGTGGCAATATACAAGCCCACAAGCAGAAAAGGCTGTCAAAGATCGTATGGCTATCAAGTATAGTCTAGATCCAAAATCAGTTATCACTTATGATGAGATGATGAAGATTCCAGTTGATAAAAGCCCCGATGCTAAAGGCAAGTATAATGTTATCGTCAAGCCAGGTGATGGCGATGATGCTGCCAATCGTAATGATGTATTGAGCAGTCTATTGCTTATACACTAACTTTTAGCAGATCCTTGAAGTCATACATGTGTTTCATGTAACTACCAGGATTGGCTAATACGCTAACGGCAGGATCGCCTTTCTTTCTTGGTCCAATCAATACTTCAAAGTTTGTTTGGTTGACGATCTTGAACATCTCTACCATGTCGCGCACACTCTTACCTACACCATGGCCTAAGTTCTCTAATCCATTTGCTGGCTGCTCAACAGCCATCATCAATGCGTTACATATTTCATAAACATGTACATAGTCACGCACACAAGTACCGTCTGGTGTATCATAGTCATCACCGTGAATAGTAAATGTACCAGTATCCTTTGCCTTGATCAATGCTGATAGTAAGCCATCTGGGTTTGTGGGTTGTATACCATCCATGCCAACAACATTGTAGAATCTAAACATAGTATAATCTTGTGGCTTATGTTTGGTACAATATTCTACTACACAGTCCTCGCTAGCTCTTTTGCTAATACTATATGGGTTAGCGCATAGACTTGCTTGCCCAGTGCTAGCATAGATAAAATTCTTTGTTGGAATCTTATTCAATACATTCATAGTTCCATTGACATTGGTGATGTAATAGAGTATGGGCATAGTTTCACTCTTCCCAACATTAACTAGTGCGGCTAAGTGTATGACAGCATCATATGGATCAGTTTGATCGGGAATAGTGAATAATCTATTGATGTCTACTTTATAGAACTTATCTACAGGTACGATTGGGTCATTGATATCTAATCCATGAACCTCATAATTACCCTTCAGCATCTTGCATAGATGACTGCCTATATATCCACTACTTCCTGTTACTAATACCTTTTTCATAATCCCTCAAATAAGTTTTCATTTTCTACTGGCACAGTAAATGTTGGATCTTTACTCAACCATGTTTCTTTATCTGTATATATGATTGTATATCTGTGCCTGTTAGATAGTACGCTTTTGACATCATCGATACAAATCTGTGACCTATTCAAACTTTCAACGTAATCGCTATACTTTATTGTACTATGTGATAATATTCCTGCTGTAGTATTATTACTGATTTTTGGTTTAAAGTCTTTGAAACATTCGCTATACTTGTGAAATATACCATCTTCTAAAAACTGTTGTGTCTTTAGCACGCCTTCACTATAATACTTTTCCGGCTTGTCATACTTAGTGTATAGTTCAGACACAATTTTTGCCATGTTCTTTTTATTACAAGTGTAATAATGCTTCTTGTCAAAGTTATGTGTCCAGCGCATGTTTTCTAATGCTACAGTTGGCATGTGTAGTTGCTGTTCAAGAAACGCAATGCCGTAACTTTCTACAGTGCTTGGATTGAATGCTACACGACAACTTGTGATGAAATCAATCTTTTCTTGCCCGACTACATCATAAGTGATCTTATAATCAGTGATTCCCAGATCACTAAACTTCTTTTCAAACTTCTTAGCACCATTGTTGCTTGTAATAATTCTTGCTGGTAATCCAGTTTGCTTGATCAACTCAAGATATAGTTCTGGGTTCTTACCCTCTTCCCAACGACCAATAAACAATACTCCTTCACGGTCATTATTATATTCAGTCAATAAATTTCGTTCAGGTAATGGTATAGGTAAGTGATATGATCCTTCAATCTGTAATCTATTATAGTTGCTTTGTGTACCTATATAGATGCTCGGCAATTGTAGCTGTAATCGCATCATATCATTGACACTATCTAAGAATGGATTCTTTGTATCTTTAAATAACTGACTTTCTAAGTGGGTATAGGCAATGACCTGAATATAGTTTTCTAATCCTAGCGTACTAGCAACTTGTACAGCTTCATATGGATTACAGATGAAAACTTCATATAGATTTTTTCTTAATGCTTTGATGATACTTTCACGGAAGTTAGCCATGCGCTCATAGTTATAACTATCTCCATACATGAATATGTTTCTATGCTTGGCATAACTATATGCTTCATCAGGATAAATGACATTTGTATTCAGTAATTCAACGAATTCTTTATTATGCGGAACTGTATCAGTGATGATATCAACTTTAATATTGTGGGCGGTCATAATTTCAATAAAACTTTTAGCATACTGACCTACACCGCCAGTCGCTTTCAAGTGTTCGCTACTCATGATGAACCCTATTCTTTTACTATAATTTCTCATATAAAAGTTCTTGCTAATACTAAGCAACTTACTAATACCCATGCTGTATTAAACCACACCATAGTTGGTAATAACTTTTTGTTGCTTGCCCAAATCAATAAAAGGCTACTGATAAGTGTGATCAAGTAGAACCACCAAACAGTGGTATAGAATAATACTTGCGATACGATGATCGCCATCTTGCTCAAATAACTAGTTGCTTCGACAAAATTATAATTCGTCCAGTATTTGGGTGATACCCACATTAATAGACATTCTTTTACTTTTTCCCAACCAGTAAGGTAATATGTTATACCAGTCAGCACTATACATGCTAAGATTGCTATGCTAATTTGTACTGATGTCATAATTCTCCCTTCAATTTCTTTATTAGGTATGTGTCTCTGTCTACCCAAGTATATACTTTATAGATATCTTGATAATCATATTCCTCAGTTTCAACTTTGTATGCCTTTTTCAACCATAACAATTTATCACTACAAGCACATCGTCTAGGTAGCCAGCAAATTTTCAATGTCGCTTTCAAAGTGAAAATATGTGGATTTGGAATTTTTTCAACATAGAATGGCAATCATGTACCCCAAGCATTCTTGAACAATGGCACTTGAATTCTATCGCTGTATCGTAGTCCATGCTTCATAGCAAGTTCTGCTACTGTGCGATTGTTTAGGCTGTATACACTTTCAACACCGCCTACTGGCATTAGATAAACATTACCAGTAAAGCCCACGCTACGATATATTTTTATTACCTCTAGTGCCTCTGTACAATCTTCATGTGATGCAATCACAAACTTTAGATATGTATGGCCTATATCTTGATAACCACATACAACTTCGGGTCGTATTGCTTCTTCTCTCTTCTCTCCGCTCACGCTTAGTTTTGCGCTTACACTGAATGTCACACTATCATATCCTCGTGTTAGATGCCAGTTCTTATCTTCCTGCCAACTTACAAGATATTCTGCTAGGTCTTTAGATAATTCTTGTGTACCATTCGTTTCAAAAGTAATCTCTTTGAGATTGTGCATCAATTCATGGTCAAGTAAATCCGGATAACTGCGCTGCCAACCTAGCAATGGCTCACCACCTGTGATAACCAAATGTTCATCATTCCACTCTTTATATGGCAATATGTCAACAATATTTTCTGCTAGTTCATCTGTACTATATGTAGGGCTGAGTTTCTTGAAACGTACATCCCAACTTGCGTAACTATCACAACCAGTACTGACTAATGGCAATTCTTTATAGTCTTTATAATCTTTGGGGTTTACCTTGTGTCTCTCTTGCGACTTCTCGCCTCGTTTCATTCCAAAGCCATCGCAAGTGAAATTACAACCAAACGTGCGTAAGAACACGCTAGGCACGCCCATGTAACGTCCTTCACCTTGAATGCTATAGAATAGTTCGCTGACCTTGATTGACTTCTTCATTCAGATACCTTAGTAATTCTTTGTCTGTAGGTTGTACGTTATAGTTTTGTTTATAAAATATCTCATAACTATCGCTACCATACTTACCAATACCATACAACATATTAGCATCTACTTTGTCCCAAGTCAAGTAATCACGGCTCATACCGCGCAATCTCTTCTCCCTGATATTATACATACCGAGGGGCTTGATGATATCTATAACTTGTTCTGGTGTACTATTTAGGAGACTTTTTGCGTTTGGAAACTTTTTTAGGAACTTTGGAAGCACGTACTTTACTGGCTTTCTTCCTGTCTGGTTTAGCATTATCACTCCGACCATGTGTTCCCACTCGTTCTTTACTTGCTGTTGGACCATCAGATCGTCTCTTAGTGCTTTTACTTTCAATTTGTTTCTCCCTTATTTTTAGTGTACCATCAACTATACCATACTCTGTAGTCTCAGTTACCAATTGGTAACCATTGAAAACTACTATTTTTTCAGTGGTTTCACGCGCCAGAAAATCTCTGAACTCACAAAGACTATTCCATTTTAGTTTTTTAGGTGTGTATATCATAGCCAGCGTAGTTTATACCAGTTTACTTCTTTATCGCTTTTTAGATATAATCTAACACGATAACTGTCAGTAGTCCAAGCCCAAACTTTAGTTTCATCTATTGCTAAAAAATGTAGCTCACTACTAGGGCCAAATGTTTCCCAACACCAATTACGTATTTGTTTGAATTGTTCTCGTTGAATATAATTAAAGTCTATACGATATTGAAAAACTTCATTACCGGTAAATCTACCGTCTAAGAGTTTTGGTTCCGGAATAGCAGGATTACTAAAGAAAGTTCTATTAGTAATTGTTCTTTTTTTCATACCCATGTTAACACGAACCACTCATAATCTTTAATATGTCTAAATCTTATAGTAAACAATCTATCGCCGTTTAGCGACCAAATAGTATGTTTTCTATGTCCCGGGATGTTTTTTTGTAGCCACATCATCAATTCTTCAAATTGTTCATCTGATTTTACTTTGAAACTTGCTGTATACCAGTTGCGTTTATAATTATCCCACTTAGATGGATTCATTTGGGTAAGGATCTATAACTTCGTTTTTTGTCATGTAATTATAGAATTTTTCGGCTATCTGTTTATGACCTAACAACGTAGGATGTGAAGTCATTTCTACTCCCATACTGTTAATACTATAGAAACGCTTGTCATCACCACCAAACCAATTAAACTTTTTAACAAAATCCATTTGCATTTTATCAAAATAAATTGTAGGATTAGCCATGCTTGAAAACAAATACCTTATATTATATTTTTCAAAAAACATACCCAATAGATTGATTTGTTGAAACCACAGCGCAGCCCAAAATTTATTATTAAATGTTTTATAATAACTTTCTAGAAACTGTTTGTCTATCTCGTCGGGACTGTCCCATGAAGGCCAATTAGGTATATCTCTTTCTCTAATAGTTTGATTTTGATTTACTAAAGTCCAACAGTCGTAATATTCGCTGAAATATTCTATCCTAGCAGGACCTGACCATTGTATTACTGCTATCCATTCTGACATATCTTCATTGTTGTGAATTTTCGGTAGGAAAAAATCTAAAGTTTTACGGGCTATTCTATAATTGGAGCCACAACCCATGCTCTGATTATGAAATTCTGTACATGAAAATAAATCAGATAGATGCTTTGGCCAAGTCACACTTAAGCGCCATTTATTCAATTCTGTATCACAAGTATCATTTAATAATTGGCCAGTATATTCATCGTGAAGTGTTTTTATTAGGTCGCCACCCCAGGTGAAACTACAACCATTGGCATATAATTTCATACTCTATCGTCCATTTCTTTCTTTATCCAACTATGCAAATTTTTATTTGCTTCTGCCTCGATGACACGTTCGCGTAATTCTGTAGTGCTGAAACTATGCTTACGTTTATTGAAATGAAATTTCATACCCATATCAATGCAAACTTCACGACCAGTAAAGTCACGATGTTCATATTCTTCACCTAGTATACGTATATTGATAGGATATGCTAATAATATGTCAATCAATTCTTTTTCAGTGGCATAGACAACGATTTCGTCTACATACTTGCAAGCCTGTAATTGTGTGTACCTTTCAAATACGCTTTGCACAGGGCTATTTTTAGTAGGTCTATCAATAGTAGGATCAGTCTGTAGCCCTACGATGAGATAATCACAGACCTTCTTTGCATCTTTCAACATTAATATATGACCTGCGTGAAACAGATCAAATGTTGCGCAAGTGAAGCCTACAGTCATGTAGTCACCCACCATTCTTCCCAGGGGAATACGCACCATTCTGGATTTTCAAATTTGTTAATTGCTAATCCATAGTAATCAACACTCTCATCGCTAGCTTCATTGTGTATACAGGTAGCAAATCTTACATTATGTCCCCAAACATTAGACCATTTGTCATCGTTAGGTAAGCAACTACTACGCCAGTCTTTTTTAATTTGACCTATGGTAAATCCTGTATCATTGATATCGTCAATCACAAGGATATTCTTACCATTAAATGCATCTTCTGACATCCAACAATTAGTCTCGTCTTTACCTAAAGCATTCATAGGGATGTCAAGATAATGACTAAGTTTAACAGCAGGAACTAATCCACCTCTCGTCACGCCAACAATATATTCAGGACGAAAATCATCCCTATACATTTGCCTTGCTATATTTAATATATAACTATTGATTTGTGCCGGGGTGTAATAAACTCTTTTCATATCATCCTTCGTATATGGCACTATTACTGTCATGCTCAAATACCTCTACACTTTTTACACGAACTTGTCCATTCACGATGATGCCTGGAGTCGCTTTCATTTCTTCAATGATCTCAGCCATCTTTTTGTATGCCATCTCAGCAAATTTTTCACAGCCTACTGCTGGAACGATGCGTAGATCAAGTATGCCTAGATCCTTGTAGCCACCTTTGATCTCAGCAAGTCTCTTAAATGTTTCAAGTTCTGGATCATCTTCAGCGACAAGCGTAGTATGATCAAACATATATTCAGCCCATTGTTTGAACTTCTTTAGCCCGCCAAAGTCCATAACCCAGTTACGACAATCAAGTGTTTCCGCCTCAAAGACTAAACGTATGCCAATGCTGTATCCATGTATGAGGCTACAGTGGCTATGTGTGCTGCGCCATTGACGGAACGCGCAACTCAAGCCACGATCATTGCCATATGTCTTTGTGCTGTAATACTTAGCCATTCTTGTTCTCGTATTCTTCAGCAATCTTGTTCTTTAATGTTTCAAATAACGGATCCAATGCTATACTAGGATTTAATTCTAGTTCGGTATCAGTGATACAATTCTTGTCATAAATCACTACTACCTTATCACCCTTATTATTTTCAAATGTTAACTTCATGTTGGTTCCCCTACAAATATTTTTGCCTGCTCTTTTACCATATTGAGCATGTTATATGCACCATTACGGCGATTCATGCTTAGTATATTACCTAAATCAAGTTCTGTCATCAGATTACGGTCATTCTCAACGATATCTTTTGGACTGCTGCCACTATAGATATCGCTGACTAATGACACTGTGCCCTTCACGATAGCTGCATCACTATCACATAGATACTGAATAGTGCCATTTTCATATTTAGGCACAAGCCATACTTGGCTCATGCACCCATGCACCTTGAAATTTTCTAATCTAAACTCTTCTGGAAATGGCTTTGCTTTACGTCCTAAGTCGATAAGGAACTTATAACGTTCAGTATTATCAACAAACATTGATAATATTGTTTTATACTGATCTATCTTTTGATTTATCAACGCCATCCCCTCGCTACGATTACTCCATATCTAAACATATGTTTTTCGACATCATGCTTTTCCAATGCTTCTTCAACTAATTTTATCATCTTTTCGCTATTACCACAAATGATTTCCAATGGAAATTCTTTTTGATTCATATAAACAAAATCTTCAACCATGACTGTTACATCACAGTGGCGAATACCATGTAAATCAAGCTTTCTCATTTGGTATAAAGTTTTTGTCTACGCTAGGTAAACAACCTGCAACTATCCACCACCAGAAATTGATGAATGGTACGAACCACAACAATACCCATAATGGATGTATGTCTGCGTCACGGCATCGCCTTACAGTTGTTGCTAGTGTTAGCCACACACTACCAACTAACCAGGCTAATGTTAGCACGATAATAAGAAAGCCACCGGTCATGGGACTAGCAAAAGCAACTATACCTGCTAATATAACTGAGACAACATATACCATCCAACCTACAAAAAATGTAAGTAGTGTAGTTGCCCAATATTCTTGGCGTTTTGCTAAACCTTGAAAACTAAAATATTTTGTCATCAGTGATCTCTCCTATCCTTTTATAACCTTTAGTAGTTGGATGTACACCGTCGTTTGATAGATATGGAATACGTAAAGTCCAATCTTCAAACATCTCGGCGACATTTTCTACTGTTTGCTGAATCTCTAAATTATTAGCGGGTAGTATCCAATATACTTTATCTGCTTGAACACGATTACGCAAGTTGATCAATTCATTGATCGTCTTGATATTTTTATAGTCATTAGATCCTAGACTGATCACTACAATTTTGGCAGCAAAATCAATCTTATATTTTCTATTGAAATCTCGGCTATTGATTCCAACTTGCGCATAACTGTCACATTCTGGTCTTGTAGAATGTGCCCCTACAGCTATGCTATCACCAAGAAATAGACACTCAATCATTCTGTATACCTCTTTTGATTTTCTGCTTGCCAAACACGCTCACGCAAGTTCGTGCTACTGAAACTATGATCTCTTCCATTGAACACAAGTTTTATCTTACGCTTCTCGCAAATTGCTCGACCAGTGAACTCACTTTGCATATACTCAACACCTAATATGCGAACGTCAATTGGTAATGTGAGCAATATATCTTCTAGGTCCTTTTCGCTATTGTAGACAACAATTTCGTCTACAAAACGCACAGCACTTAGTTGAATCTGACGTTCAACTAAACTCTGAATAGGTGCGTTCTTTTGTGGTCTATCCCAGCTTGCGTTATTTTGCAATCCGCAAATCAAGTAATCACAATGATTCTTTGCCTCTGCTAACATAGCAATATGACCTGCATGTAATAGGTCAAACTGACTAAAGGTAATACCAATAATCAGTCCCTTATCCTTCAAATCTTTTACTTTGTTGAATATCATCTTTTCAACTCACTCCATACACGTTTTTTATCTTGTTCTTCTAACCATTCTTCTTCGCCACTAAATGTTGGCTGACGTTTTATACACTCATCAAGCAACCACTTGATTTCATATAATTCTTTTTTGATTCCCCATTGAGTGAAACCGTCATTGTAAGTGCTACAGATTTCTCCATGAGCCGTCAACAACTGCATCTTTACAACATGTGCTTCTAGCGGTTTCCTAAATCCCATTTGCCACCTTGTTGGTATCAATAATAATTTCTAATGCCTGCTTAAGCAACTTCTCTAGTTCCCAAAGTTTCTTTTCGTTGAGTTCTAGTTTGGCTTCTAATGTACAGACCTTAGTGAATAACTCTGTGTCGAAATCACTTCCTTCTTTCATTTGCAGCCTGCTCTTGCGATATTATAGAACTCTTGTCTAGCAGCAGGATCAGTCTTGAATCCGCCACCTAAACGACTAGTGACAGTTGAACTACCAGTATCCTCGACACCGCGACTCTTGACACAATAATGCTGCGCGTCAATCATAACAGCAACATCATCTGTTTCAAGAATGAAACACAATGTGTGGAAAATCTGTTCAGTCAATCGTTCTTGAATTTGTGGGCGCTTTGCAAAATATTCTACAATTCGATTGATCTTACTTAGACCAAGCACTTTCTTCTTGGGAACATATGCTACCGTTGCAAGACCATCGATGACAACAAAATGATGTTCGCAATTGCTTTGTACATTGACATTTCTCTCAACGACCATCTCATTGTAGTGCATCTTGTTATCAACAGTCGTACACTTAGGGAATGCTTCATAGTCAAGGCCCCAAAAAATTTCATTTGTATACATTTTGGCAACACGCTTTGGCGTTTCTGCTAGGCTATCATCACTTAGATCAAGACCCAATGTTCGCATGATTGCTGCGAAATGGCCTTCAATGATGTCAATCTTTTCTTTACGGTCTAGTGTATTTTCTTTTGTAGGCGTTTCAACGCCGACACTTACTAGATATTCGTGAACACGCTTGCCCAACTCGGGATCGGTCTTTGTCTTATTATAACTCATTGTGTTTCTCCTTCCTTACACGGATAAAAATTATATAAACATGCTACCGTTGTGTAGCATATGTATTTATTGTCAATCAATATAACCCTTATTTTTAAGATAAGGAATCATGATTTTGTCAACTAAAGCTTTATTTTGTTCTGTAGATGGATGCGTTCCTAATTCTTTTATTTCAGGGTACCCGGATTCATTTATAAACCAGTCCCATGCATTGTCAATAGGTAACCATTGGTTCCAGTCTATCATATCATGTAAATTTTGTATATCTGGGTGCAATGGTAATTTAAGATCGTTATCATTAAAACTTGTTCTAAAAGTCCATTGGTTAATATTAGTGAAAAAATACTTGATGTTTAATTTTTCACATAGCCACTGTACCCTTAATATATTTTCTAAAGTTTGGATCGCGCTACCCTTATAGTCATAAAAATTTTTATAATAATTTTTACTTAATTCATCGTCCCATAATGGCTGTATTAGGTAATAATTTTTATTTGGATCTTCCATATCTATGCTACAAGGATTACTATAATTATAAATTCCCCAATCTATTTTACAATAGTCGTATGGTTTAGTTTCTGAGAAAAATTCTTGTCTCGTATGACTACTCCACATGATGCCAACCAAAATTTCTTCTGGTTTATATGATTTTAAAACTTTATTAATGTAGTAAATAGCTCTTTTACTAATAATACCATTACTACCTGCACCCTGACCAAGATATAAGACTTCACAACCTAAAAATTCTGCTAAAGGTTTTGGCCAGTTTGTTGCTGTGTTCGGTACTTGTGTATAACTACAGCCTAAAGTTATTAGTAATTTAGGATTTGCCATTTGCGAATACACCGTTGTATTGCTGCGTCACTCTTACAAAAGTCGTACACTTGCTTAGATTTTTTAAACTATCAGCGCCTACGTATGTGCAGGTACTGCGTATACCACCTAGTATATCAAGGACAGTACTACCTACTGGGCCGCGATATGGAACACGTACTGTGCGACCTTCGCTACTACGATACTCAGCAACACCACCATTATGTTTATTCATGGCAGTATCGCTGCTCATACCATAAAACATACGATATTGCTTATCCCCTTCTAGGATGATTTCTCCACCGCCCTCATCATGTCCAGCAAACATGCCGCCTAGCATCACAAAATCAGCCCCGGCGCCAAAGGCTTTAGCGACATCACCAGGGCAAGTGCAGCCACCGTCAGCAATAATATGACCACCAAGACCATGAGCCGCATCGGCGCACTCAATGATTGCTGAGAGTTGAGGATATCCCACACCAGTTTGTATGCGAGTAGTACACACACTGCCAGGACCAATGCCAACTTTAATGATATCTGCTCCACGTAATATCAACTCCTGTGTCATATCTGCTGTAACAACGTTACCAGCAATAATTGTTTTCTTTGGATACTTCTCACGAATCTTACTGACAAATATACCAAAGTGTTCACTATAACCATTAGCAACGTCAATACAGATATATTGAATTTCTGGATATACATTAAAAATCTGTTGTAATCTTTCTAAATCTTTATCACTGGTACCAGTACTGACAGCAAAATAGTCAGTACCAATCTTAAAAATACTATCAGCAATCATATCAAATGTATGACTCTTAGTCAAGCAAGTGAATAGTTTGTGACGGCTGATTTCTTCAGCCATACCAAGTGTGCCAACACCGTCCATGTTAGCAGCCATGATGGGGATACCGTTATAGACTTTGCCGCTATGTTTGAAAGTATACTTACGTTCAAGGTCTACCTCTTTACGGCTACTCAACGTACTACGTTTAGGACGGAATAGTACGTCTTTAAAATCTAACTTGATATCTTCTTCAATTCTCATTTTCTCTGATGCTCTTCGTAATAGGTAAAGGAACAAATTGCGCTACAAAAATATATTGTAACATTTTGTTCCTTTGTTGTATAATATTTCGGATGACCCCACTCATCGATAGTAGTGGGGTCAAAGTCCTTGTAAGTTCTTTTACAAACTTCGCAAATCAAATATTAGCCCTTTGCTTCCTTACGTGCGTTCTTAGTAGCTGTGATTTCGTTACGGCGTGCCTTGACAGCCTTAGCGAGTTCACCTAGAGCCTTACGTGCGCGTGTACCGGCAGCGTTATTGCCCTTCTCAAACTTCTCATGTTCAACTTGATAGTCGGCTAGTCTAGCCAAAATGTCATCATGTGCGCTCATTTCTTTTCTCCTACATTGTTAAAAGTTAATTCAATCGTACCACCTTGCTCAAACTGATTCCAAGCAAGAATTTCTTTACCACCATTGCTACTCTGTACGAACACAGTACCGTTCGCATTAGCAGTCATAGTAATTGTTTGTGCGTTTGGATCCATCCAACCGCGATCTACCCATACACCAGCAGTGGGACCAAAACTCGCACTACCTTGCATGAACCATACGTTCGGCTGTTGCCAGAACTTCAATGCGTTAGTGTTGTTTACATCACTAGTTGTATTTGTCCAACTAGTACCCGGCTTTATATTACCAATATCCCCTACGGTGTTATGTGTCACCGTGATATTATAGTTAGTATTATTGTTAATCGTCAAAGTTGCTTGCCAACTCATATATTACCCTCTTAGTATTTGCTTTCTCTTGTATGCTTACGATAATCCGTAGTCATACGTAACCATTGCTCACCCTTGCCTTCAAGGATGTCGCATATTCTATCTATCGTCTTATCAGTCCAGTCGCTAATTTGTCCAATTCGTGGATGCTCATTGAATACCCAGTGATTGAGTTTATTCAATGCGTCATCTTGCGACCAAGGCACATACAATCGTGTATGATCGTTAGCAAACGTTTCTGGGAAACTGCGATATGCTGGATATACAACATTACAACCTAATGCGTCCGCTTCGCTGACAGTGTTGCTGACCCAGTCTTGCAAAGCACAGTTGAATAATACACGGCTGTCATTCAATATTCCATAATATTCGTCTTTACTGAGGTCGCTATAGATGCTTAGTTTGCCTTCATCTTGTAATCTATAAGTTCGTTCCATATATGAACTATTATTGCTACGTAGTTTTGCACCACTCAATAATGCGAATTCAACGTCACCGTTGTGCATCTTTGTGTACTTTTCAATGATGTCCATATAAAAGTCGGGTTGCTTTTCTTGATCCCAACGTGCAGCAAAAACGACTCGTCGCTTTTTCAACTCAAATGGTTTGACAGATTTTACACGACTACGCACTTCATCTTTACCAAATGCTAGACCACTGATATTGTAGATAGGAGCCTTCCAGCCCGCGACCTTCATATGCATGACCATCTCTTCGTTGCTAGCAAGAATGATACAAAACTCATTGATCATTTCTTCATACTTACGCATGAAACCTTCCATGCCCCATACGTGTAAGAAATCATCAGGATCGATAGTTTGTGCCAAGCAACGAACAAAAATCTTTGGACGATACTGTTCCGGAACTTGTTTGATAATGTATGCTAGGCTCTCAAGACCTGATGTATACATATCTTCAAAATAAATCACATCGTCACTAGTGACTTCGCCACTTTTCATCAACTTGATTAGATTAGCCATCTGTGTGAGGCTATAATGTGTGCGACCATGTGCGTCAAGCACCTGACCTACTACGATGTTTTGATCGCTAGATAGCGTATCGCCGGGAACGATAACATAATGTATTCCGCGATTCCTAAATACACGCTCATTCCAGTCAGTTAGTTGTAATGTATAGCGAGCCTTGTATGGCTCAAGTCCCATGTAAAATAATTTTCTCATAACACCTCAAAAGATACGAGGGGTTGCCCCCTCGTATATATTATTATCAAGCTGACTTACTGTCAAGCTCCCACATGTCCTTGAAGGGCTTTCCTTGCATGTATTTCGTAAATTGCCTGAAGGCAAAACTACGATTACTATACAGTTCAGCCTCGTCAAACTTATAACCATATAAACGACAGAAGTTACGATAACCGTCAAGATCATCAAAAATCTGATTTACCTGGTTGTTTGAACGCTTTTCATTTCTAGACATTTTCTATCTCCTAATTAAGTTGAACACAAGTTTATAATAACAGAAAGATATTTAAAAATCAAACATCTTTCCACCCAGCCTGTCGCATCAAATGATGCGCCCAAACCAAATGACCTAAATATGTTGGGTGATTATTATGGTAAATTTGACCCGGTACAGATTTCATACCTATATAATCATGCAAACGATGTATCGCTTCAACCTCACTTTCCATCCATTCTAGTGGTATAATCAAATTTTTGCCTACTTCACGCTTATAGTCATCAAATACATAAGCCATGATCATATATACATTTACGTCACTGTGATTAACTAATTTGGCTGTATGTGTGATCCAATTTGTTTCAATAAATTTGAAATTATAATCTCTTTTATTGCTTACAAATTTTGTAAAATTTCTCCACATAATACCTTCAATTGGGCATGCCGTGAAACTATTTAGGATTCTATTAAAGTGTTCAAAGAAAATTTCATCATACATTGCTAACCAATCTACGATGTGAATTTTATTATCTATCGGATAGTTAAACCAATCATTTATTGGATGCGATTTAAAAAGTTTAGTATCAGATATATTAAGTTCCCTGCTAGGATCGGTCAATTGCATAGATACATAAACCTTTTTATATCCTAATGTAGCAACGTGTTTTAGTATCCTTTCTAAATCGGTATGCATATACAGATTACAATTACCTGGAATAGCAAATTGATAATAGTCCCAGCCTGTAGCCTCGGCAATTCTAGCACCAAAGCAGTATTGTAATTGTATGTCTAAATGGTATTGACCCACGCCGGTCGCGATCTGTCGCGTCATATCGTATGGATCAAATAAAATTTCTCCATAGGTCCAGCTCTCTCCAATGTTCACAAATAGTGTATCACTACCTCGTATAACATGAAACTCTGTATTTTTTACCGGATTTTCAATCATGATTGGTTTCATGTTGTCATCAGTCATCAAGATTTTTGACGCGGTAAGACTGGTTTGGCCAAATCTCCAGTCAGTTTGACTCCCGGACCTATGTTTAGATGGATCTAGCTCATAATAATTAGATTTTTCAATTATATTTGGTTCAGGATGGCGTCCTGTAAAAGTTGGTGAAAATGGAACAGCCTGTCTATTAGGCTTGAGTGCATCCAGCCTGTCTTTAAGGATGTTAAAACTTTCAGTCATTATATGACTATGTTTAGATTTGGTTTTGTGGTATTGTAACGAATCGTGGCACCGTTCTCACCATCTTCACTGACAGTGATTTCAATGTCACGGCCTGGGTAACGACTAGCAATAACTTCATAGAGGTCATCGCTAATCATCTCACAACTCTTGAAGTTTAGTTCCAGTGTGCCTTGGTAGAGACTTTCTAACCAACGCTTGAACTGGATAAACTCAATATCCCTATCGTTGTGAAATACTTCAATGCTTACGTTGAAATGAAAAATGTGCCTGTGTTCGTTTGCGAGAAACGCAACATCTGCAAGTTTAGGATCTGTAGCAGCAGCAGGAAATTTATGAATACCTTCACGCTGAAGGGTAACCCAAATAAATCGTTTGGCTGCGTTGCTAATGCGAACACGTTTATCAGCCATAGCCTGTTCTGCTTGATAGATTACTGGATCTTCACTCATCGTTCTTCTTCCATTTTGATACGTTCATGATTTTCTTCCCATTCAAGTCTATGCATCTTTTTGATCTCGGACTGAATCTGCAACACTTTGTAAATGTTTTCCGAATCGTGCGGCCCAAGTCCAAGTTGTTTCAACTTTTCTTCTAAAATTCTAATTTGTTGTGTATAAGCCATGTTAGTTCTCCAAAACTTCATTGATAGCCTCATCACTATCTTCTATTGTTTCTTCAACCTCTTCCTCAACTTTTTCAACACTAAACAATTCATCAAACATCGTCATAGCATTCACAGTACGCTTACCGCTGATGCCCTGACTACCACTCTGCATTTGCATCCAGAACTTGTTATAGTATTCTATCACATTCAAACTATCTTCTCTAGTTTTCTGGCTGAATACTTCATCTACAACTTTACCGAAATAGATACCAAAATTCTCATTCATGATCATCTTGGGAATCACACCTTGTTCATACTGGCGATTCGCCTCTTGGACAGCGGTGATATGCTGATATACATTATGGGCTTGAATCAATGTGTATGAAAGTGTATCCCAACTTGTTTTTGTCTCTTTACCTTGATTATTTATGAAACCCTGCCCACGATAGCATAGGTCGCGTATCATCATTCGTTCAGTCACAGGACTGTCAGTGAAAACTTCATGTATGCCGTCTGCGATTACAGCATCGCTAAACTTGCGATTGTCGTTGGCATAGTCTTTGCTCTCGGCGGTCTTTTCCATGCTATATGACCACTTCTTGTCGTGTTCAATATTAGTGTTGAAATATGCTAGACCTTTAGCAGCGCCATAGAATGGGCTAGCACAGTCAAATGTAATCATAAAGTTTGGGTTATGATACTTACGTATTGCCTTTTGGATGTCACTAAAAAGTACAGCATATTCCATGATACTAGTACCAAGGCAGTGTAACAAGTCATGCTTGCCAGGAATTAAAAGGCCATCATGGATAATATGTACGAGGCGCTTCAGCATCAAGTGAATATCAATCTTGTTTTGGCCACCGAACGCCCAGCCATTGAAATGATTATCTGGGTAGATATTTGGGTCGCAATACTTTTTCATTTCTTGATACCAGTCATCACTTTGCTTGTGATTACGACCCTGCATTACGTTTAAGAATTTACAACGACCATCACGGTTCTTGATAAAGTATTCGTTGTTGATATGTGTGGCTGCAATCGCTTCTTCAATTGTGCTGATACCATGCGCACTCTTGCCGGTTTTCTTATCCTTGATATGATACGTGGTCAAACTCTGTGATGGAATATCAAGACACATACCATAATCCATATATGTATCCATCCACTTCAAAACGGCCTTGCGCTTTTCTAGTGCGCGTGGGCAGTTAGGGTCTTTCCAATCTGCTGGCCACTGACACTTGAGAATCTGGAATCCGCCACTATCTCCTAACATGAACGTGCCTGGCTCTCTGCGTCTAATGATACTTTCGGCTGGATCGTCCACATTAATATCAAGGTTGGCATGACCCGCACTATAGAGACCCCACTTATAAGTGTATAAGCCTTGTGTACTATTCAAAAAATTAAGGCATTCAACATCACCATTGAACCCTGCAGGGACACGTTCAGCAGGAAAGTAATTCTCACCTTCGCGCTGCTTTCCTAGCCCACTAATAAAGAATGAACTAACTGCGGGCAAGAATAATGCCCAATCTGGATTTTGTTGTTTGGATAAGTCAATAGTCATAATATATCAGTATCGTTCCTGTCGTAGAATCGAACACGTTTGATTAAATCATAATCATGTTGATAAAAAGATGTTAAGCTTTCAATAAAATTTGTATTTTCTGTAGCATACTGTTTTAATACATTAAAGAATCTTATTTTTTCTGGGCTATAATACATGTAGTTATTACGCAAGTTTTTAGCATTAATTCTTTTGTGGTTTAAATCACGAAATTTACATGAAACAAAATGCTCTAGATTGGGTATCAAATTTTTATCCATATAAAAAAAGGTAATTTGATCTGTATCTAATCCCTCTAGGAAATTACGCTGTAGTTCTGTGTGTTCATCAAAAAACTTTCTGTCACAAATAAATTTTATAACATCGCTATTTTCTTTTTGCATGATATCTTGATGAAATCTAAAAAAATACTCTGTGACACCGCTAAACCATCTGTCTATTGGATCTCTTAAACAAACTACATATCTTTTATTTTTAAAATTTTTATAGTTAAAACCTTTTGTAAAATTAAAGTTCTGTGTAAAATAATTTTTAAGCAATGTACTTGCACATTTAGGTATAGGTATATACCCATATTCAAAATCTTCTACAGTTAAAATATCTCCCCAACCATGAAAAAAATATTGATTGTAACGTTCAAGTCTCATTTTGCACTAATTTCAATATTATGTCAAGTTTTTCTTTAGCATCTTTCACAGCAGGATATTGACTAGCAAGTTGTTCTACTTTCTTTTCATATGCCATGCGCTTCTTAGCCCACTCTAATACTTCGCCTATCTGTGGATCACTGCGTAATTCAATAGTATTGTTTATTTTATACCATCTACCGTCATTATTGTTATCACAAACTTCAAAGCATTTGCTCAAGCCGTTCCAACGAACTTGACCGCTTGCGGCAGGTAGCGTGTAATCACGATCTACCTGCCATACTAACGGATACGTAGTTGATTCTATCTTTATCACTTGCTCTGTGCAGGCAATAGATAACGATAAGTTGCTAGACCACTATCAACAGTAATCTCAGCAGCGCCTTGATCACTGATGCGCACAGTCTTACTACCTGGCAAGTCCATGATTGCTAGGAATACCTTGACAGGCCACTGCCATGCACGACCTAATGTGCCTTCTACGTCTGGATGAAACACAAAGTTTGCGCTATGTGTGCTTGCATCACCAAAGTAAATCTTTAGATCGCCCTTGTCAGTCTTTGTAGTGAAGTTGTTTTCTTCGCTGTTAGCACTAGCCTGCTTCTTCAAGCGCATGATGCCAGCAACAGTAGGCTCAAACTCAACGTTCCATGCTGCGCCCTTGAACTTGACATCCTTGACCTTCTCTTCAACGATAGCCTTAGCCATCAGTCGATAATCGTTGACGAAATCACCGACCTTAGTCTCAAAGTGAACGCTAGTCGCTACATCGTCTTTGTTGCGTGTGACGCTGATCTTTGCATGTTCATCATAGTCATCAAAGCCCAAGATAGTCTTGAGTTTGCCTAGATTTGGCATACCAAACGTGCCGATAAAATCTGCTGATGGATTCTTGAATGTGCCTTCAACGACAACGCTCTTATCTTCAGCGATTGCTGAAACAACAGTTGCCTTGTCTGTGCCATTGACCTTGATGAGTTCAATGACGCCTAGTCCATGTATATACTGAATCAAGTCTTGTAAATTATCTTTCATGTTATCCTCTTGTTGTATTTAGGTCGTAACTATATGTAATATATAGGAATTTTTTGCGTGTGTCAAACATTTGTTATCCGAAACTAAACAAATCATCAAACGTGCTGTTAGTATCTGTGTTGGCTTTTAGATCCCATTTCAATACGCCAAGCAAGTTCTCAACTTTCTTGTCAACCAATGTCGCTTCCATTGCTTGATCATCAAATGGTAACTCTTGAAACCATCTTGGAAGTCTAAGTTCATCGACAGGATATGCCACGCTAGTGAAGTTTAGTGGATTTGGCTTGAGTTTACAAACGATGACCTTCATGCCATCAAGTATTTTCATACTATAGTTGTCGCTATTGACTCTACGCAAGTAGTTCCAATTCAATGCTGCGCGAACGTGACCGGGCATGTTTGCCTTGCCGGTCTTGCTATTACTCTCTAGATCACCATAGAACGTGAGTTTGTTCACACCTTTTGGACTGCCCTTCGTCCAACTATCTTGCTTGCCAAGTTCTACCTTGAACTCCTTGATACGCTCAATAACATCTTCTCTAGTTTTACCAGCGAGTACCATCTCAAGCACTTCAAACAAAAAGTCTTGAACATATCGTGGCGTGTCGGCACGTTTCAAGTCAAGACCCATAGCCTTGATCTTTCCTTGCTTGCCATCTTTGTCTAGTCTTTTGCCTTCTTTGTCAAAGATGTTGATAGCATAACGCTTCTTTGTGATGAACAGACTGCGATCACCAATCAATTCACGACCAGCCTTGATAACACACATCTTTCGTGGAACATGGAAAGCACGTTCACAGAAACTTGGGAAGGTATCGTTTGCCTGATCAGCGATGTTGTCATAGAGTTGGACACAGAGTTCCTTATTCCACTCCATATCACCATTCTGTATTTGCGAATTCAGAATGGGCCATGCGCTGAAATAACAACTGTCAGTATCGCCATATACAATCGCATCACCATAATAGTCATATTTACCAGTGATAATCTCATTGATCTGCGCACTCATATGCTTGACGATCTGTCGCCCGCTTAGTGTCACGCTCTGACCAATACGCTTGTCATAGAAACGGCAATGTTCATTCAACAATGCACCATAAGCACTGTTCAACAAAATCTTACGCACTAACTGACGTTTATCCCAATACTCAATATCTTCCTTACTAGTAGATTCCTTGAGTTTCTTCTGCATAGTTTTACGATCACTATACCATTTAGTCAATAGACCGGGGATCACACCTTCACTATCTGATCTAAAGATCGTGCCGTTTGCCGATAAGATATATGGCTTGTTGCTGTCAAAGATTAGTTTCCATACTTCAGCGGCGCTCATCTCTACGCTCTCGCCACTCTCAAAGTCAAGTGTGAGCATAGTGCCACGTTCTTGATTCATCACGGCTTCGTATTCGAGGCTACCGAACTGACCTTCCCAAAGCAACGAACTCATCTCAAGTTCGTCATCTTCGTCGTATCTTGCCTTCTCGCTAGCAAGTTTACGTGCCTTGTCAGTCAAGTATTGTTCAGTCAATGTTTGACGCAATTGCCCGACGATTGTTTCAGGCGCCATGTTGAGTGTACGAATTGCTGATGGATATAGACTGTTGATGTCAACAGCACCTACCCATTCATGTATGCCTTTCTTTGGCACAGCAACATAAGCACCTGCTGCTGCCATGTCACTATCGCTGCTATTCTTTTTCTTGTCAGGAACCATGAGTCCGCGCTCATGAGCTTCGTTCATCACAGCCATCTCAATCATTGCTACAGAGCCCATGACAGTTGGCAACAATACAGTATTCTCATGCGCTAGCGCATTAGCAAGATCAAGGAACTTTAGTTTGTTGTGAATCTTCAAAAGCAACATCGTATCCTGACGATTATACTGTATGAACGTCTTGAAGTCTTTGTTATATAGTTGGTCTAGTGTGCCTTCATATTGTGTCTTACGCTCACCAACTTCCATCTCACCGATACTGTCGAGCGAATAACTATGACGACTTTCATAGTTGTACTTCTTATACAACTGTAGATAGTCCATGTGTACACGACCAACTAGATCATATGTCGTTTCAGTCTTACCATAACGCTCATATTCTCTTGGCTTTGGTGTTTGACCAAGCAAACAGAATTTGCGTGTATCATCTTTGCTCATCACTCTAGTCACACGATTTACCATGTAGGGTATATCGTAACCTTCAGAGTTCCAGCCAGTGAGAATGTCAGCATCTTTGATTAGTTCAAAGAATGTCTCAAACATCTCTATTTCGCTACGAAATAGAATTGTGTTCGGGAAGTCACTGACTAACTCTTGAGCCGTTTCATCACTCATATGCTTGGGGGGTATAGCAAGTGTCACAAGTGTATCTTGCCAGTCCAAATACACCGAGATAGCTGTCACCGGATTAAAAGGGTCACTAGTGGGGCTAAAACCCTTTTCCGGATCAAAATCTACCTCAATGTCAAAGAAACATGTATGGAGTTTTGGAGGCTCACAGCCTAAGTAGTTTTCACTCAAACAGCGGAATATCACATTGATATCCGATTCATACAGTTTCTTATTGCTGTGGATACGTTTTTCTTTTTCAAACTCACTACGCTTGCGTGTGCTGAACCTCGACAATGGCTCGCCATAGATGCTGCGATACTTGCCTTTATTATCAGTATAATAGAAAGTATAGTTGGCAGGAAACTCATTGTATGTGCGCTTGCCGTCAGGCTGGCGCTCTACAACAAATATCCTGTCAGTATCCCTATCGTGGATAGCGTCTACATAACTCATTAGAGGGTCTTACCAACTGTCTCCAAGATAGTATTGAGTTCTTCGTTTTCTTTGTTAGTCTCACCTAAGCGGCTCTTGTGTGCGACCTTGATGGCCTTTTTGAGTACGCTTGGCTTGATTTCAAGTTCTTCTGCGATAGCCTTGATAGTGTCAGTCAAACCGCCGTTGAGTGTTTCGACTTCGTGCATCACAGCAAGACCTTCGTTGATCAATTGGGTCAACTTGATTTTTGCTTCGTTATTGAAAGTTCTTGTAGACATATAATCTCCTATAAAAAGTATATTGATGATATAATAAAATAAGTTGTAAGTCAAGTATTATTTTTTTGTAAAGACCCAGAGGTCTTCATAGTTGCCACCGCGTGTCTTTTTTGCTTGTCTTGTGCCCGCGATAGCTGACCATTGAACTTTATAGTGATTGGTAAAGTCTAAATGCCGTGCTGCGATATCACGCATGTCCTCACTTATGGTCATTTTTACTTTATCTTTGTTTGTATAATTACTGATGACGAATCCAAATTTAGCATCAGGCTTCATCACTTTAGCACATAGTTTCACTGTTTCTTCCCAATACATAATCAACCAACTATTATAGTCGGGAAAACTGTTCGCGCTTTGATTATCGCTAGGATACAATTCTAAATCAAAATAGGGCGGGCTAAACAATACGGCATCTACACTATTTTTATATTTGTTTATGAAATCATGCTTATCATCTAATTGCTCACTAGGGCAAAGATATAGATCAACGGTCTTTTCACCCTTTGTGAAAAGTTTTTTATCATGTTCCTTTTGTAATAATCTACCATTGTCAACGACATCAGGTATTACATCTGTAGCGATAAAATGCTTGAAGTCGCTGGCATAAAATGCTAACTGATAACTATTCCAGCCCATGACGGGGGCAAATAATGTTTCACCGGTAAATACTTCTTTGAGTATTTCCTTATATGTACATGGATTGAATATGCTAGCACGATTAGCACCTATCATAAAGTCTAACCAAAACTGACCGCTATCACCATCATACTTACAGATATGATCAAAAAATGCAGGCCCTACTAGACTGTTTCGTAGTTTGAAATCTTCAAACATGACACGCATCAAACCGAAAGTATATTCACTATCAGTAGTCCATAATTTCTTTGTGTTATAGAAATTGACAAAATTGATGTTCTTACAAATCTTGCCGTACTTACTATTTGTGCGACCAGAAAAAGTATCACCGTTCAATATGTTTGAATCGGGTAAATCTAAATAAAACTCTACAGGTTGTGGTAACTTACCATAACGATTATACCAAGATAATAGTGTTTGTTTAGCATCTGTTACCAGTATCTTATATAAGTTTTGTTTATATAAGTTTAGCCGTTGCTTTCTATCATCCTTTTTGCTTACACGATTTACGAATGTATCGAGGTCGCTACGGACTACAAAAGCGCCACTGCGATCCATTACATCTAATACACAAATTCTGTCACAGAATTCTTGATATCTGACACTGGGCAAGTTGAATTGTTGTAGGAAATCTTGCTCGGTAAAAAATAGGTTTTTCATAGTAACGTATTGAAGTAATTATTATATACTCTGTTGTAAAAAAAGTCAAACACTTTGTGTAAAGAAATTTATAGATTGGGTATTTGCCCAATAAATATTTTTACTTAAGGCACATATAGGCTCAACAATGGACACACGATATAAAGAGTTGGAAACACTCATCAGTAAATTTATTAGGCGTTTACCCGACGGCAGTGAATACGAAAAGCGTTTAGAAGAAGAATTAGAACTTATAGCCAAATTAGGCTTCGCCAAACACTTCCTCCGTGTAGTAGAAATACTAGATATAACCAAAGACATACCACATATGACTCGCGGTAGTGCGGGCAGTAGTTTGCTATGTTGGTTGCTTGGCATCAGTGATGTAGATCCTATCAAGGAAAACATACCACTGTCAAGATTTATGAATCCAAAACGTGATGACTTACCAGACATTGATTTAGACTTCCCGCACTTTCAACAAGAAACGGTCATGAATCGTATATTTGATAAATGGAAAGGTCAGAGTGCCCGTGTTAGTAACTATGTAACCTACAAGGAAAAAAGTGCGTTACGTGAGGCAGCAAAACGTTTCGGTGCTAAAGGCAAACTCAAACGCAATTTCAAACTAGAAGAAGTCGTGCCAGAGTTTGTTGAAGATGCTGAAAAACTAGCAAAGAAATTATTAGGTAAGAAACGCTGTATCAGCAAGCATTGCGGCGGCGTATTGATATTTGATAGACCAGTACCTAAAAGCCTCATCAATGGCACTAATCAGATATTGCTTGACAAATATGAGATTGAAGATTTAGAACATTTCAAGATAGACATACTTGCCAATCGTGGACTATCGCAACTGTTTGAGATAGAGCCAAACATGAATTTATTAGACTATCCTGAATACGATGAAAAAACAGCAGAACTATTAGCGACTGGAAATGTGTTAGGTGTCACACAAGCAGAAAGTCCTGCTATGCGACGATTGCTAAAAGCGATAAAGCCTAAACGTAGAGAAGATTGTGTATTGGCTACGGCACTGATAAGACCAGTAGCGACACAAGGTCGTCGCAAAGCAAGTTTCTTCCGTGATTGGAGCAAGGACACATTTGATAATACGATAATATTTGAAGATGATGCTATCATACTCATCAGCCAGTTGTTAGGTTGTAGCCAATATGAGGCAGATATGTGGCGTCGTGCGTTCGCTAAAAAGAATGAAGAAAAGATTTATGAGTTCATGCAAAAGATTGGCGATCACGAACACAAGACTGAGATATTCGCGGCACTACGTGAACTAAGCAATTTCGGACTATGCCGCGCACATGCTATCAATCTTGGACGATTGATATGGGCTATCGCTTATCAGAAAGCACACAACCCAGAGAAATTTTGGCGTGCTACATTGAAGCATTGTCAGGGAAGTTATAGCCGTTGGGTATATCATCATGAGGCTAAACTAGCCGGTGCATTCCCGGTCACATATCAAGGCAATGAAGTCAATGAATTATTATCACAAGGACACTGGCATAGCGATAAGTTCTTACCAGTATGTACCGAACTACGTAGACCGGGTGAAGTAGAGTTTTGTGGACTTGTTGCTAACTATCGTGTATTCAAGAGTGCGCCCAAACAATATATAACGTTCGTGACTATTGGTACGGGTAATGGTAAGTATTTGGATGTGATATTAGATCGTGCTGTATCGTTTCACGACCAACCTATATTATGGGGCGTGGGTAAGTTAGGATATAAAAATAACAGCGAGTATGTCACAGTAAATAAGCACAAGAGACTAAAACTAAAGGACTTACTCAATGCTAACCGCTAAAGCAAGATTACATATACAGAATCATAACGAACCAAATGGTCGTGCTATCATAGTTGGTGAACGAGCCGCATTGAAAGCATTGGGCACAGCACTAACCAAAGCAAGCAATAGTGTGTTAGGCCTTGAGCAAGTTGAACTATACACAAGCGATGGACATAAGTACGAAATATTAGTGACTTGTGACGCAAGTGAAGAAGAGTGGCAAACATTGCCAGTACCTTATGATAAGAAACATGACTTGAATGAATTACAAGTCGTAAAGATGTTGGATGAGATCAAGAATACTTCAACTTCAAAAAAGTAAAATCTTCATCTTTCATTGAAATAATAATATCGTGTTTGCTAGTTACTTTAATTTTAAATCCTTTACTCTCTAATAATTTAGCGATCTTACCGCGTAATACATTTGGTCTAGGGACATGCGGGTCCATTTCGATAAGTATGTTATGGATGTCTTTTTGCCAGTTATCCTGTATCCAATCAAACAACCATTTATTTTTGTCAAGGCTGACTAGCATTATTGAAATACTTGACGATTTGCTTTTCCGTAAATCTTGATATACTTGCCAGCAAGCATATCAGCCATTGCTTCTATGGCACTGCCTGGATAACTGTCACCGTGATCAATCATGCCTAATTCAGTTTGACGCCAGTGTACGAGTTCGTGGAATACAGTACGTAGTATATCTACTAGATTGCGATTGGCTGCATATACCCAGACACTATCGCTACCTTCAATATGGCGTCCGGTATGATGGCCTTGTTGTGCTTCTTCTGTATCGTAACTCAATTCTATCTTAGGTGGATTCTTTATCTTTAGTTTTTGTACGGCCCAATCTTTGAATTTTTCAACCTCTTTAGCTGTTTCATCCTCATCTTCACGTATAGGACGATTACTTAAATAATTTTTATAAAACCCTGTATCTAAACTTTTTGGTTTATTTGGTTTAAGTTTTTGCTTGTCTACTGTTCTTTTTATAGCCCATGCTTCTTTATCTTCTTTACCGCGCGGGACAAAGGCTGTATATTCATAATCGTCTTTACTAGTTCCGGGGCCTTTTTTTACAGGTTTGGGGTTGAACCCTGCTTTAGGTGGTAGTTTACTACCAATGCCCTCACCACCACCGTCTCCGCCACCGGCGTCACCTTCACCACCATAGCCTCCATAATAGGCAAATCCTGGGAAGAAATAACGTCCCAACTTGGTTTTCTTTCTACGCTTCTTTTTGCGCTCTGTGATGAATTCTGTGGCTCGCATTAGAGTATTTATCGGGTTTTGTTGCCCACGCGCACATAAAATTTAGTTGGATTCTCTAGTGAACCTATAGCATTTGCTAGTTTTTTCGCTATATTATAGTCATAGGTGACTAATATGATACGCTCAGTATTAGTCACCATATACCTAATTGGCTGTAAAGGAAGAGCCAATGTTTGCATTATTTTGCTAGTGGGTTTTCCCATGCTTTCTGTATCTTATCGTCTACTTTTCTTTCAAGTTCTTTTAGTTTCTGATCTGTTTCGCGTTCTATTGTACGCAATCTTGCGTTCATGTCACGGTCTGTCACGCCCACAAATCCGCGAACTTCTTTATCAAGTTCACGATTACGTCTTTCAGCAGCATCTATGTCGGCTTGTAGACTGTCAATGTCGCCCTTTAGGTCTGTACGAACATCACGTATGATATCATTGCTTTCATCTACTAATACTACAGCATTGTCAATCTTCTGCTCTAGTTTAGTCATACGCTCTTGTATGCCACTCAAGTCTGGGGCAACATATTCTTGTATCTGTGTTTTCATGTCCATGTAGTCTTTATAGAATTCAAATGCTCCATAAAGTCCACCTAACACTGTTGATACGATACCACCTGCGATCATCAATTTAGCAGGTGTGAAACTATAGCCACCAATACTGATGACTGTGTTTTCACTCATGTACTGTTCTTTGGCGGCTTCTAATTCGTCTACTTTACTATCAATATCTTTATTTTCTGTTTCTTCAATTTTTGGCATTTTATATCTCCTAATCCCAATAGCCTGTTTTAGTTTCTTCACGCCAGGCTTCTAATCTTGTGCGTATACTACTCGGGCTTGTTGGTACACCTAAATAGTTCATCACAACATAATTTTTATACTTTTTATATTCAGCTTGTTCTTCTTTAGTCATATCTTTAAATTCTTTAGATAATAAATATCCCATTCGTGTGTTTGTAGGTATCATTTATATTGCTCCTCAACCATTTGCTTGTAAGTGTCAGTATTGCCTTTCTCTAGGAAATACATACCACGTTTGTTATCGTCATACTTTACATTCTTGTAGATATCTTCTGGCTTGTACCATATATTGTTGTCATTCAACATAGCACTACGATAACTTGATACATCAGTATCACCACTCATAGCAGCGACGATACCTGATTGATCTGCATCCATATAGTTCTTGTTGATCTCATCTTGTTGTTCTTTGTTGGCAGCAACTACTTCTTCTGCTCTTTTCTCTGCGTCACTCTTTTCGTCTTTGTTATTACCGAGTACGCCCAGTATTTCAAGATTAGTAGTGTTTGGTACAACATTGAAAGCGTTTGCGAGATTTGGATCATTTTGTATTGTTACCTTTTCATCTTCTTCAAAAGCACTAACACTTGTATCTTCTGATTTTTGTTCTGTCTGTGCTAAAACATTTTGTACAAACTCAACATCATCAGTTGAAGTATCAGTTGGCTTGATATCTATGTTCATGATATCAGTAAAACTATCAATAGTATCTACTGAACCATCAACACTTTGTTCTATGTTATTTGCTACAACTTCTTCAACAACTGTTTCAACTTTATTTTCTTCGGTCATTATCTCAAAATCACTACTATCATTATCAGCAACACTATTATCAATGACATTATCTATAGTGATATTCTCAATAATACTATCATTTGATTTAGTTTCACCACTTGCCATAGCTATACTTTCAGCCTGGCTTATGCTATCACTTGCGCTTTGTTCTGTTTGTGATTGTGTCTGAGCCATGCTAACATTGTTTAGTTGACGACCTGTCTCAAGTAGATCATTGGCACTGTCAATACTATTATCTGCTACAGTTTCATCGTTATCAATTTTATCTTGTTCTTTGGTTTCAACTTCGTCATCAACAGTTGATATGTTTGTTCTTGCTGTAGTAGTTGATAATGTTTCTGTAGTTGCTACATTATTACTTGCGGCTGCTTCTGCTACGCTCAATGCCAATTCAAGTGTATTTTTACTAATGCTATCGGCAAGTATCTGTGCTTTTTCTTCGTCTGTCAATTCACGATAAGTGACTTCTTTTTCATTAGTTTCTGCTGGTGTTTCTTCAACAGTAGTTTCTTCGTCTTGTAATAGTTCTTCTAACTCTGTCTCATCAATAGTTTCATCTGCTACAAATACCTCTTCTTCCTCATCAGCAATGACTTCTGTGCCATCATCGCTGCCATCATCACTACCTGTGTTATCGTCATCAATAGCAGTTTCATCCGCTAACATCTCTGCTACTTCTTCTGGATCACTATAGTCTATGATACCATCATCATATAGGTCAAGTGTATTGATAATACAACTTGGGTCATATGGATTCAATGTACAGTCAACACCTATCACTGGATCGGGTGCTTCAAGATAACCTATACGAAAATTCACACGGTCTATTGCTGGGCCATAATATCCACCCCAAAAACCTTCATCACGACCATAGAAACTTATGATAGCAGATGTGAACAAGAACTCTGATTGTTGTGAACTATACCATCCAACTGCCTTGTAATCGAGTCCGTTCACACCAGGATCACCTGCTTTGAAATAATCTGGACCTATAGGTATGAAGTTGAATGAGCCCGCTTCACCCTGTTCTGTGAAAAACTGTACGCTGGCACCAAACAAATCTCTTGGACCATCTGGGTTTTCGCAATAACCACCTATGCTGTTGTTACAGTTCATTCTATAGAAGAAGTCAAAATAGAATTCAAAACTATTTGTGTTATATTGGCTCAAATCTATATTAGTGGCTAATGTTGCACCCATATAAGAAAATTGAAAACATTGCCCTTGATTGCTCAATCCACCACATCCGGGTCGTATCGCACCACCACTAAAGTTATCGCCCTGCAATGTCCAATTGTTTGGTGTAGTACCTATTGGACCATCAAAACTAAAGTCAGGCACAAGATTACCTGTCTGTGTGGCACCAGCATAGGGGCTGACTTCTTGGGCCATTGCTGGCCCAAATAGTAATAGTGCTAACAATGCCAGTAGTTTTTTCATCCTACTGGATCTGCCTCTGGCATATCTTCAGTCTTTTCAGCCTTGCTTTCGTCATTGTCACCAAAGATACTACGGAACCAGCCTTTCTTCTGATCTGGGCGTTCTGTCTTATTCTCAGACCATTGATCGGTTGCCTCTTTACCAATCTTGCCCATATATGGGCAAGGTGTACCTGCCATTTCCATAGCCTTGAATACACGCTCATCTTGGCACATCAATGACACTGCTGCGACTTTCATGCCCATATCATATAATGTCTTTGATAACTTCAAGCGTTCGCAGTTCATATCACGCACAGCCTTACCTGCGCTCATACCAATAACTTGTGTCTGTACCGCACCACTGATACCACTCACGCAAACATCTTGGCTATAAGTGCTGATCATTGGGGCTATGGCACTTGCCGGTGGAGCCTTGATCTCTTGCTCTACCTTTGTGATGTTCTCATTGCGATTGATGTTTGTATTAGTATTTTCTGTCTTTACATTGCTTTGGCTAGTGCTTTCGCTCTTGTTTACATTCTCGTTTTTGTTCACAGCAGTGCTTGTGCTAACATTCACATTGTTATTATTGTTGGTAGCAGTACTCACATTCTCGTTTTTATTCAAGTTTGTGTTAGTGCTGGTACTGACATTATTGTTATTGTTAGTATTGACGCTGGTGCTGTTATTCGTGTTGACATTATTTGAGTTGATGTTGGTGTTGTTATTATTGTTATTATTATAAGTAACCTCACCGCTCATGTTATTGTTGTTATTATTTGTGTTTGTGCTTGTAGATGTGTTGATATTGTTATTGGTATTGTTGCTTGTGGTCGTGTTCACATTGTTGTTATTATTAGTAACCGTACCGCTCTGTATATTCAAGTTTGTATTTGTGTTTGTATTATTGTTTGTGTTTGTGTTACTGCTTGTAGTCGTATTGACATTATTGTTATTGTTAGTCAATGTACCACTTTGGATATTGTTATTTGTGTTGACATTATTGTTAGTGCTATTCACAGTGCTTGTGTTCACATTTGTATTTGTGTTAGTACTGGTCGTAGCATTATTATTGTTATAAGTCACAGTACCACTCATGACATTGTTGTTAGTGTTGGTATTTGTGCTTGTAGTCGTATTCGTGTTTATATTCGTGTTGGTGTTATCACTAGTACTTGTTGAAGTATTAGTGTTTGTATTTTGATTGACATTGGTAGCAGTACCACTTTGAATATTATAGTTTGTATTAGTATTCGTATTAGTGTTATCTGTGGTACTTGTAGTATTGCTTGTTGTTGTGACATTGCTTGTAGTATCTACAGTTGAAACCGTAGTTGTCTGTGCCATGGCCACGGTGATCATGCCAGTACTAAGCACTGCCAATAGCAAAAGCTTATCGGATCTAAACATATATTTTATTCCATATGCCTTCCCCCAAACGCCCCATGCTTTAGGTTCTGGCTACTTGCTATCCCTATTATTTTTATTTTAGGATAGACTTTTGTATAGTATTATTTATGAGATATCGGTCAAAAATATATCAGTATTTGTTTAGTTTATGCTTGAGTGCGCTGAACAATTCTGGATCAAGTGTTTTCAGATCCTGCACCCATTGTTCTAGATCAATCTGATGTAATGCTCTGCGAATATCTGCTGCTTCGCGGTCATAGATATCTAAATCATCCCATTCATGTTCAGGTTTACTGTACAACATATGCTATTACTCCGAACAAAATTATGAGTGCCATAATTATATATACGAATGTTCTAAATCTAACCGTGACTCGGAAAAGTTCCATCAAGTACTAGCCTATGTTGTAGTTGACCTTCATTGAAGATATGTAGCATGCCTGGAAATTGTTCGAACTCAAAAACATATCTTACATCGCCGCGTGTTGTGACAGCGATACCTACAATGATCCCATCTGCTTCATAAGTGCCGCCGGTCTTGCGAACATAGTCGCCTTCACGAAATTTCAATTCTGGTAAATCAATAGTTGTCATACGTAATCCTTTAGTCCAAAATGTGCGCGAATCTTGTCACCATAATCCTTATAAGGATAACTGCTGTTACTATCTGCCACAGTAGCGCATTCTTCTACGATTGCTTCAGCAAAACGCTGTAGTGTATCAGGATTTACTTCCGGGTAGAAACTGCCCCCGGTGTTGAGGGCGATTTCATAAACTTTTTTAGTGAGTTGTTTAGGTTTGTGATTCATATATTGATTATATAATCACAAAACTCTTATGTCAATATTTTATTTGAAAAAGGGTAAAAAAGCCTTGACCTTATCTAAATGTTTTTGTAAATGTTTTTCTTGAAAGTTTTTTGCGAATTGTGGTTGTGGGAAATTCCAACCAATAAATGCACCGACTAGTATCCAAAATAGTGTTTCTAACATGGTTTTTCTCCTTAGTTACACCAACTTTGCTTCTTTTCACCAAAGTAAGCACGGGCGTAACCATTTTTGATCAATAGTTCTGATAACTTCTGACCATCTAGGTATACATCGCCCAATACACGACCACCAAACTTATCATGGTCTTTGATTTCAAATTGTATGACTTTTGCTTTTGCTACAGCATCTTTAGTGAATGCGCTAGCCTTTTGTGCTAATGCATCTTCGCTAGGACATTGGGCGCGACCGCCCTTCTCTGGTGTATCAACACCCAATACACGCAATGATAATACTGGCTTTAGACCTAGATACTGTTGCATGAATGGTGCTTCAAACTGTATAGTATCACCGTCGCTTACTTTGACAACTTTATATGAATATAATTGCTGACTGAAGATTTTTGGGCTATAAAATGCTACTGGAAGACCTATTAGTAATCCTACTAAAATATGTTTAGCATAATAGTTTATTTTACTTGTCATCATAATCTCCAGCAAATCCGCTCATATAACGACTGCCCTTGATCTTTCCTAATTCTGGCTTTTTGAATTCTTGCTTTAGTGAAGCCATGAAGCCCTCTAGGCTGTTGCTTGCTTGATTTTGCAATGATTCTTTATCGGATGGATTTAGACCCATATACTTTTTGACAAAAGCAGCAATCTGATCCATTGACAACTTAGCCTTCTTACCATCTTTGAATAGTATAGGATAGTTGCCATCAACATCGATTGCCTTACGCAACTGCATCAGGATATGAGGAACTTTATCAGCATCTGGATCTTCTGGCTTATCCACAACATCGTCAAGATCATCTGATCTTGCAAGTTTCTTTGCTTCGATAACTTCAAAAATCTTCATAAAAATGTTCCTCAATCTATGTATATATTTATGCCCAAGGATCGGTAATGACTAATGTGCCATCACTACGTCTCATTACGTTTTCAGTATGAGGATCCCAACCATACCCTTTGCTATTTCCTACTTTATGTAATTTACGCAAGGTGTTGTAGAATATCTCATATTCTTTCAACTTGCTAGTATTTTGGGCAACAAACTCTTTCTGTAGTTTTTTAGCATTTGGGTACATGCCCTCGCCCGAATCTTTACTTATTATGTCTACGACTTTCGCCCAATCTAATTGCTTTGCTGAAAGATCGGCTAACATCCAAACTACGTATTCGTCTAATGAGCCCTTTTCTAATGGGTATAATTGTTCCATACCATACTGAACAAACGGTTGATCATTTATAGTGAAGTTATAAACTTCACGACCATCTACTTGTTTGAATTGTGGCAAATTAGGTGCATTTAGTTTTTTGCTCAATTGATAAAACATTCTGAATGTTTCATGGGCAGTATTATCTTCTTTAGGCATGAGTATCTTGACTACAGTACCTTCATCTTTCATCCATACTTGCGCATCATAGCCGCTGCCTATAAACTTATACCCTGCTGCTTTCAATTTGTTTTTTACAAATTTACTTAGATCCTCATCTTCATTTGTTTTCTTCTTACGACCTTGACAATGGGCGCGTTGACTAAAGCCTTTAGGATTATTACAATTGATACTGCGCTTATATTTTTGTGACCACTTTTCTGATATGAATTCTTTACTGCGCATTATTTTCTACCGATCTTCATATAGCGAGTATAATCAGTTTCCGGATCTTGTAATTCTTTTTTACCTAGATAATTTACAACAGTCATAGGAAACATATCGTCAAACTGTTTCATATCAGCAACTTTAGTTTTGCTCCCGCTCACGCTATCACGACCCTGTACTACAACAGGCATACCTTCTGGTACAACATCATACCAATCTGTACTCATGTCATTAATGCTTGTGTTGATTACAATGCCTGGCTTATCGTATATTACATCTTTAGCATCGGTATGTAAAAATATTAATTGACCGTCGTTGAATAATGGTCTTAATAAACGTTCGCTTGTTTTTAATACACTATCGTTAATATCTATCAATACGATATGATCAAAGACGATGCCGGCTTTCTGTAGGATATATGCTAGATTGCCATACCAGCTACCTAATACATAGATAGTTCTCGCGCATTTATTACCTAGACCTTCCTTAACTTTATTTGCCAGCCATTGTTTGCTAGTCACTAGATCGTCAGTTAAACTACCTTCTAGTGTATTTGGGCTGGCCTCGTTAGTAAGATCACGTATGCGCATTTCATTATTGTCTATCTTTCTTAAGAACGCTCTTGATCATCCAATTATGTTTTGCATGTGCGTCTAATCTTTCAGCAAGATAATTCTCAATGCCTCTTTGATTTTCTTTGCCTGCTACAACAAAGCATTCTTGTAATAGACCTAATAATAATTCATTATCGCTCTGTAATTCAGCGAACATGAGTTCGGCGCGTGGTACCATAGTTTGATCAGGAAGTATTGATAATTCTTTATAACGCTCAAAACTGCCGGGTGTATAACTATCTAATGTGCGGATGTACTCTGCTGTCTTATCTAAGCTAGCATATACTTCAGCGTATAGATCGCCGAAAAATTCATGGTATTGGGGAAAGTTTGGTCCTTCAACATTCCAATGAAAATACTGTGCCTTGATGACGAAGGCATATGAACTTGCTAATAATACTTTTAATTTATCTGCTAACATATTAATTCGCCTGTATGAAATCTTCTAGCAACTTTCTTGCTTCACGAAAATTCTGTGCTGTGCATTCAAATACTTTGACTTGACCGCTTTTGCATAAAACTTCAAACTTATAATTTTTCATTTTTTATTCCTCTACAGACCATTAATTAAATATTTTTTAAAATGATCCTCATCCTTTTTTTTACAAATTTCATCGCTCACTTTTGTTTTCCAAATTTCTGGAAATATTCCATGTACTAATAATATCAATGCCCAACGCCATGCTCTAATCAAATGTTTAAAGTAACCTATATTATTGTCACTTAGATGTGTCAAGATTAGCGTCCTTTAATTCCTTTTAATATTGAACTTTCTTTTGTTTTTTGTGGCTGAAGTTGTTGCATTCTCTTTTGTACTTCCGCATCAAGTTTAGGACGATCACGTTCTAAATAATGTCCCGGAACTTCTACTGGTTCTTCAGGCTGACTGATATCATAGGGTGCTGATTTAGGCGCCCCCGGCTTTTTATATACAGCATTCGGGTTTGGTACAGGTTTATCCTGTTTGTTCTTATCAGCATTCCTATCTAAAAATTTTTGTAATATTTCCATCTCATTCACCTGTGCTATTATATTATTTGTAGGAACATCCGGGAAGTAATGTTTCATACCTTCTTTACCGTGTTCTTGTCTTACCATCAATCTTTGAATACTATCTAAATCTTTTGCACTGATTTTGCTGTCAGGATCTAGTCCTAACTCACCAAAAGTATTTTTAATATATGTGTTTGTATCGTTGTTGTCTACTGGCGGGGCATACTTGTGAATCAACTGTCTGCCTGTCAATCCTCTCTTTAATGCATCCAATGCTAACTGTCTGCGCATTGCTTCTTTGCCATCTTCGGGATTAGCAAATATAGCGAAACCATTTTTATCAAAGCCTACTGCTTTATCTAATACGTATCCTGGTCTACGTAGTGCGTCTGTACCGCGCAAATTGCCAGGATTATTTCTTGGATCTACAAAAGTACTGCCTGAGCTTCTACCACTATCTGGATATCTGTTGCTAATTTTAGGTTCTACTTTTGGTATAGAAGCGACTGGTGCAACAGGCGCAATAATTGGTTCAGACTGTGTTGGTCTATTATATATTATATCACTTAGCGTATCACCTTTTTGTACAACATAAGTATCGCCGGAAGGTAGTCTGATCTTTTGTCCTATATAAATTAAGTTAGGATCTTTAATTTTATTTGCTGCTGCTATTTGTTTTATCAAATTTGCGTCATATTCTTTGACCGGCACTTTAGGTTCTATGGCTTTTACTTTAGCATAGTGATCCATTGCTGTGCCAGGTTTAGCAACTTTTCCAGCAGCAACTTTCCAACCCGGAGGTGCTGTTTGCTTAGTGATTGGATTTATTTTTGCAGGTTCTGGTCTGCCGCCTCTTACTGCTGCTGATGCCTTATCTAAAAATGCATTGATAGTTTTAGGACTTAATTCATTAACCTTCTCTGCTTTACCTTTTTTAGCATCCTGTTTAAATTGCAATCTAGTTGCGCGATTTATTCCGCTAAAACGCTTGTTGCCTTTTTGAAAGTCGCCTTCTTTATCAGCAGCACTTGCTTCTGTACCTGCCTTCTTTTTATAACTTGCTAGAGTTTCAGGACTCAATTCATTTATCATCTCATCTTCAGGAGTCATAAGTGTAGTCTTAGATGTTTTTGCAGGTTGAGATGGTCTTTGAATCTGATATTGGTTTTTAGGATCCGCGAACCAGGCACGTTGAATACTACTATCGGTTGGATCTTTGGCAGTTTCATCCCCTGCAAAATATTTACGCATAGTAGCGATACGTTTTGTTCCGCCTTTAATTGCGCTAGAAATACCTTCATCCATCTCATCTGGTTTAAGTTTAATCTTGCGATATGCTTGACCCATGCCACCTGGTGTATTGATTGTTTCTTCTATTTCAGGGGGCATCCATTTTTGATATTGTCCTGCTTTAGGCATATCGTCAAATGATGGAAGTGTTTGATCCCATGTTTTGTATTGGCCTGGCTTCATATCAGGACTCGCGGCTTGTCTAGATGTTTGAGCAGCAGGTTTTTTAACACCTATATCTTTATAATCAATATTATATTTGCGCATCAATGCGTTCATCTGTCTCTGTTGTATATCCATATCAACAGGATCTCCGCCGCGCATAATTGATTTAAACAATTGTGCTACTGTGTTTACCGCGCCTAGACGGCCGCCTGCTTCATCAAGTTCTTCGCCTAATCCAAAGCCGCCAACTGCACCTGCGCTATAACCTTCTTTGATACCTCGACCTATTGAACTTGTTGGTTTATAATTTTTAAAGTAATCTTTTACTGCTTGAGGATTGTCATAGGCAGCAAGTGCTGCTTCCGCACCTAATGACGCTGCTTGTGCTCCGAAATGGGGTACAAGGCCGGTAGTAGTAGCGACACCTCTTAATGCTGCACCAGCGTAATCTTTATTGCCTAAACGTTTTTGAAAATCTTTATAATCATCCTGTACAGTTAATAAAGTTGCTGCAGGTAAAACTCCCTTACCTATTGTTTTTGCTGCTTTCTTAATTGCGCCTGATGAAGGTTGAGGAACAGCAACAGCATCAGTATTTTCAAATGGCATTTCAGGTTGTGAATATTCAATCTTTCTTGGTCTTTGAGGTATTGCTACGTCAGTTGATCTGTTTCTATCGATAGGACCATTTGGTTCTGACGTATCAGCACCTGGTGCACCTAATATATCAGAATCTTGCTCATCAGGTACAGCGACCGGAGGAGGAGTCATGATTGATGTGTCGCTAGATGGAGGTGCTGTTGTTATATCTACTGTATCTTTATCAGGCGAAGGCGGCGGAGGATTGTTGCTTGCGCTTGATGTAGGACCGCCACCGGATGGTGGAGGGGGAGGGGGAGGTGGAGCGGATGATGTCTGTGCGGGAGCAGTTGTTTTATCTCTTGGATCTGTACCTTTGACTAGCCCTGCCGCAGCGCCGCCGACAACACCTAATGCTGCTAATGCTGCTTTAACCTTTTTCGGTACAAGTGGAGATTTTGCGACATCATCAGCCCATTTACTGTTATCAGGAAGATTTTTCCACCAGCGCATGTCTGGTTCATAACCCTTTTTACCTATCTGTGCTCCTAAACTTTGTGGAGGTGCTGCAGGTGCCGCAGCAACAGATGGTGTCCTTGTAGTTTTAGGTTTTGTCGTTTTAGGTGTATCCGTACGTACAGGTTCCAATGCACCTGTCTGTGGATTTACTCTTGCTCTTGGTTTATCTGTAACAGGTTTATCTGTTGCTTGTGCAGCTTTTGCTGCTGCTCTTTGTTCGCGCTTACGTATAGCGTCAGGAGTTTGACTTAACTGACGACCTGACGTTTTTTCAGGTTGTGCTGCTTGTTGAGCTGGTTGATTAGTGCCTTTTAATTTATCAATACCAAACGCTTGATCAACCTTTTGTCTAAATTCTGGATCATCAATATATTTTTGTATTTGATCACCTAAAATTGCGCCTAATGGTCCGCCGGCAAGTCCTCCAGCAATTTTACCTTTCCAACGCGCTTCTTCTAATTGTCCTTGCATTGCTAGGAAATCTTCATACATTTTAGTAGCTAGATTAACAAGATCGCTTGTATCAATTTCGGGATAGTTTGTTTTGATATTATTTTGATTTGCAGCTAACCATTTTGTTGCCTGACCTATCCATTCTTCAGCAGACAAATCAAAGTCTTGAACCATTGGTGTCATGATATAACGCTTTAATAGCATTTTTTCAGCAGCACTACCTTTTGGATTTTGACGTACAATATTTTGTATTTGGCGTGACGCTGCTTTATCTAAACCTTCAAAAATTTTACTCATTTGCTATCTCTCTTACTTTTTGTAGCAACATTCTTTGCTTTGCCACTACGTTCTGGATTAGGATCTTCTCTGCGCTTACGTGCTGCTGCGCTGGCGCGACCTTTTTTTCCTAGACTATGTGCTTTGCTCTGTGGTAAGCACTTAGGCTTACCCTCGCTATTACTACCTCTAGCACATGCTCCGCGAATCTTTCCATCTGGTCCAAAACGAACCCACTTCTCTTTGAACCACTTGCGTAAATCTTCTTCTAATTCTTGTTCAGATACTTTAACACAATTTGGAACCATACGACCACCTTTAGGCTTCATGCCTTTCTGTGTGTATCCTTTCCAACATGCTTCTAGTATCTGGCGATATCTCATTTTTTGCTCTTGTTGCCCCAGTTCTTTGCGCCTTTCTTACGGCATTTAACTAACGCACCGCTAGCATATGCTGATGGCCATACTTTGTAGCGGCTCTTGACTTTATGATAGCAAGCATCTTTGGCTTCAGCGATACTTTCTTCACTGTAAGAAGGTCCGCCGCACTCGACACATCTTTCTTCCTTAACATCTATATTATCAGTTGGACTACGTGAATAACTAAATTCTTTGCCCTTATTCCAATCTTTTTGCCTCATAGTGCTGACAGCTTTTTCTGCTGCTTGTAGAGTATTAAATGTGTATGGTTCTTTGTTTTTATCTTTTACAATTTTTCCATTTATGCGAACATACCAAGGACCTTGATTATATTTTCTTGCGCGTTCCTCTTCACCGGCTAATTCTGCATCCATTTCTCTTCTTTTGAAATCTCTTCTTTCTTGATCCATCGCCGATTGTTCACGGCGTTCATAGTCAAGTGGATTATAAGGTCTTGATTCTTCAAAATTGCTCATGCCACCTGCCAACACTCCAGCACTTTCTTTTTGTATTTTGTCTGATGCCGCTTTACCTGCCGCACCAGCTCCGGCTGCTGCACCTACTTTTGTTGCTGTCTTGATATTCTTGACGTTTTGATTAGTTTGATTTGCTATAGCGCGTTGTACTTCTACTGTTTTAGGTAAATCTCCTATTTGTTTTTTTGCCGCTGCATGTGCTAGTTTACCTACAACATTTGCTAAACCTTCCGCAGCGTAATCATGTTCTAAACTATCGGCTACGCTGTTTAGATAGTCAGAAGCTAATGTGATGTATGATTGCTGCCAGCCCATCAAGCCTTCATCTTCTGTGCGGTTTTCTATCATCTTATAGATACGCATAGCGTCTTTAGCAGCAGCATATAAATCACTACGCGCCATCTCTACTTCATGGTCACGGCGATCTGCCTTATGCGGAATGAAACTTGTATCTTTCATACGGCGCATGCCTGGGACTACGATTAAATCATCTTCCTTTAATTCATCTTCCTTAATAGGCTCGTCTAATTGTTTAGCAGCATTTTTATCTGTGTACCCAGTATCGTGCCATGCTTTAGAACCTGTTTTAGTGCTAGGTGCTGGTTTAGGTGCAGATGTTGGTTTGGGCGCAGCCGCTGTATTTGATTTAGTAAAAAATTCTTTAGTTTTATTATATACTTTTTGAAATTCGTCAGCATCCATATGCTTAAGGTTATAGGCAAGTGCCTTCATAGCACCTTCGCTGATTTGATTAGCGAACTTCTTTTTATTCTTTTTAACAGGCGGACTTTTAGGTGGTTTTTCAACCCTTGTTTCAATTTCACCTAGTGGTTTCGCTACTGTTGCGATAGAACCTGCGACAGTACTTTCAAAAATATCATTAACTTTCATATAGATAATCCGCAATAATATAGTATTTATCTATAATTCGGATATATGTTGCACAAAAGAAAAAGCCCCTTTCGGGGCTCTCTCTGTTACTTGCCCTCTTGGGCTTTCTTTGCTTCTTGATCCTTGACGTACATCGGGCCGATGTTATCAAGTAGATACTGCTGATTCTCCATGCAAAATACATAAGAACCGCTATGACGCAATAGAACTCGCTTGTCAACCCAGATACGGCCACCAAGATCGCGCCAGTTCTCACAGAAAGTCCAATCTTCAGAATAGTAACGATTCTGACGAACGGCTGTGTCGAAATAAGTCTTGAGGTACTTGTCGTACTTAGGATCAAGACCGATATCGTTCTTGTACTGCTTGACAGCAGGGTGATTATTCATCTTTTCAAATACATGCTTCTTCATCAATAAGAAGCCTGTGCCTGCCTTGCTAACTTCTTGTAGACCGTCTGGGCCTTCTTCTGCACCATCAAATCCATTGACTACCCACTTGATGGGCATAGTCTTCATGGGGTACAGACCACCAATCACATCTACATTTCTATTCAATAAAACTAGCAAGTGCCATGGTTCCCAGCCAATGTCAGCATCGACAAAGAACAGGTGAGTAGCGTCTGGCATATCAAGGAACTTAGCAGTAAGTGTATTACGTGCGCGGCTAATAAGTGACTCATTAACCATAGTTTCTAGCGTCCAGTCGATACCCAACTGACGGGCGGTATTCGCCCACTTGATGAAACTCATAAATGTTGATTCAGTCAACATACCACCATAGCAGGGCATAGCAATATGTACTCTAGTAGTACGTAGGAAATCTACGTTTACTTGTACTTGATTCTGTCCTGGTACAGTTGGTTCTTGATTTTGAGCAGCTTGCTGCTCAACAATCTCTTGTACCTTTTCTACAGGTACTGTCTTCTCTTCGTTCTTTTGTTTTTTAGTGGCCATATATCCTCTCAAAATGTATGAATATTTACATCATGAGAGGGGTGTGAAATTATTTTTCTGGTAGATAATCTAGGCTTTCTGTTTTAGGCTTTTTACCAGCTTTTTTCATATTGATTGCTGTAGCAGCTTGTTGCGCTGGATTTGCCGCCTCATCAACTGTTTCTGTGCCCATGCCTGCGTCCAGTAATTTTACAACGTTAGTTGCTAATTTAGGATTACTCTGAGTAGCAGGATACAAACTCATAACCATTGCTGTTTTTTGTCGCATATTTAAAGTAGGCCAGTTGTCTCTAATTTCTGTCGCACTTTTAATTCCTGGACCAAAAGTTATGGTTGGTAAATATGTGATATATGCTTGTTTTCCGTAAGGTTTTACATTTTTTCCAGTATAAGGTTGAAAGTAACTAGGTGTGCCATCTTTTTTTGTTCCACCTGGTTTAGGTTCTTCTAACCTATCTTTTTCGCTGCGCACAAAAATAAGTACATCTTCATTAGGATTGAAATGATCAGTGATTTCTTTTGGTCTAAAAGGACTTTTTACCTGTATAAAATGACTAGGATCTACACCGGCAACTCTTGCCAGTTTCTCTTTAATATTAAATGGAAACGGTCTTTCTTTTTGATCGTTAGTCGCAGCTACAAACACTTCAGCATCTGGAAATTGTTCTTTTGCGGCCTGGTAAAGGCTGTAATGCCCTGCATGAAAAGGATGAAAACCACCTGGCATTACAACAATCTGTTTCATATCAATAACTCAATTTCACAAAGCTTACAACGCCGCCGGCAAAATCAACGATCTTGGCGCGTAGATAGACGAAATTACCTTCTACATTAGTATAGATGCTTGCATTGCTGCTATCGTATGGTTCAGTACCTGAGCCGGCGTTAGCATTTGCTACCAACTCATATACTTTAAACCATTCAGCATTTGAACTATTACTATTTAAACTTGCCTCGATAACAATATTACCGGTGCAATTTGCTAATTTGATGTTAACTGTTTGTAAATCCTGATTACCTAGGTAATATGCGGCAGCAGGTTGAGCATTACCAGTCACAGTATAGACGTTTGCTGTACCGCCACCATTATAGGTAGTTTGCGGTAATAATTCTAGTATAGTAACCTGACTCATTAGGCTTTCATCGCCTCAACGACGATGCCCTCACCCGCAAGTTCTTGAGCGACTTGTTCTAGGGCCGCTAATGTTTCTTGATTTGCTATAGTTGCGCTTTCTTTTTCGTTGTCTTTTACGATTTTACTGAACTTGATGACAACGACATCCTCTACAATTTTAGCCATAAATACTCCATAATTACTAGAGTATTTATCTGTTTTACGGGCGTTTAGCTAAACTATATGTTTTACCGATCATGTTTGGGAAAAGCATATGTAAAATAGTTACCATGCTTTCATCGTTGTAATCTATATAATAACTGCTGTGCAAATATATAAATCTTGTGTAATTTTTCCTACGATTATGGGCTAAAGATTGCAATCCGCGACTTACATTTGCTTTGGGATATCTACTACAAAACTCAATCACATTAGTAAAAAAATCGTCAGGACAACGTTTTCCCTTAAAAAAAGTCCTAAATTTGTACTTAGGTTCTTTGCTAAAATAGATAGTATCCGATGCCAACACTTTAGCCTCAAAAAATCTAACATTGGTATCAATACATTGTAGGGTTTGTAAAAGGTCTAAACTATTACTGAAAAAACTTACTGTATCACCCTGTATACGTAACATGCATTTTTCTTTATCGACTGTATTACGCCAAACAAGAAATTGACTGATTTGGTTTACATTGACTTCTTCCCAATATTCTGTCCAGTCATTATCTAAAACTCTTACTCCATACTTGTTATTTCTTGCATCGCGCAATTTTTCCATACGTGCTATAAAAGTTTCTAAATCAGGTGTATAATAAGTATAGGCAGCCCCTTGTATAAAGCAAGTAGCTTTATATTGAAATTTATTGAAGTAAAGTCTATTTTTAATCTCTATAGCAGGAATCGTAGTCATTTTATTTGTCAGCCTTCTACTTGTATGATTCCGTCGTCGCCCACTTTGGCTGTAACTTTATTTGAAACCACAAACTCAATCTTATTATCAACAAGATTTGCCATGATATTTGCATTTTTGATTTGTTCAAACAATACCTTTTTACTCAATGGTACGCGAATCAATTCATCAATCTTACGTGCTAGAGGACGTGCGCCCATCTTGTTATCATAACCTTTCTCAGCAAGATATTCAACAACAGGCTCAGCTAAGTTTAGCGTGATGTTATGTTTTTCAAGCAAGAGTTTCTTGACATCTTCTGTAAACTTGACAACAATCTTCTTAATCGAAAGCATGTCCAACTTCTTGAACTTGCAAATTTTATCAAGACGATTTCTGAATTCAGGCTTGAAGAAATCCTTCAATGCCTTATCATCTTCACCGGTCTTAGCCAACTCACCGAAACCGATATTATTACGTTCACCATCAGCACTACCAAGATTGCTAGTGAGAATAATGATTGAATTCTTACAAGACACTTCCTTACCATTGCTACCGGTCACTCGACCTTCATCAAGTATCTGCAAGAAGATGTTGAAGATATCTGGATGTGCCTTTTCGACTTCATCGAACAACATCACGCTATGTGGGTTCTTACTCAAATCACTGATCAAGCGACCACCTTGCACTTGGCTGTCGCCGAAACCAACATAACCGGGAGGGGGACCGATCAATGAACTTACAGAGTGCTTCTCGCTATATTCACTCATGTCATACTTGAGCAAAGGCATTTCAAGATTTTTACTCAATAACTTTGCTAGTTCGGTCTTGCCAGTACCCGTTGGACCAAGGAACAAAAAGCTCGCAATGGGTTTTGTTTCATTGTTGATTCCGGCGAAACTGACATAAACTCTATCTAGTACTTCGCTGACTGCCTCATCTTGTCCATACAATTTATCTTTGACGTTACTTTCAAGATTATTAATCTTGTCGAAATTGTCGCCGTTAAGCTTATCAGCAGGCACTCCAGTATATTTTTCAACCTGTTCGTAAATTAATTCCTTTGTGATTTCAGCATTTTTGTTTTCTAATACACGTTGCTTGGCACAGGCTGCATCAAGCAGGTCGATGCTCTTGTCAGGATTTTTACGATCATGTATATAGCGGTCAGCATTTTCTACCGAGGCTTTAATGGCTTCATCAGTAATTTTTACGCTATGGAAATCATTGAGTCTATCTCGCAAACCATTAAGGATGCGAATCGTTGTGTCGTGGCTTGGTTCATCAACCGCTACTCTAAAGAATCGTCGCATCAATGCGCGATCCTTTTCGAAACTCTCATAGAATTCTTCCCAAGTAGTTGAAGCAATTACCTTGAGCGTACCCTTAGTGATTGCGGGTTTTATCATATTTGCAAAATCTATGCTACCATTGTTGCTGCTACCAGCACCGCTCATAGTATGTGCTTCGTCTATGAAAAGAATTGCCTTCTTCTTTGTGTTGAGTGCTTCGATAACCTGCTTTACCTTTTCTTCAAAGTCACCGCGATATCTACTACCCGCTAAGAGGCTTCCAATCTCAAGGCTATATAATGCATGATCCTGTAAAAATTCTGGAACTTCTTCATTAACGATGGCTCTTGCTATACCTTCAGCGATAGCAGTCTTACCAACGCCGGGATCACCTACCATCAATACGTTGCTCTTGAAACGCTTGGCAAGCACATTGATGATGTCATCAATCTCTTTATGACGACCGATAACAGGTTCTAACTTATCCTGTCTAGCAAGGTCTGTAAGATTAGTAGTAAACTGTTCAAGAATTTCTTCTGCTTGTGTATCAGTTAAATTACTGAATTCGCCGCCCTTATAATGACGCTGCCAATAAGCCAAAAATTCTTGTTTATTCACACCATACTTTAACAAGAAATAATGTGCATGTGTATTACCTTCGCTGATAATACTTAAGTAGAGATCGACCGTAGTCACTTGTCTACGACCAGTAAATAATACCTGTGTGACACTACGATTCATCACACGTTCAAGGGCGTTAGTTTTTCTAGGAGTCTCATTATCAGAGCGTTCAATACTTGTTAAACTCTGTAGGTAGGCACGAATCTCGTCAATCATCAAATCTGTCTCACATCCAAAACCATTCAAGCATTTCTTGAATGGGGCAAATGTGATAAGACCAAGCAATAAATGCTCAATGGTCACATACTCATGCTTAAATTCCTTAGCATAAGAAATAGATTGTTCGATGATGTTTTCGATTTCGGGTGAATTATTCATAAGCCTCTTTAAAATATTTATTGTATGCGATTTCGCAATATAGTATCAACAATTTCACTATTAATGTTATCAGGAATAAAGGGTTTTAGCAAGATATATTGGTCTCCAAACATATTACTATTAGGTATCGGCATGCCTTGTCCTGCTAATTTTACTTGCATGTAAGGTTGAGTTTTTGGTTTAATTGTTACAGCTAATTTTTTACCCGATATTGTCGTAAATTCTAAGTTAGTACCTACGATCAAATCGAATACGTCTATACTGTGATTACAAAATAAATCCTGGCCCCTTCGCTCAAATCTTAAATCGGGCATGACATTAAATTCAATCATAAGGGACGCACTATCTAATACATTGTCATAACGCAATTGATCTCCCGAATTTACGCCTTTAGGGACTTTGATATCAATTATCTTTTTTTCACTATTAGTATTCAATTCTAGAATTTTATTTGTCCCGTTATATGCTTCTAGTAATGAGACAATCACTTGTGTACGGTATACTTGTCTTTGCGGGCGTTGTCCAAAATTTTGATTAAACATCTGCCCAAATATATCATTGATATCTAACCCATTGACATTCATCCTGAATCCACCAGGAAAGCCTTGAGGCTGAGGGTTATCATACATTGATCTTTTTTGTGGGTCGCTCAATGTATCGTATGCAGTTTGGATTTCTTGGAATTTATTGGTATCGCCGCCCTTGTCAGGGTGATGCTGACTGGCTAATTTGCGGTAGGCTTTCTTTATCTCATCAGATGTAGCGTTTTTTGCAACACCCAACGTTGCGTAATGGTCCATGCTTTATTATAACAGAATTACTTCTTAGGTGCAAATTTTTCCAAACCAGTAAAGCCCAAACCTGCAACTACGATCCACATCATTGCATCAAATAAATTTGCACTAACATTATAATTGGAAAAAAGATCAACAAAAAATGCTACTACGCAACAAATGAATGCTAAAAATGCTACGACTCTTTTACTTGATAGACATTCAGCATCATGGCTATCGGCTAGCATACCTTTCAAATTTTTAACAATAGTTTCAAGCATTTTATAAACCTGCATTAGTTATAAATTTTCTTATTTCATCATCAATTTCGTGTACTTTTTTGTTATGTAATCCTGCGATCTGTCTCATTTCATTTAATTCTTCTTCACTACCTTTTTCTATTTTATATTGGCTAGGATTAGTAATAATCACTTGCTTTAAAATATCTAAATTAGCGTCATGCGTGTGATCGTCTACTTTAACTTCCCAATCTTTCAAATCTAAATCTGTTAATGTTTCTAAATCTTTTAGAATTTCTATGATTTTATTTGGTACATTTGATCTGCGCTTCATCTCAACAAATACTAACCACTTGCCCGGTTCTAGTTCGCCTTCACTAACGCTAGCATCTAAAATGAAATCATAACCTAATTCTAACCAACTTACTAAATCGTCAGCAGCTAAATGGCTTGATACAATAAAACTTAGTGTGACGACATCACTATCATCACCCATTCTTGCAGCGTACTCGTCTACTGATATTAAAGGATCTATCATATTTTTCATATCATGATAATCCAATCCTTCATTTAATTGCTGATTCATTTTTATACCTTTATTGGACTGGCGCACCCATTGGTTGTGCGGGTTGCTGATCAAGTTGTTGATTGTCGTCTTTTTCAGTACCTTCTTTATCTAGGTCTTCGTCATAAGCATCATCTAATTCTTCTAAATCTACAGTGGAACCTGCTAGGTCCACAGAACCTTCTTTGATATCATCCATTACTTCTAATGGAATGGTGATTTGCACCAACCAAACCTTACGTTTTGCGCTTTTAGGATAATTTGTACCCTGGATGAAATCGTCAGGATTCGTCACTTTCACAGGTACTTCAATTTCTGTTTTGTCCCATTTTACATCACAACCCATTTTAAGCAAACGTTTTACTGCTCTAGGGTCAGGCATTAATTTGTATGGCCACATGAAAACACATGAAACATTATAACGTCCGGTGTCGGGGCCTTGAACTAATTCGCCATTAATCCAATTTTTAAATGCGTATAGATCACACTGATCTAATACCCTCTCAAAATCAAGTAAAACAGACATAGTGCCGTCACTAGTCATGACACCCTTGATAGTGTCTACTATACTAACGAAATCTATTCCGTCAAACCATTTATCCGCAATTTTAGTGGTCATAGAGTATTTATCAGAAAACAGGGATATTATAAAGGAAGATATTGGACAACAGTGTTATATTTATGCATTAAATCTTGCCAAATACTATGTCATTATTGCGAAGGTTAACTCTTTAAATATTTAAGAGATGACAATTTATCTCATTCACAAAGGAGACATCACTTGAGCAAAAGAAAGACGGGCGCTTTAAGAAAAGAACAACAAAATCATCAAATGAAAAATTATCAGAAAAACCCCATCTACGTTACAGAAACGATAGACTTTAATCAAGAAAATTATAAACGACAACGAAAACCAATAGAACTGCTACCGCAGTCAGTCAATCAGGAAAAATACATCCTATCACTCATCGACAGAGACTTAGACATCGTAGTTGTATCCGGTCCAGCTGGCACCGGTAAGACTTACTTAGCGATGCTAGCCGCGATCAAGTCCCTAAGAAACGGAGACTGCGATAAGATCATATTGACTAGACCTGCGGTAGCGGTCGATGATGAGAAGCATGGATTTTTACCTGGTGATCTGAACAGCAAGATGGAGCCTTGGGTACGTCCATTGTTAGATGTATTGAAAGAATACTATAGCATGAAAGAATTAGTCCACATGTTAAATGAACAAATCATTGAGATAACTCCGCTAGCATTCTGCCGCGGTAGAAACTTTAAGAACAGTTGGATAATACTTGACGAGGCACAAAATGCTACGCCAAGTCAAATTAAAATGCTACTGACACGTATTGCTCAAGGTAGCAAAATCGTTGTGACGGGTGACATCGAACAAACCGACAGACGAACCGCTGACAATGGTCTATTAGATTTAACTAGTAGATTACAAGAGAATCCTGTATACGGTATCGGTGTATGTGAATTTGAGACAAGAGATATAAGACGACATAGAATGATCGAACACGTTCTAGACTTATATCGTTAATAAAAAACGGGGAATTTATTTCCCCGTTTCTTTACGCTTCGCTAATTCAGGTCCTTCTTTTTCAAGTTGATTGACCATTTGCGGATAGATTTTTTTATAATAGTCGTTTAATTCATCAAAAGACTTGTTTAACTTATTTCCTTCTACTACACATTTTTCAATCTTGCGTAGTCCATAATCCATTATAATATTGCTCATGGATACATCACTGTTACGTACACGTTTAACAAAACGTGCTTGTTCATCAATCTGACCGCCCGGTTTTCTATAAAAAGTTATAAGTAAATATCTCATAGGTTTATTTATGACGTAAGTTCAATCATAGTTGCTGCGATAGCAATCTCAGGAATACCCACTAATGTTAGATTTGCTAGACCATTTCGTATAGTAATGATAGCATTATCTTTACTTTGATTATCCTTACCCCATAAATCTAGATTATCATACATCCAAGTGTATATATCCTCAGCCCTTGTAGGGTATGTTTTGATATATTCTTGTAGTGTTTGTCTGCCATCAACAATATTACCAGATTTAAAATATTCTGTTGCTTTTACCAATAAAGCATCTTCGCTAAACGTAGCGTTATCCGGAGCAAGTAGTGTTCCTGTTTGACTGTTAACTTGTAATTGATTTAAGCACTTACGCAAGTCTGGATAAGTAGCACGTACATAAGTATCAAGTACATCTAGATCGAACACTACGTTTTCACTTACGAGTACTGTGGCGGCTCTTGCTGTGAATTCTGTGATATCAGTATTAGCGATATGCATCTCATGACAGCGACTCTTTAGTGCAGGAATGATCTTGTACCCATAGTTACAAGTCAGGATATAGCGTACTGTCATGTGATACGCTTCCATATCATTTCTCAAGGCGGCTTGCGCCGGAGGTGTTAAGTAGTCCGCTTCGTCTAACAGCACTACCTTGAACTTGCCGAACGGCATAGTCTGCACGAAACTGTTTATTTGGTCACGTATTACGTCAATGCCTCTTGTGCGTGATGCGTTGACTTCGAATACGTCGAAATCTTCAATACCTAATTCTTGAATCAAGACCCTTGCTAACGTTGTCTTGCCTGTGCCGGGATCTCCGCTCAATAACAAATGAGGGAAACTCTCGTCCTTGATCCAGTTTGTTACCATATCTTTTTGCTTTTGATCAACAAAAACATATTCGGCAACAGTTTTAGGTCTGTATGCTTCTACCCAGAGATTATTTTTCATGCGAACAGTTTATTATAACGATTGAACAATGTCAACAGTTTAGATTTCCTTATCACTAATCGTAGCATCGTTAACGGGCTCATCGCTTACGAGTAGAATGTCTTTTGGGTCAACCTTGCGAATGGTCTGTTCTCCATTCTCATCTTCAATTTTGACTCCGCGCGTCCAACGGCCATGACTTACGCAAATATATTGTCCAACACTCACACCCTTTGCTTCGGGTCCTACAGCATATACCTTACCCCAACGAGGTCTGATACCTGCGCTCTTAGTGTCATCATTGCGTAGAATAATACCACCCGCGCTGATTCGTTCACTAAATTCCATTTCAGATACAATGATTGTATCTCCTAATGCTTTAAGTTTCCCTACTTTGTATGGATTAATATTTGCCATAAATTACTTTTTATTCTCCTTAGCCTTTATTTGTTCGATTTCTTTGTTTAACTCATCGAATTCTTCTAACTCAATTTCTTCTTTGGACAAGTTAGTTTTAGGTAATTTGGACTTTTTCGCTTGCGCGTTTCTATTCCCGACTGTCGCTTCATATGCAGCGCCCACTTTTTGCGTGACTGGGACTATAACTTTGCCCTGGCTATCAATCGTATCGCCTCTAGCATTAACTTTCATGTTGCCAACAGCCCTTACTTTTTCATTTTTTGCTATCAATGCATTCATGTCAATTACTTTGCCTTGCGCTGATCTATATTGTGCCATAAATTTTGCCTCACTTTAAAAATTCGTCAATCGACAAATCATAATACAAACTATTTATTTTATGAATACCTATAAGATACAAAACAAAACTACTTACACTACTACCTCTACCCACTCCCCAAACTATCTTGTTCTGTCGCATAGTGTCGACCAAATATGTAAGATATTTTAGAAGTTCAAACATGTTACGTTCTTGAAATAACAGTAGTTCTTCACCTGCTCTCTGTAACTCGGCTTCACTGTTGCATTTATCTAGCACGAATTGTGCAACGTCTAAATTTTTATAGAACTCAGGCATATACCAATTGTTTTGGTTAATCTTATCAAACTCTTCAACAGAAAGATTGATATCAAAACTTTTCTTAAGTATTGGAATATTTTCAAGTTCCAATATAGAAGGAATAGAAATATCGCTATCTGTTATTATAGTTTTGAAATGTCGTGTAGGATCGTTTAGATAAAGATTGCAAATGTCATCTTCACTTAAGATGATTTGCCCATATTTGTCTGTGTGCATTCAAATATTTTAAATTATTTCTGCTTCCAAGTCAATTCTAGTTCTGCCCAATTATTTTTATCAAAAAGGGTCACGATTTTTTCTTTTTTATTTTTATCTGCTAATGCTAGAGTGTTTTTATTATACCAAGAATCTTCCGGGTATTCAAGTTTAGCGATCTCGCCTTGTATGTTAAATTTTATCAAATTACTCAATTTACTTCCAAAAGTAATATCAGTGATTACTATCCTACCTTCCATGATAGCATTACATTTGTTTACAAGTAACATCCCTATTATCTGATCGTAAGGTTCTTCTGGTACTATGCAAACTTTTATACCAGCGTTTGTGTAATTTTGTATAGCTTCTTTTTCAGTGTTTTGTACAAATATGACATCTTCGATTTGGCCTGTAAGAAAGTAATTCATACGTTCAATGGCGATGTTTTGTTCGCGCACATCTTCAGTACAAACTTCCATTTTTGCATTCATCTCATATAGATTTACCATATACTTTGATTCAAAGTGAATGGCAGTCATAAATGTAAAATCTTTTTCTATTTGTATGTTCATTTGGATTTCTTGTCGATAACAACTTGAGTAGTGATGTTTTGCTTTTTAATTAAATCATCCATCTTTTTAGTATAAGCATTACGGTAACTTTCTAAAGCCATTTGTATTTGGTTTATAAGTTGCCTGTGATTCGCTCTATACGCAAAGTTTAGTTTAGCCGACAAATTACTTATGTCAGTTTGTAGTTCTTCTAAACTTTTATTGGATAAATCGTTTACGAAAGGATGTTCCATAAATTAGAACGGCTGTAGTGGAATCCTGCGAAAGATGTCCGGACCATCATAGACAGTATAATCAAAGTCTACGTTACCTGACGTTACTGAGGTAATACCTTGGTACTCAGGACCTGCTACACCATTATTTCTAGTTGTGCTGATCGTTATATTAGGACCGCTAACGCTCTTAATATAATAAGGATATCCGATCTCAACACCTGCTAAGTTTCCTGTAGGGTCATCCGTCATGAAAATAATCGGATAATTCACAACTAAATTCGCTGTGCTACCTGATACAGTAATTATATTTGGACCAGTAGTGCTAGTTATGCTTCTATTAATAGCATTAGCACTATAATCATCAACAGCAACGTATATGTAGCTTATAGGATTTAAATACATGTTACCTGATGAAGTCGATAGAGTTACGTTTGCTGTTAATGTCGTCGTATCTGATACTGTAAATGTTGTACCTGATACTAGGTTTCTCACATAATATGTGTTTGATGTTGAAATACCACCGAATACCGAACCAGTAAACTGTAAGGGCATACCTGTATATAAGGTTGCTGTATTGGCAGTAGTGAATATATCAGAACCGGTCGTTGTGTTTGTTACTTTAAGTTGGCTCACGCTATCGGGAACATATATCGTGCCATTAGTATCACCCAATCTGCCTGTGCTTGGAGGCACACCATATTGTATTGATGTACTCTTAAATGGTCTGTTGCTTGGAGTTATATCGACTGTATTTCCGCAATCTGTTGTTGTGAGCAATAAGTTAATTTTTGTGCTACCATAAGGGAAAGTCAATGCAGGAGTGTTATTTGCTAGCACATAATTTTCTAACAATTCAATACTTCTAAATGGTGTGTCGCTTGGGAAAAATATATAAACATCAACATTAGCATTAGCTCTTGCTAAATTTAATTCTACATGTCCTTCTGTATTTGTAGGCGCCCAGCTACCGAAATTTAATGTGATATTACCTGCCAATGTACCGTACTGTACGTCTCCTAAAGTACAATCAATCAACACATTACCTACAAGGGCATTGCCTAAATTGTATGTAGTAGCGCGAAACTGAAGCGTAGACGCATTGGCAATTAGAGTATTTGCCATGTCATTGTTTATGACTGTGTTGGCTAATGCTGATTTTAACACTGCCTTATTTTGTAAATCGCTTATTTCACTGCCTGCAATGTCAAGATTTTGTTTGATATTAACAAAATTGTTACGAAATCCCTGTGTACTATTGTTTTGTCCAGGAATCGGGTAATTGACATCTAGGCTGTTTGTGTTAATGCTACTCATGTGTTAAATTCCATAATGTATTTATATATGCTATACCTACTATAAATTATATTGGCTAGATTTTGGTAAAATAGTCTTGTTCGGGAATATCACATAAAAATCACTTGAATCGGCTGGATCAGGTGGTGGTGTAGCACTAGGATATTCTGACCAAGTTGGTGTAGCAAGCAATGTATCATAATTATATGTGATTTGCTTATTGACAGAGAATCTATCTATCTCAAAATCAATCTCATTAAGCGTGAATGGCCATTCAGTTTGAATGCGTTCTTGTATGATCTCAGCATAACTAATTGGATCAAACACTCCAGACATATTCCCGGTCTCTGTGACCAATTTATAAGTAATGCCATTTTTAGAAGTACTTAAAATAATAGCGTTTGGATATCCCGGAGCTCCTATCTGTTTGATATAATAAGTTGCTCCGCTGACGATATTTCCAAAAGTATTACCTGAGAACACGATTGGTTTGCCTACGACTAGGTTAGAAACATCATCTACTATAACCGCATATATTTGTAATGTGTCATTTCCTATCGTTTGAACTGATGTCACATTAACTGATTCAGCAGGTCTAGTATAGGCTATCACCCAAGCAGGAGTAAAGCCTAATGTATTGCCGTCACGCTGTTGACTAGTCATCCATAATGGTAATAATCTAAAATTACTATTTGACCCCAACTCTTGCTCTACACGTAAACGCATATTATCTAAACTATTAGGATATAATATTCTAGCATATCCTGGGGTCAAACTAGTATAGAATGTAGGTATGCCGCCATTTAGTAATAATGGTATGCCGTCTTGAGTCAACAAAGAATACTCACGGAAATTAGTAATTATTTCAGCTTCTTGATTAAATATAAAGCTTGTGTAGATTTCTGTGCTTGTAGTATACCAAGGTCCTAAATTTAAATCGATGAATCTTGGCCAAAATATTTCTTCTGGTATGCTAGTACTGTATCTATAATCAATGCCGAATTCAGGATCATATACAGCTAGATTATCTACGATATTGCTGTATACGACTTCGTAAATAATATTATTGTTTTCATCTCTAGCGACGGCAGTGCTTAACTGTCCTAATGTCACATCTCTCCAATAATGATTTTTCTTGACTGCTTCTAGATACTCAGCAAGATTGCTAGAGTTGATGCCATATGCATGTGCATAGGTCACGTTCTTAGCTTTACCAAAATTTGGATCTATTGGTCTATACAAATATTCTTCTGGTATTAGTTCCGGATCAGTTAATAATGAACTTATGATGTCTCTATCTTTAGCAGTAGGAGTGCATTTAATATATAAGTTGTCTGTAGGTTCGCTATATTCTTGATATACAGTTATCGTGAATGTTTTTGTGCTAGTTATAAAAGATGATAGAGTCGGATCAATTGCTTTTGCCGTGACACTAAAAGTAAACGTTGCTGAATCATTCTGTAGTTGGTAATTGTCACTAGGTTGATATGCTACTATGCCTATTATTTCACCGTCATCAAGTAAAGTCAAATTAGGCGGCAATGAACCTGATTCTAATACATATTCTAAATCTACATCAGATGTTGCTTTAACTTTAAAGTAACTTAAAGATGCATTATATATTTGTCCTAAATCACTGTCTGTTATCCATTTGACAGTGCCTGAAATTCCATTACTAACTTTAAAACTAAAATTAAAGTCAACACTATTATATGTGCTAAGTCCTACAGTTTTAAATGTTCTAGCTAAAAAAGTATATTCTTCAATTGAGTTAGGCGCGGTGATAGGATTACCGTATAACCATCCTGTAGTACCATCATAGTTCAACCAAGGAGGCTGTCCGTCAATGATATAATTCAGTTGTTCACCATCAAAATCATAACCTAATAAATGAAAACTAAAAAAATTGTCGCTTTGAAATTCGCCTATGTATGCATTTTGAGTAGGATTATAAGTAATGCCGGGGGGATTGACAGAGCCTGCAGGTGGTAATACATAATAACCATAATCTATTTCATTGGATTCAATATCATAAGTCGATGGTCTTGTATTTAAAATTGTAGGTATTCTTGTGCCTACTGCTTTACCAGGACCGCCCTGGCTGGGACTCAAATTTTGATTTACAACTGTTATAGCATATGATGCCCTGTCGTTGCCTTTTTCACTCAAAAGATCAAGAGTAAAGTTATACTGACGTTTAGTCGGGTTGCCTATTGATGTCGCGGGCAAAGTCACATCCATGAACCCTGCTGCTGTATCTACTATAAAAGTATCAGCTCCTGGCGCTATAGAAATTGTAATTTGTGTAGCGTTGATAATACTTTTAATATAATATACGTCTCCTGAAACTATCCCGCCAAAAGTTGTTCCTGTAAAAACTATAGGTCTATTGATGACAAAATCATTAGTGCTTAACACTGTTATAGAATTATTTGTGTTGTCGGAAGCAAATGCTGATGTATCAACTTCCGGCAAGTTAACTTGAGACGTAGGCGGAGTCGGATAACCGCGAATAAGTCCAAATTCATTTATTTCTAATCCTGGAGGCAATTGACCTTGCAATACACGTATCAATACTTCGTTCGTAGATATAGGATTAGAGTATTCGATAGGAAACTCAATCCATGTGCTATCTTCCGTAGTAAACAACAGTCCCTCAGGAGTTGTAAATAGTGGAGTTGCCTCTCCTGTTATTGTTATACTGAATGTTCTATCTTTAAATGCTGTGTTTGTTCCATCACTAGCGGTTACACGAACAACAAATTCGCTACTTATGTCATTAGTAATGACTTGAGGAGTTCCAGAAATTTTACCGTCTTTTCGAAAAGAAAGTCCTTCTGGCAAACTACCGCTTATTATTTCAAATTTAGTAATAGTATAGGGTAGTTCTGCTATCGCAGCAAGACGATAGACCATAGCAACTTCAGCAGGGTATACACCGATGATACCTGATGCTGTAACCCATGTGATTGGATTACTCATTTTTTATCCTCAAGCATAAGTTGCGCCAACTGTATACCATTGCGTAGTAGTTGGGGCAACATACTGAATTGTAGAACCTGCTGGTTGTGTGAATCCAGCATTAGTAGACAGTGTATTAATTATACCACCACTAGCAGGATATACTAATAAACTATTAGCACTTGTATTCGTTATAGTAATTACCATACCTGCAACTGCTGTAGGTAGTACTACACCTTGACCAGTTGACACTGTTGAGACAACATCTATTTCTTTTGTAAGTGCTGTGGCTGTACCCTGTGTTGATCCTGCGGCACTTATACCGGTAGCCACGCTGCGTATATGATAAGATGTTACAGTTACATTTGCTCCGCTTATATTACCTGATGTAGTGAGTGAAGTCAACGTACCTACCGAAGTGATGTTTGGTTGTGCCGCTGTTGTTACCGTACCTGCTGTAGTTGCGCTTCCTACAGTGCCTGTCACATTCGCGCCCGCAATATTTGTAAGGCCTGCACCATTGCCATAATATGCGCCTGTATTGACAATTACGTTACCGGTAACAGTTACATTGCTGTTTGTCTTATTAAACGTAAAGTTAGCATTACCGTTGCCAACACCATTGTCATTAAATTGAACTTCAGTATTTGCACCGCCTATTGCACCAGCTGGGCCAGTCGCTCCTGTAGGTCCCACGATACCAGTAGAGCCTTGTACACCTGTTGCACCTGTAGGTCCTAGATCTCCTGTAGCACCTTGAATACCTGTCGCTCCTGTCAGACCTGTAGCACCGACTGGACCTTGAATGTTTCCTACGTCACTCCATACTCCGCCGGCTTTCACCCACAAGTCTCCAGTATCTTCAGCAATGACACCATTGCCATCAACTGCGCTAGGGAATGCCGCGTTTAGAGTTGCTTGAGGAGTACCACCTACTGTAGGAACGCTTCCTATGATTGTTACACTAGTACCTGCTGGGCCAGTAGCGCCTGTAGGGCCTGCGACACCAGTCGCACCTGTCGGGCCAGTCGCACCTACTCCAGTAGCACCAGTTGGACCCGTTAAACCTGTACTACCTGTTGGGCCTGTTATGCCAGTAGCACCAGTAGAACCTTGCGGTCCTGTAGCACCAGTCGCACCTGTTGGGCCACCGCTTGGGCCAGTAGAACCAGTAAGTCCCGTCGCCCCAGTAGCACCAATACCGGTCGCCCCGGTTTGGCCACCTGCTGATATAGCGGCATAACCTGTCACTGAACTTGTGAATGTCAATGTAAGCGTATTAGCCGTATTGAATGTGATTGTAGGATAGTCATATCTACCTACAAAACTATTACCAGTGCTATCAACTGGTTCAACGTTCACATATAAACTGTTGAGATTGTGAGTTACGTTCCACGTTGTCGATGACGAACTTTGTGTGTGGATGTATGCGCCGCCAGCTGCACCTGTAGCGCCTTGTGGACCAGTAGCGCCGGTTGCACCAGTTAAACCAGTAGCACCCATTGGTGTAAATATATTGACTGTCCAAGGCGTATAAGGACCAGTACCACTACCCTGTCCACCTGTCACATTTACAACTAATGCACCTGTCGCTATATTATATGACTGAACTACACCAGTCATATATTTGTCTGTCTCACCGTCAGCAATGAAAATAATATTTTGAAAGGCAACGTAGGGTAAACCGGTATCTACTGTGCAAGAAATAGTCGACGGAATCTCTAGATTGATTGATGCTGTTGTGCTTGTTTGATAATCAAGCATAGGTCCAGTAGCACCCATGCCACCATAACTTATCGCGGCATATCCTGTTTGCGGTGACGCAAAAGTAATAGTAAGTGTATTAGAATTTAAAAAGCTTATAGTAGGATAAGTAAGAGGGCTTACATTTTGATTTGCACTATCAATTACTTCAACGTTAAGATATCGCTCTCCCAAATTATGATTTACAGTCCAAACTGATGCTGCCACTAATTGTTCGTGGGTGTAGGTACCACCTGTTGGGCCAGTAGCGCCTTGAACACCGGCTATAGCCGGTAACCATGTTGATGTCAAACTATCGTAATATTTTAATACACCCATAATATTCTACTATTTATTGACCTATATGTTATGCGTAACTTGCTCCGACTGTATACCACTGTGTCGCGCTTACAGCAAAGTACTGTAAACTTGCACCGGCTACATGAGTATAAGCTGTGTTGGTCGACAACGTATTAATCGTTGCGCCTGTTGCTGGATATACGTTTAAACTTGTCGCGCTTGTATTATTAACTATGATTACCATACCTGCAATTGCTGTAGGTAATACAATACCTTGCCCTGCACTTACTGTGCTTACAATGTTTATATCTTTTGTTATTGCTGTCGCTGTGCCTTGTGTTGATCCGGCAGCACTAATACCAGTCGCTACACTTCTTAAGTAATTACCACTTAAAGATATATTTTCTGTCGTCAGAGTATTAGTATCTGTGCGATATGTTAGATCAACATCTCCACGCAAAATCTGATTAGTTGTTCTGTTCTCAACAAATGTAGGATAATATGTTGTTGTTAACCCATTTGTATTTGTTATATCGATAGTAGTAGCATTAGACAATGCAGGACCAGTAGCACCTGTTGCTCCTTGCGGACCTGTTGGGCCTCCTGCAGGACCAGCTGGGCCAGTCGCACCTGTCGCACCTATACCCTCAATACCTGGCGTGCTAGTATCATACCATAATACAGTTGTATCTACGGGTTGAGTAGGTCCTTCAACTAAACCTGCTACACCAGTAGCGCCAGTCGCTCCTGTGCTACCAGGTATACCTGCCGCTCCAGCTAGATTTACCTGCCAACTACTGTACACATTACCTAATGTGCCTACTACACTAGATACGCTAACTATCATCACTCCTGTTGCACTGTTATATGCGGCAACAGTAGCAAACATACGTTGCGCTAAACTATGCGCAATAGAAATTTCTTGACCGGTAGCGTATGCTAAACCTATACCTACTGTCAATGTTGCTGGTCCGGTAGCGATAGTAAGTGATGTATTACTTGTTGTGAAATATCTATCGCCAGTAGCACCAGGAACACCTGTCGCTCCAGAAACACCAGTAGCACCAGTAGCACCGAGACCTGTAGCGCCTTGTGGACCAGTAGCGCCGGTAGCGCCTATACCTGTAGCGCCTTGTGGACCAGTAGCGCCGGTAGCGCCTATGCCACCTATACCCCAAGTTAGATTTCCGGTGCCGTCTGTGGTTAATACTTGTCCTGATGCGCCACCAAATATTTGAACTTTATTAGCATAACCTAAGTTTGCTATGCCACCAGTCACATGTAAATTAGGTGTTGTTAGTTCAACATTTAAATAAATTTCATCTATATATCCAACATGACCATTTGCGAGAATATCTGTATCAAACGTTGTTTGTAATTGTCCAAATTGTACTACATTTGGTTGTGCGTTTACTGAAATAGTAACGTTACTATTGGGGTATACGCGAATATTTGATGAACCGTTTTCAATTTCGGTAATATTACCGATAGATAGATTTGATAATCCGCCACCGTCGCCAACAAAATATGTTGCGTTAACATTACCGATCACATTTAAATTACTATTAGCAGCATTAAAAATTAAATTAGGACTTGCTGCAAAATTATTGCTACCATCATTATATTGAATTTGACCTGCGCCGCCAGCTGGATATTGTAAATCCCAAGGTAGGCCATTTGCATATAATAAGTTATCAGTGCGTACATTGCCTGCGCTGACTGATGATGCATTGACAAAATTTGCTTGAGCAAGATTGCCTAAATTTGCGTTACCGGATATTATGTTTCCTGCTGTTAATAATCCAGTGACATTTGCTGTAGCAATATTGGCTGTATTCGTAACAGTTAAATTTGAAGTGCTTACAACATTTGAAGCATTAATATTTGCCGCGTTAACAGTATTAGAAATATTAGCAATATTAGCTGTGATAACATTACCCACAGCAAGATTAGCGTTGCTAGTTATGTTATTTGCTAATATGTTACCTGTAACGTTAAGAGTAGTTAGGTTTCCTACATTACCGAAAAAGTTTGTTGCTGTGATGTTGTTTGTCGCTACAACATTGCCGTTAGCGATTGTGACATTAGGATTGCCCGGACTTATATTGCCTATAATCAGTGATTCGTTGATAACTGTATTGTCAAGCAAATCAATCCATAGATTTGACAACCCTGAATCGATAATGATTTGATCTAATTCAGATCCTGGAGTTAATCCTACGCCTAAACTTTGTGTTTTTACTTTTAGTTGATAAAAGTCGTTACTGATGATAACATTACCAAAAGTGGGATTTACGGTTAAGCCCTTCTCTTTTTTGGCACGATTGATGGATAAGACGCCGCTAGATGTCTGTAATTGATATAATTCATTAAAGTTTTCTTGTGCTTTTTGAAACCCAGTGCGTATCGCATCTGCATCTGGATCATCGGGAAAACTACCGAAATCTATATTCTGCTGTGCCATCTATCCAGTATCCTTTAATATAGTATTTATCGTTTTTATAGCAAAGCAATTGCCAAAAAAATACCCGGTGATTAGCCGGGTATTTTTAACTATATTAACGACAAATTACTTTGCTAGACCTGCTAGTTTCTTCCAGGCTTTAACATCTTCGTCGCCTTCTCTTGCTTCTTGACCAGCAATAACAGGTATTGTAGTTTGACCTGTTGATTTAGGCTTGTTCAATCCACCGCTGATAGTCTGAGTCATAAAATCAGTATCGCGTGTGAATGCTGCATCTGTGCCTTTTTGACCTGCATCATTTGCCCATTCATCAAGTTTTGTCTGTTGCATGACACTCTTTAATAATTCATCACTATCGCCTTCCATTCCAGGCATACCCTTTAACATTGCGTCAAGTTGTGCCTTTAAACTATCCATATCAGTAGTATTTAGGGCGTCCTTTTCACTTGGTTCACCAACTCTTTTTCCAGTAACTTTTACTGGTTGCAACATATCATCAGTTGGTGGAATAGTTCTTGTAGCATCTTTATCCCCTGTTGGGACTCTACGACCAGTGACCTTAACTGGTTGCAAATCATCAATGCTAGGTTTTTTTAATCCTCTACTCTTTAACCATGCTGCTAATTCATCATATGTATTTGCACCTGATAGATTTAACAAATCACCTAGTTGTCTGTCTCCTGGCAATTCTTGATCTTTAGGTGTTGCTCTCTTTGATGTTACATCTACAGGAGGTAGAACATACTTATCAAAGTCTGCCATATTCACTTTTGATCCACCAGGAAGTGTGATGTATTTTTCATCTTCCTGGCCCATGTTACCTATTCCGTATCTTCGTAATGTTCCGCCTAGATTTTTTGAAATGGCTGCAAACTTGTCCTGCATATTTTTGAATATATCATCAAAATTTGTCTGCATATTTGACATAGCAGGAGTGTTGCCTGCCATGTTTGGCATTGATGGCATTGTTGGCATCTTGAAATTCTTCATAGCATTATCATATTCTGCTTTTGAAGCTGGTTTGCCATCTACTTCATATGATGAAGTATTGCTTGATTGATTTTTTACATCAAATTCTGGCATGCCATCAGCACCTTTGCCTAGATTTTCTGCACCAGGTAATGAAACTACTTCGGCTTCAGGACTATCAGGCTTGTCAATGTTATCTAATTTTGACATGATGTCTTTCATAGAACTATTGACATCACCCGCATCTTCATTAGTTGCACCACCTTTTGATGCACCACTCAATGCTAATGCGCTGTCAATCTTGCCTGCATCAGCTTGGCTTTGTTCGTAACCTTCACCATCATCTTCAGCGACCATGAATTCGCGCTGATCTAATGTTTCGGTTTCACCTACTTCTTCTTTGTCTTTTTTGAATGCGCTTGCTGCACGTTTTGCTAGCATAGCAGTTTTAACAGGATTTGCTAATGCAGCACGACCTGCAAGACCTGCTAATCTACCTAATGCTGCTAATGCTGGTGCAGCTTCATCAAGTTGATCTGACTTTATTTGCGCTTCAATTGTAGTTTCTAAAACTTCTTCAGTTTTTTTTTCACAACCGCATGAACTTTCCATCATACCGCATTCATTGCAAGTATGCTCTTCTTCATGTCCATGATCATGTCCGTGACCATGATCATCGTGCGATTCTAAACCAGTTAATTTTGATAATAAGTCATCCATGCTTGGCATGTCATGACCATTAAATTTAGGTGCGCCATAATCACTTGCTGTTGCAATAACTGTTGGTTCAGCAGGTGTCAATACTGATTCTTTATCACCGAAACCACCTAAACCTACTTGCTTGATAAATGCTAATAGTTTTTCACTATCGCCATCTGTAGCTGTAACGCTTACGCTGTTTGGGCTACCTTCTTGACCAGTTGACATTGATACTGAAAGACCTTCATTAACGACTTTGCTTTCTGTTAATAGTGCATTAAGTTGATTTTCTAAATCTTCAAATGCGTATGTTTCTGAAACATCTTTATCTTTGAATGTTTGACCAAATGCTTTAAATGTGTCACCTGGTGTAGTTTTTGCTTTGTGCTTCAACCAATCACCTTTGTCCATTTCATCTAAATCATCTTCTTGCATTTGTTGTGCTGCTTGCTGACCGATATTGCTTAAGTTTGCACGGCTTTGCATTACAGCGCCCATGTTTGATGAGCCATCTTGTTTAGTTGCAGCAACGCCACCTACATTCATTTGTGGTTGTTGCGGCATAGCAGTAGCAACTGGCTTCACAGGTACATTTGCTTGCGGAGCAGGATTAGTTGCTGAAGTATTTACCTGTTGTGCTTGTGGCTTTTGAACTGGTACTGCTGCCATTTGATTTGTATTTTCATCGACAGCGCCAAAACTTGCCATGTCGTCTACGACATCTTGTGATGTTTCTTCATCAACATAACCACGACCTGGAACAAGTCCATAGCATTCTTCTAGGCCACACTTGTAACCTTCAAAGTAATGCTTTGCTTCTTCCATATCTTCGTAGTGTTTTACGCGGCATGGTTGCTCACGTAGACCGTGTACATAGCCTTCGCTATATGCTGCTTTTAATAGATTGCTCATAGATTCATTTACCTTCTTTTTCTTTTTGTCAGCTGCTGCCTTCTTCATTGATTCTTTTTTATTACCGTCATTGTCAAGATCAATGAAATCTGGCTTTGCCTCCAATACGTTATCGCTGCGACCAGCGCCTAGTCCTGCACCATAATCTGGGCCTGACTTTGGAATTTCTGCTTCTTTTACTTTCTTGGGCAGTTTACTTACTTTCTGACCATGACTCTTTTTAATAAATTCTTTTGCTACATCTTGACTTACGCCTGTTTTCTTGGCAACACTCTTGTCACCTGCTACGGCGTGCATCAATTTTGCTTGTTGTTGACTTGCGAATTTCTCGTCAACCTTTTCTTCTTTCATTGCTGCACCTTCACCTTTCTTCCAGCCACCTTTCGCTCTTAAAGCAAAATTGATTTGACGCATTTTCTTTGCTTGTGGACTATTTTCATCGTGCGGTCCAGACTTCTTTAGTTTAGCAAGCATGGATTTCAATTCTTCAACAGACTTGTCTTTGTACTCGCCTGTCGGTTTTACAACATCAGCAGGTTTATCTTTTTTGAAAGCATTATATATGACTCCGCCTCCTCGCTTGTCCATTTGAACCTTTAGTTTTTCAGCTTCATCTAGCATTTCTTCTGCAGGTTCTTTTTCTGGAGCATTGTCTTTACCGCGTTTTTTACCCATATAGTATCCCTGATCGTCTTTTCCGATGTTGAAAAGTTTTCTAAATAAACTCTTTCCATCACCCTTAACGTCAGGTTCTTTTTCTTTTGGTCCTAATTGTGCTCCTAATCTTGTATTAAGATCACCTACTGCGCCTGCATTTTGACTTGCTATTTGTGACCATCTTTCTGGGTTATCTTTATAAGTTACTGTTTCAATTTCCCCACTAGGATTTCTTACCTTGAATGCATAATCAAGAGGCACATTAGCATCTATTTGATTTCTTCCAACCATGCTGTCATATTTTTCTTTTGATACAGGTCTAGTTCTACCAGTATTTGGATCTCTGATTTGATAACTTGTTTTTACATCTGCCTTTGCAGGTTCTTCTGCTGGCTCTGATGGTTGTTCAACATCACCTGCTGCGTCTACTGGCTCTTGATTTACAGTATCAACATCTTTTTGTAATTGATCTAATGTATCGTCTTTAGGTGCTGCTGGTTGAGCAGGAGCCTGTGTGCTACCGGTTTTTAAATAATTGTTTAATTCATCATATGTATTAGCACCGGCAAGATTTAATAGGCGGCCTAATTCTGCATCGCCTGGTTTATCTTGATCTTTAGGTTGTGTTCTCTTGCCTGTTACTGTTACTGGTTCTAATTCGTCTGCTGCATCTGATGGTTGTTCTGGTTTCTCATCAGCTTTAGCATCTGCCGGCTTCTCATCAGCTTTAGCATCTGCTGGCTTCTCATCGGCTTTAGCATCTGCTGGCTTTTGATCATCTGCAGGTGCGGTGCTATCTCCTGCTTTTTGCGCTCTTAACTTGTTTAATAAATCTATATTACCTTGATAATCTCTTGGTCTATTTTTATAGGCTTCAGGATCTAATCTACGAATCTCTGCTCCTACTTTACCATAGCGTTCTTCATCACTCATTCCTGCCAATTGTTGAATTCTATCAATTTCATCAGGTTTTTCGGCTGATGGGGGAGGAGTTGCGCTAACATCCGCTACAGATGAGATAGTAAGATAGTTTGGTGCTTTTGGTGCATCTGGTGCTACAGGAGCGACTGGCTGTGCAGATGCCGCAGGAGCCACTGGCTGTGCTGGAGCAGCAGGAGCTACCGCTGCTGGTTTATTGTCTGCTGCGGTTGCTGGTTTATTATCTGCAGCAGGTTTATCGTCACCCGCTAATGCAGCCATGCCTGCTGCGCCGGCGCCTGCTCCTATTGCAGGACCGCCTCTTGATGTTGCTGCACCTGCTTTTGATGCTAATGATTGATTTGGTAAATTAATTGCACTTTGAGGATTTTTAAATCCGCTAGCAAAATTCTTAAACGGTTTACTGAAATCGTCGCCGTATTTTGCACCTAATTTTAATATATCGTCGATGCCTTCTTCTATGCTATCTTCAGCAACTTGCTTGCCTGATGTTTGCACTGATGCTCTTTTAGCAGCAGCTAGTGCTGCTTGTTGTTGCTGTTGTTGAATTCTATTTGGTGGAAGTATGATGCTCAAACCTCTTGCACCTAATCTACGTAGCATATCATTGACAGCTACCCCTGCTTGTCCAGGAACATTCACGTTTAAAAATCCTGCTTGTCCTGGTACTGGTTTATTATCTGGACCAACTACAGGAATAGGAAACTGACCTTCGTTTAATATTTCTTGTTCAGTTTCTTCAAAATATTCTTTTAATGATTTCTTTTTCTTATCATCATATCTGATATCAGCAGCAACTTTCTTGCCTGCTTTTTCGGCGCGTTCATCGTCACTACCCTTATGATCTTCATCATATTCAATATCCTTAGTGACTTCTTCGCCTGCCTTTTTGGCCTTGTCATCTTTTTCGGCTGTTGATTCAGCCTCATTTACTATTTGTAGAAATTTCTTAAATTCCATGATAAAACCTCTTACGCCATCGCGCCTGTTTTTGGTTTAGCAGGGCGTGTGATGTTTGTCATTGGGCTCTTGTTGCCCTTTGATTTATCATCTAGGTATGGCTTGAATGGATCGAAACTGTCTGGAGTGCGCTTTGCATCATAAGGAATATCTTTGCCTTGGAAACCATCCTTGCTTTGTGCTTTGATGCTATCTAGATATGAATTACCATAATCTTTATTTGCTTTTTTAGCTGCATCGCCCGCATCTTCCATCTCTTCATGTGTCAATACAGGACTATGTTCCATCTGATTAGCATACTGTTCGCTTTCACTATTGATGCTGTCGTCATATTTGCTATCAACTAAACGTACATAATTTACATTATAACCTAATAGTTGTGCCAACTGTTGCACCATTGGTTCTGTAGCAGGATAACGGAACTTGCAACGTAGTAGTGTTACTGGTTCGTTGCTTAAGCCTGGAAAACCATAAGCATCTTTAGCGATAGGAAGTGTCTTAGGTGTGATTGGAGTTGCTGGATCAAACTTCTTTAGATTGTGAATGAACAAATCTATGAAATTTTTATCAATTTCTCCAGCAATTTTAATTGTTACATCATATAAATGTACACTTTCAGCAATGTATTGTTTTAGGCTTTTCATACGTATATCCTGTATCTAATATTTATCACTAATTTCAGTTTTTACTTATCAAGGACTTAAGTAATTCATTACGGTCAAGTACTTTCCCTTCACCTAACGGGGTAGCCTCGATCTTTTCTTCCTTACTTGCAAGTTTCTGATCAAGACCTGCTTTTTTAAGTTGTAACTCAATCATCTTTAATTTTTTCTGTACTTTTGCTGTTTTTGCTGTGATGGCATGTCCTAACATAGTACCTGCGACATTAAAGATTTCGCTACTGTAGCGACTATCGACCTGCATACCTAGATCCATCAAATCTTTATAACTGTTTTTAGCTAGGTCAGCAAGATCGTCCATCTCATGGTCCGCTACTTCTAACCCACGCACCTGAGGTAATGCGTTCTCAATCTTTTCTAGATTGTTAAGTGCTGTTTCTGTAACTTCTTGTGTTTCAGGGGGCAATTCTATGTCTTTGCTTTCTTCAGTACCACTTGCAAGTTCAAACAACTCTTCTAACTTTTTGGTCATGAAGTATTTATTTTAACTTTTGCCCTTCTTATAGAAAAGATCGTCCTCTGTAATGACTCTGAATGTCAATCCTGCCTTCTTACAATAGGCAGTTGCTGCTGCCCATTTTGCATGGTTTACTGCTACAGCTGCTCTATCTCTAGCACTTGCTGTTCTACTTTCTATAAGGCTTTGCTTTTTGGGCTTTATTTCAACAAGTTCAGCCCTCTGTCTTCCATGCTTATCTTGATATTGCACAAAAAAATCCGGCACATAAATCGTGGATTTGCCGGTCAGTGGATTTCTATAGGGTATCTGTATAGATTCGCTGGCCCAAGATATCACGCTATCATGATTGTCACAAAACATCATAAATGTTAATTCCCAACCACTGCGATATCTAGGTACATGAGTGCCTATATACTTACCTTTGTTTTTGCACTGATATTTGCCTTGAGCAAAATTTGCCATATTATAATACAACGTTTCTTGCTACTGCCTGATTAGGAGTAGGAACTACTGCTAATCCATATAAGCTAGTCTTTGATTTGAAACTGTTAAAGTAATAAGCCATTATTTGACTTAAATCAACTTTTGTTTTTGCTCTACCTTGTAATTCTTCAAGCAAAACCATAGCATCTATACCGTTCGCTTCTGCCATTCTAAAAAATACAGCAGTAAAATTTGCTGCTATTTGTTTTGTGTCACATACGCTATCAAAATAACTTTTAACGTAGTCATATTGATTTGTGGGAATAACTGTATTTTGTTTGTAAAAGGCATCAAAAATTTTTACTGTTTGTTCTTGTGTTTGTCTTTGTATATCGTACAACATTAGATTGGTCCTCTTACTCTAGGTTGGCGCGGTGAAGTGGTAGAAGGTACTTGAGAACCTGCTGTTGGATCTCCTCCTACTACGCCCGGTTGTGAACCATTAGATATTGTAGGTGAACCTGCACCATTGTTTGTAGGTGTCTCTTGTTTTACAGGAGTTTGTGTTTGTTGATTACGTATTGTAGGTCCTACTTTTAACTGACCTAAGGCGCCTAATAGTAAATTTTCAGCTTCTTGTTTAAGCGCGGTTTTTGCATTATATGATTTATAATTGTTATAAGTGGCACCTGCTATCTTTATGGCACCTAAAATATTTTTATCGCCTAATGCATTTACAAATCCACCTATACCGTCTACGAACCCACCCTGACCTAATATCTTGCCATTAGCTCCGGGAACAGTGATAGGACTTAATTCTCTATCATAATTTGCTGCATCAGCAAAGTTACCTGTCTCGATATTAGGTAATGTTTCACCATTGAATGCACCTTCGTAATATTGCACTGTTTCGTATTCGATAGTCATACGATTTTGCATCACTCCGTTACCTTGATCGTAATCATAAGAATCGTGAGCAAAATTTGCAATCATTGGATTTATTAATTGATAAGCAATATATTGGTGTTGATTAAATCCATACACAGTTATATTATTAAAAAAAGGTTTTTTAGTATTTGCGCCGGATGCATTTGTGCTTATCTCGCCTACATATCCCCAGTCAAAACTACCTTGCGCATCATCACTATAAGTATTTCTTGTATTAAAATCTGCTTGTGTGCTTTGAGTTGTGTTACTACCTGGATTTTTTGATAGTTTAGCAGCATCTTTATAATAATATGTATAATATGCATACCACAACTTGTTTATAACGTTACTATTATCATCATGAAAAGTAATTTCTACTGGATCGTAATTGATCTTAGTCTGAACAATTCTTTTGCGATTATATTGATTTAGTGTATGTGTCGCAAAACGATAGCTAGGTAATCTTATATCTTTGACTAATAATCCATAATTACTAAAATTTGCTGTCATCGTTGAATCAAGAGCAGCTGGATTAATATTAAAATATGTGTGAAAAAGAAACTTGAATTTAGGAGCAAGAGCATAACTGTCGCTTACGAAAGTTTTGCTAGCGTGAGTGAAGTCTCTTAAGTAGGCCCCGCTAGGAGCCCCCGGTGTTCCTAAGAAAGCACCGAGGGCATTTTGTAATTGCTCACCCCAATAACCTTTAGCCATTTAGGTTACCTGGTATCAGGTTACTGTGCCGACTCCGCTAGCCAAACTACCTGATAGTAATCTGCCGATTGGTGCGCCTACGCCACTTGCTAGTGGTGTCTGCAATGCATTATCATAGCAAATTGTTAACTGAATAGTTACAGCATCACTTTGGCCATAGTTTAACTGTTGGTAGTTAGCTGTACGTAACCAGCAACCATATAGTTCCCAAGTTTCTAGTACTACTGGTGCTGAAGTGCCGTTACCACCATCTAATATTTCAATATTAGTTTGGAACTTGTAATCTTGACCTGCTGCTGCTGAAGCCTGTTCCATGAAGTCTAATTGCTTTTGTAACTGCTGGCCAACTGCCTTAGAAACTTCACCTGTAGCTTCATCACGAATCGTGCATGTGATGTCTGTCCACTGATGCTTACCAGCTAGTTTTACTGTGCTGTTGTAAACAGGTAGTGTTACCTGATCAAACTGTACAGTTGGTCTTGCTACGTCAACGATTTGTCTAGTAAGACTTAAACCTGCTAATGTGTCTACGCCAAAGTTTAGAAACTTAACTCTAAAGCGATATTGTAGTTTAGGCATTAATAAGCCTTGGTTACCAGAACCTCCGTCACTACCAGCAACTGACATTCTGTTTAATGATATTGCAGCCATTTTAGTATTTCTCCATAATTCTATTTATAACTCTAATTATCCCTGATTTCCAATCTCACCGGTGTTCAATATACGTACTGGGATGTAGATGAATTCAGCAGCCTTCACTGGCTCAATTGCTACGTCGATCCACAACTCATTACGATCTATTCTTGCTGGTGTGTTGTTTGACTCATCGCAAACAACCAAGTAATCATAGATACCTCTCTTCGCAATTAGATCAATCATCAATGATTCAACTACGCCAGAAATTTCTTGGCGTGTTGTTGTGTCATTTGGTTCAAATACGAATGGTCTTGCTGCGATAGTCAATTGACGACGGATATAAGCAACGAGTCTTGCTACGTTAGTTCTATCCAATGCGCTCTGGCTATTGAATGATGTCTTGTTACCATAGTTCAACAAGCCGTTACCAGTGAAGAACACTAGTGGGTTGATGAAGTTTTCATACAATGTATCACGAATACCCAGTCTTGTCTTAGTAGTGATAAACTCGCCAGTCGTGCTGTCAAGATAACCGATGCTTAACGCATTATCGATGATACCACGACGAACACCTGCTGCTGCGAACCAAGGATAAGCGATTGTATCGTTGCGCAAGAATGTGCGTAGCATCATGTGGCTTGCTGGAACCGCTACTTCGTTACCACTTAAGTCTGTTGCTAGACCACTTGGATAGAACAAGCCCATATAAGTATTGCGTGTCACTAATCCTGCTTCACCTGTGCTTGTCGCACCTGCTGCGTTAGTTGCCCATGCTTGAATTGCTGTTGCACTTTCTGGTAGACGCATTGGAGTGTCACCTAAAATGTAGCAAGTCTCGCCGCGGGCACCGTTGACTTCAATCATATTTGGCTGACATTCAGGATAATTTGGTGTAGCCATTAGATTAAAGAAGTTATCTTCATCACGTATCGCTGTATTAGTTGCTAATACGCTGCGTAGTGATTCAACTACCATTGCACGTTGTGCCTTGCGACCCATGTAAGGACTGCCATTTGATTGTAATCCACTTACACTTACCCAAGTGCTGCGAATTGTTGGCAATGTTTCGTCTGGGAATGAAACAGCATTGAAGTAGTTGCTTCTATATTGTTTTACGTTATTACCGCTACGACGAGTATTGAACAACAAACATCCTACTGGATATAAATTTGCTGCTGGGGCATCCAAATCAGTATTATTGCTTGTTAGCAATGATTTGATAGTTGGAATTGGATCGTTTGCTGGGTTGATAGTATCTTGATTGCTTGACCAACGAGCGTCAGCAAATACGATACCAGTTGAACTTGTTTGATCGCTATTATCGATCAATACCCATTTATCTTCGCCGTCAACATTCTGCCAGCGGCTGATTACTGGATAATTTTCAAGTGCTTCAGCACTGGTATCTACCCACAAATCACCATATGCTAATGCTGTACCGTCTGATTGTGTAGTTGGTATACTTGCGCTTACAAGCGGACCGTTTGGATCAGTTGTGTTTGTACCTGATGGTAGTGGGAAACCGCTACTATCAAAGTTTACGTTACGATAACCTTTCCAACCTGTTGAAGTTTTAACCATGACATCAACTTCATCTGTCACACTATAATACCAATTAGTATTATTTGCTGGAGTTTCAGTTGGGGCACCTTCATTTGCTGTATAGCTGAATTCTACCCAATTACTTAGTTGAACTTCGTAATGATAATCAGGAACGTTTGGTTCGCCGCTTGAGAATACATAGCCAAGCACAGCGCCGCCGGCGCCTACATTATTAATTACGATTTCTAGATCGTTAGCTGATGTACCGCCCAAGTCAGTACCTGCAAAAGTTACTGTATCTCCTACAACATAACCAGTACCACCTGCGTTGATTGTACCCCCTAGATATTGGTCATTAACTGCGATAGCCACTGAGATTTGTAGCCCTGCACCTGCACCTGACGTGCTGCTTTGCGCGACATCAAAACTAGTGAATTCGATAAAGCCTGGTTTGCAACCATCTGTTGATCCAGCTACAAATCCTGCTTCAGCCATCAATCCATTTGAAGTACCTGTCGTATCGTCAATGTCGTTGATTCTAATTGATCCACCCAATGTATGAGTGATTTGAATTGCACCGTCTGTAGTCACTTCAGCCGTTGTGTAAGGAACGCTTGCTAACTGCCAGGCTTCTACGAAATCTTCAGCAAAAGTATTATCTGCCAAAGTCATTGTATAAGGACCTGACCAAGCTGTGCTGTTTGGAGTAGTGATAAAGATTGATGCTGTATATGGACCTGCATCGAAACTTGGGCTAGTGTTAGTGCCAGTCACTACAGTTGGGCCTGTTGCTAGACGCTTCCAGAAATATATTGGTCCTGGATGAGCTGGAGCAAAAGTAAAATTATATGAATACTGTGCATAAATCGTGCCAGCTGGAATTGCTTGACCACCTGTCGCATCTAGCGCGTCGATAGCCGCTGCGTCTCCATCAGCCAAAGTGATAGTTTTTGCGATCCAGGCATCTACTGTACCGTCATACTCTGACATTACAGGATTGAAACCGTTACCTGCTGCGCCTATCTTTATCCATACAGAACCGCTAGGACGTGGTTGTGATTGACCTGTCTGCCATAGTGGTTGTTGTGATGCTGTACCTAAGAAAAAGCTTGGTGAGAAATATGCACCTGCGGTAATACCTAGGTCAGTCAATACTGTACCAGTACCTGCAGCAATATCTACTCTTTTCTTTGTATAAATTAACAAACGTCCAGCTGAATTGACTCCTGCTGATAGATTTGACCAACCCAAATCATTGATAGCACCAGCAACGCCTGTTACATTATTTGATCCAAGTCCAGGAACAGTGATTGTTGCTGTTTGTGGATTTAAGTTTTGATCAGTAATTGTGACGTTAAAAGTTTGTCCTGCTGTTAATGCTGGATTTGAATTAGCACCAGTAATTGAAGGTACTGTATCATGCCATTCGTTACTGTCCAATGCTACCCATTCATTAAATGAATTCTTATAGAAAAATTGCTGAGCCGTTGTCGCTGTTGGGACCGCTGTAGTTTGCAATGCGATCACAGCGTATGATCCTACAGAACCTAAATACCCTGCTGGAAGACCACCGACTACGTTATCTGCATCTGTTATAACTAAAGGATCTTGAAGTGTGAACTGACCTGTAGTTGCATTAAATTCATAGATACCCCAATTAGTCAAAGTTGTATCTAACCAATATGCGCCATCATCTGGAGCGCCTACTGGACGTCCTGTTTGACCTACTAAACTTGCCAAATCAATATCGGCGCGTAGTGCATACACGCGATTTGTCACACCTAGTGCAGAATATGCAGCTAGTAATCCATATTCGTTTAATTCGTAACCTTGAATTGGAGCACCGTTTGTTGTTGTGTAAAAGAATGGGTTACCGTATAAAGATACTAGATCACGCTGACTAGTTACTAGATATAACTTTCCTGCATTCGCAGCTGTTGTACCTAATGCTACGCCTGTATCTGTAGGGTTCGCTTTATTTGCCGCTGTTGCAAAGACAACCAACGGAACTGATCCTGTTTGGGCTGGAAGATATTGACTTTGGTCAATGATTGTAACTTCTACGCCAGGTGATGTTAATGCCATGTTCGTTTTTCCTATATGTTATATTTTGAGGGTAACAACCCTAAATGCTTAATATTATTTATAACAAATATGAAAAAAACGTCTATTAGCAAACCTTCGAAGGTTATTTACTAAATATCTTTATGCCTATCACTAGACCAATGTGTAAAGAGTGTAACAAGCATTATAGGGCTATAAACTATATACGTGAGGGGGTTACACATTATAGAAGTTTATGTGACCAATGCGGTAAAAAGAAACCCAAACTTAAGTCCAAACAGTTTTCTTGGGAAAAGTCAGGTTATAAAAAGAAAAACTATTGCGATATATGCGGATTTAAAAGCATATATCCTACACAAATGACTGTGTTCTATATAGACGGGGACTTAAAAAATAACAAATTATCTAACTTAAGAACTATATGTTTGAATTGCGTAGAAGTGGTTAAACGCAAAGAAGTGACTTGGAAGCGCGGTGACTTACAAGTTGATTATTGAGTCGACCTTACGATGTAATTCGTCTACTGTGCCGCTGTTATCAACATAGTAATCATAATTAAGACCAACACTGCTGTATTCACTAGCATGGATGTTATACTCCTCTAATATAGACTTAGCGTGTTTGTTACCGCGATTATATTGAAGTGCGGCATCATACCATTCGGGGTTGGGACCTCTATTGACCCTAATAGTAATGCCCCCGGCGTTTTTGATGCTACGCAATTCATTAGGAAAACGACAGTCACTTATAACAATATTATCTTTAATCGTGCGTAGTTTATTCTCTACGCTAGCGATCCAAATATCATCATGAAACGCCCTGCGTCCTACTTCTGTACCCCATTGCTGCAATACGAAACGTGGCGTCAAATGTTGTATATTTAAACGTTCAGCCCACCAAGTATCAACCGTATCGCGCCACTCTCTGCTATAGTGAGTAGTACCTTCAAGTAATTCACGATCCCAATTGAAGATAGCAGCTACTGCATCCTTGAGCGGACCAGCATAACTCATACGTTTAAAACCCTTAAACGTGATTAGATAATCGGCAATAGTATCTTTGCCGCTTCCAATAAAACCAGCAATACCTACAATCATGTATACAGTATAATAAAATTTTAAGGGGATGTCAACCTTGAATCCAAGTTAATGGTTGACTGTAATCTTGATATCTGCGTAAATCTTCAAGCAATCTTTCTTGGTCTGCCTTGCCTTCTGCCTTCATGTTACCGCCATTGAGGGTAGTACCACCGCCCGGTCCAGCAATAGTTCCAAACTTCTCGCGGGCTTCACCGATAATAATTTTTAATTGTGCTAATATGAAATCAGCGATCCAAACACCTGCACCCGGATCTTGTAATAATTCTGTTTCTGGTCTGATCATATCAGCCCAGATCAATACACGCTCGCCGGTACCCTTAAAGTCACGCACAACACGCAATACTTTTGTTACAGGGTTGAATGTATATGTCACATAACCACCGAACATACGGGCTGCCAACTCGACATAGCCCGCATAGAAATCATATGTAGCCATGCCACCTGTATAGTTATAATTCAAGAGATAGGTGTTTAATATCGCGCTACTAAATGGATCAAATGATGTCGAACTTGGACCAGTTTCTAGACCTACTGTTCTACGAAAAATGGCGCGAACGTTGATGTACTCAGAGGGAAGAGTATATGTATCAACATTCTTTATGATAGTCATCAACGTGTAACTTTCAATAGTAGCATTTTGAGCGCGTTGACGATAAATTTTAATAGCATAATCGTAAGCGGCTTCATAGTGCTGTGGGTCCAACTCTAAATCAATGATGTCACCACCTAAGCGTAATCTTAGGTTGTTAAACATCGTTTCTTTTAGTTGCTGTAAATTAGCGTTTGTTGGTACTGAAAGTGGGTCCGCTGACATGATTTATTTCCCGATACTATCTTATTTATACGGGACTCTCGTAGAGGTCAGCTATGCTCTTTATGGGGCTAGGAACTAATTTTTGACTTAATAAGTAAGGAAGAACGAATTCGGTCGCTATCTTTATATGATTTTTTGTATCGTGATGACCTGCTGTCATTCCGTTAGATATAGGTTTAAGATCATTGTGACTGACGAATTCTTCAACAAAAGAAGGCACTATATTAAAATTATCTACTAATTTTTGATATCCGTGCTTTTGTAGATGCTTTGTGATGTCAAGTGTCCATGCAAAAAATACTAAAGGTATTTTATATATTTTTGCTAAATTATCCATCGCTAGCATAGTAGATACTATCTTATGATCTAAATTATACTCACTTGTAATAACATTATCTTTAATAAACTGATCAAGATCATTATGAAATTTTTTTCCTACCATGCGCTGTAAATTTTGTATGTTTTCAGTATGATTGAATGTATAAAAGTTAACTAATTTATGATTAAAGGGTCCTGTTAAATCTTCATAAGGAAAACTTTCATGTGATGACAGGTAATCTAATCCGACAGTAAATCGGTTAGAGTCTGTTAATTGCACTACCAAAAGATTTGGATTATAGCGATCCAACAATTCATGAATTTTTAAAGTGTTGATTTCATTTCCTGCACCGGCACTATATGCCATATGTAGTTCAGCATCAATAATTTGTGACAATGGTACAGGCCAAGGAAGTCCTGCATAGTAACTGCTATGAGAGCAACCTATTGTCGCTAGCCGAAACTTACTCATAGTTGAATTTAAAGATCGTTTGCTCTACGATTCTCGCTATGGTAAACGTCAAACTTGCCGCCCGGATAACGCGCTTCAAGTTTCTTTACGTTCTCTGCTATAACATCATTTGGATTGAGACCCAATGAGCGGCAAGCATTGATCCAATACCACATGATATCACCTAGTTCACGCTTCATATGAAAGTGTGCTTCTTCATTAAGGGGCTTGCCCTGAAACACGATCTTCTTTACGATTTCTTGAAACTCACCTGTCTCGCTACCAAGACCAATAGCACCACAAAGCAATAATGGTACATTGATATCTGGACCATGAACATACTCACCGTTCGGACCATATGACTCATAATTAGCGTCGATGCGATCAAGACGATTCATAAACTCAGTTAGGTCTTGACTAGGCTTGCTAGTGACTGCCTCTACGAAATCCTTATATTTGTTTAGATCAACTTGGCTCATACTAAATCCTTAAACATCTGTCGTCGTCCATTCTCACCTAACGTAGCATCAAAGATTTCTCTTGTGCGTTGCATCATAGCACATGCCAACATCAATTGATCATTACGATCATTCGTTGACAAGATAGCGGTATCAATTACCGTCATCAATGTTCGCATACGTTCTTCGATTGGATCAAACTCATATTTACTCATATTAAAATGCCCTCAAGATAATCATATTCGCATTGAAGCGACCGTTCGGCTTTGCCGATACCGCCTTGATGTTATCAAAGAATTTACGTGCAGCAGGCTTGCTACCCATAATCTCTTTGATTTGCTGTTCGGGCTTACGTAGAGTTTTGATTTCTGATTCCTTAGTACAGAAACCAACTACAGTATTGCCCTTGACGCTAATGCTCTTAGTGTACTCGTCAGCAACATAGTGATGAAGTTTGCGCTTCTTAGTGTCGTAGACCCAAGCCTCGCTACAGTTATGTAGTTTAGTCGGGCTTACACTCTCAAGTTCAAGTTTCTCCAACTTGAAGTTCTTGAGATACTTGAGACGCTTGACAACCTTTTCTACCGGTACAGGCTTCTTAGCGCGGGGCTTCTTGCCTGCCTTCTTGAGATTGATGTACGCATTGAGATCGGCGATGACAGTCTGAATAGTATTGATAATGTTCTTCAACTGAACCTTACCAAAACGCTCATAGGCTTCATTCAACTGTTCGTCCTTACCTGCAAGGACCTCTTCATACTCATAGAGTTTGCCTTCCCACGCACTGACCAACATAGGTACATGTTGCGGGAGAATGTTGCGCTGAGACAACAAGTCCATTGCCTTGATGCCTTCCTTACCAGCACCAGACTTCAGATAATCATCCCACAGACCCTCAAGTTCACCACCAACTTGCTGAGTGCGCTCACGCATAATCTCCTGCACGTTGGGGCGATTACTTACAGGGGCTTCCTCGTCAGAGGTATCGACCGTTGTGAACGATACCAGACGATCTACCTCACTCTGAAGTTTAGCCAACGTGTCGTTTGACACTACACTTCCCCTCAGGATACAACGCGCTAGCCAACCATAAGTGGTCTTGACATGCCTATCGTTGACACGGCGTATGCTTTTAGCAACTTGTTGTTTGCCCGCAACATCTAGATATTGGGCGATGAATTCTTTAGCGTCCTTGTTATCGTAAAAGTGATTATACCAATTGAACGCCTTAGCGAGTTCCCATTCAGTCACGACCAGATCAGCATTGAAACTGGGTTCGGGACCAATGTGCTTCAAGTCAAAGTCCTTAGGCTTCAACTCTCTGATTTCTACTTTGTGCTTTACCATGACAACTCCGTTGTTTCACTAATTTATATATTTTACGCTAAAACAGGGCTAAAGTCAATACCTTTGTAAGTCATTGATTTTTATACTAAATACTACTATGCCCAAACTGTCGCTGTATCATCCAACAAAATCTAATGATTACAAGTACTTTGATAAGGTAATTTCAGAGCAATTCACTGTTGGTGGCACGGATTTATATATTCACAAATACATAGGTCCAGTCGCTCAGACCCCCAGCGTAGACTATACACAACCCCAGTATATAAGTCCAGATCCATTACAGATACAGGACTTACTGTTTTTAGAAAATCGTGATAGGAAGTACGACACGAACATTTACAGATTGCGTGGTCATTATAATGTTCAGAACCTTGATTTCGATCTAAGCCAATTTGGCTTATTCTTGAATAATGACATAATTTTCATAACCGTTCACTACAACGACATGATCGATATCGTTGGTAGAAAACTTATGGTGGGCGACGTTCTTGAACTACCGCACTTGCTTGATTATAATCCTCTTAATGAAACGATACCGGTTGCGCTAAAACGTTTCTATCAGATTACAGACGCAAACTTCGCAAGTGAAGGATTTAGTCAAACTTGGTATCCACATCTATGGCGCATTAAGTGTGAGCCATTAGTTGATAGCCAAGAATTTAGCAACATACTCAAAGAGCCAATCAATCAAGACAACTATCTTGGAGATTGGGACAAGAATAAAGTTTATCCGCCTGGATATATTATCAGTTACGGCGACAAGAATTATGAATCAATAAAAGAAGTTCCTGCCGGCATAGCACCGCCTAATGAGGAATATTGGAAATTAAGTACAGAACAAAATCTAAAAGACATTTTATCAACTTACAATAAAAATTTACAAGTCAACGATGCTCAACTACAAGAAGCAAAGCGTATTGTACCTAAAGCAGGATACAACAATAATGATCTATATGTTGTTCCTACATATGGTATATACCAAAGTAATGGTGTGTTATCTGATAAATTAGATCAGCCAGCTCCACCTGTTAATGTAGTTACTTATAGCGGCGGCGCGCCACAAACTGGAAGTTACGCGACGGTAGTTTATATGCGTAACCCCAAGTTTAAAAATCCTAGTGTCGGTTTAAGAATCAGCAAAGACGTTATCAACAGTATTTGGGATATGACTGCTGACAGCGATTTGTCAGATAAGTTTGATAAATTTATTCAGGCTAATTTAGAAGTAAGTGAAACTAAACCGCATGTGTTAAAAGAAGGTTCAGGTACAAGAGCATTGCAAGGTGACAAGTATCTAACAGTACAATCAATGGGCCCAGTTACTGGGCCATACGGTACAGCGGATAATACTTATGCTACTGCTGATGCTGATCCTACACAGCCAGGATTTACTGGAACGATTAGCACACAGATGGACTGGCGTGCTGACTGTGATCCTGCATTCCAATATATCACTCGCGCAAGTCCTCGTAGTTTTGGATACAGCGCAGGTTATCTGACAGGTGATGCGATTCCTCCAAACGGCTTACCGAGCGGCGCCGGTATCGCTTTCCCACAAAACCCTCAAGTGGGAGATTACTTTTTACGTATAGATTATTTTCCGCAAATATTATACCGTTGGGATGGACAAATTTGGGTAAGAATCTCAACTAATGTTAGAACAGAGACAGGATTCACAAATACAGATCAATCACAAATTTCGGGATTCATCAACAATCAATCAGATATATACTTTAATAATTCTGAAAAGGTGATTCCATCGGCGCAACCATTATCAAGTATTTTGGACATCGCTCCTGACAATATACCACCAATAGAGTAATTCATGGCACAATTTTTTTACGACAATCAGATACGCAGATTCTTATTACAGTTTGCGAAAATCTTTAGTAACTGGTATGTGACTAAAGGCAAAGATCCCAACGGCAATGATATTCTTGTTCGTGTACCTGTGATGTATGGTGATCAAAGTAGACAGGTTCAGACGATTATACAAAATAATAGTCCAAGTTCTTTGCCTAGCGCACCGATGATAACTTATTTTATCACAGGTTTAGAGTACGATCAGAAACGTACACAAGAACCTTTCTTCGTTGAAAAGCTACAAGTAAGACAGCGCGCCTACAATAATGAAACTGAATCATACGAAAATACACAAGGTCAGGCATTTACAATCGAACGTCTTATGCCTGTTCCTTATACGCTTAGACTACAAGTAGATTTTTGGACAACAAACTATAATCAAAAATTAGAATTAATCGAACAATTAGGAACGATTTTCAATCCTAGTTTAGAAATACAAAGCACAGATAACTTTGTTGACTGGACATCATTGACAGTAGTTTATCAAGACGGATTAACTTTTAGTTCACGCACTATTCCTATAGGCACAGGAAATCCAATAGATGTTTTAAGCTGGAAGTTTTATATTCCTATATGGATCAGTACTAGCAGCAAGCTCAAGAAAATGGGCGTCATACATAAAATTATCGCTAGCATTTACAAAGGTACAGCACTACAAGACATACAAGATGAAGATTTATTATTAGGAACACGACAGAAAATAAGTCCTTTTGGTTACAAAGTATTATTGATAGGAAACAAATTACAATTATTACCTGCCAATGAAGCATTCTACCCACCTAACACAGATTTAAATGACCCTTCACCTCCCAACACTGATTTGTATTGGACTAGTTTACTGAATGCTTATGGGGCGTGGAAGCCAGGTATTAGTCAAATTTGGTTACAGAATCCATATATGGAAAATGATATTGTTGGAACTATAGTGCCTGATCCTGTCGATGATAGATTACTAATCTATAATATAGATCCTGACACGCTACCTCAAAACACACTCAATCCGGTAGATAGCGTCATTAATCCTCAATTAACTGGTCCAAACGCAGGACTTCCAGGCCCTATTAACGGTAGAAGATATCTAATCGTTGAAGATATAGGTAGTGAAGGTAATAGTACAGTAGCATGGGGCGATTTAGTTGCTGAAGCAAATGACATAATACAGTTTGACAGTTCTACGATGTCATGGTTTGTTTCATTTGATGCAAGCGAATGTACCACTGTAGAATATGTGACTAACCTTACTACAAATTTACAATACCGTTATGTCGATCAAGAAGGACAATGGATGAAGAGTTACGAAGGTTGGTATGGAGAGGGCGATTACAGTATTGTAATTTAATAGAATACTGATAAACTATATCTATGCAAAACACTTCAGCAGGATTATTCTTTTACAGTAAAAATACCGGAAGATTTTTGTATTTGCTACGTAGCGACAATAATTGTAGTTGGGGTGTGCCCGGAGGAAAAATAGAAAAAGATGAAACCTTGTTAGAAGGTATAGAAAGAGAATGCATGGAAGAGATAGGATATTTTCCTAATGATGCAAAATTAGTTCCTATCCAAAAATTTGTTAATAATACTTTTACGTATCATACATTCTTTTGTGCCGTCGACGATGAGTTTGTACCTATTTTAAACAACGAACACATAGGTTATGCATGGGTAGGCATGAATCAGCACCCGAAACCAATGCATCCAGGATTATTCAGCACAGTAAACATTGATATAGTTAGAGAAAAGTTAGAAACACTCACAAAATAAAAACGGGGCTTTCGCCCCGTTTTTACTAGTCATTTGACTATTTTCACTGCGATAAAAACATTTGAACTGCTTCGACCCCAGTAGCACCTAACAGTGCTGCTGCCCCCATGAGCATCCATTTTATTTTCTCAAAGCCGGATACTTTTTCTGAGAGTTCTTCATGTTGTTTCACTGAGATGTCATTATACTCTTTTAGTAGTAGCTTAGTCTCAGTCATATTTCTATCTAAACATTCATGAAGGTCTTTAACATCAGTTTTGAGTTCATCAACTTTTTCATGTAGGTTTTCGACCTCAAGTTGTAGAACCGCAACTTCTGTAACTGTTTGCTCAAATTTAATTTTTCTAGCAATAGTAGCCATTACAATACCCTATTAAGCGTTTGTAATAGTGACTACAGGTGGTAGTGATGCATTTGCGTTCGCAGCGATTGCTGAGTTGAACGATGCGATAACATCAGGATTGACATCTGCCAATACCGCTGTACCTGTACCTGAACCTGCACCAGTAGCAACGAATGTGATACCAGTCATGTTGGCGAATGCGCCAACAGCAGTCCAATCAGTATTACCTGCATTATAAATGGTATATACTGTACCCTGTACTAGTGATGAGGCTGCAACCTGTGCCGGGAACACCTCTGAATTATAATCATTCAATGATGAAACCTTGCTTGTTGCTGTGTTAGCATAAGTTGCTGTAATAGTCATTGTGTTTGGTGACAATGCTGTGTTAGCAACATTTGCTGTATAGCAAGCCTGAGTTAAGCCTGAAGTAGTACCAGTTACTAGATATTTTGTCTTACCTTTCTGACGAACGATAAAACCTGCTTCTGGTGTACCATATATATAAGCACCGCCTGAAACGTTTGCTGTAGCGTTTGCTGCGAATGTAGCAAATACAGCATTTGCGTTTGCGATGTCATCAATAGTACCAAGTAGGTTACCATCTACGTCATAAACGATTGTTCCATCAACAAATGTGTTTGCAAAGTCTGTACCCACACCGTCAATGTTTGGACTATCATCAGCTACAGTAATTGTGCCAGTACCTGATATACCCATGCATACACCAACCAATACTTGTGAACCGTAGATTGCTGTATTGCCACCAACTACGCCATATGTATTTGCGTTAGTTGCTGGATAGCCTGCACCACCGATTGGATTGTTGAAATATGCATCAACAACGCCTACTGTTGCAGCTACAGTGCCTGAATCTGTGGCTAATGCAAATTCAGTGTATGTTGGATTTGCTGAAAGTTGTGTTTCTGAAACAGTGAATTCACTGTTTGGACCAGCATTGACAACTGATAGAATCCAATATGTAGTACCTGCAACTAAGTTGCCGATATTGCTTGCTGGGATGAATGGCATACCAGCAATGATACCTAAATTAGTAAAATTAGCGTTTGTAGTTACTAAATTTGTACCTGTAGTTGTATCTGTAATTGTTACAACTGCCTGTGCTTTTGCGATTTTAAGTGGACGACCCATTGTTTTGTTCTCCTATAATGCCGGGTTCTAGCCGTTACGCGGCGGGGACCGCATAAGTCCATAACAACAACGTCATGAACATACTATATTTATCAAAAAATACTATTTTATTGCGTGATTATTATGTGGTTGGTCCACCAGCTGCTGGAGTTGCTAGAACGCCAGTCGTGCCAGTGTTAGGATGAGGCATACCTAATTCAGTAATGCTAAATTCTTCTGCGCTGCCACCACCGACATCTAAGAAAGATACAACATTTCCTTGACCCACGATGATACTATTTTGAACAGTATTTGCAGGAATGATTGTTGAGTTAGCATCTGCTACAGTATATGGAACACCATATGGATTATATCGTGCAGTACCACCTGATATTGCTACTGCGGCGTTAGCAGTCAATGTTAGACTTGTATTGTTAGCAATAGATTTTACAATTCCTACTGTACTACCTGCTGTGTTTCCTATCCAAGCACCTATATTTAATTGTGACAAAAATGCTGTACCTGATCCAGTAACAGTGTCACTAGTTGTAGCGCAAGTTACAGTACCAGTTAGTGCAACATTAGGAAAACTGGTAGTATATTGAATTGGTGAGGCTGTAGTAGCAATTCTAACTTTGTCGGTTGCTATATTTGCTGATGCTGTGGCTGAACCACTTGCTGTATATACGTATGATGCCATTGTTTTAATCCTGTGTTGTATTTATTCTTAAATTCTTCCAACCAATACTTCAACTACACCTTCATCATCTGTCAATTTATTTGTTATTGCTTTACCTATAACAGTACCGACCTTAGGCATAGTTATTGCAGCTTTAGCTAATCCATTACCGGCGCTGATTAGCATATCTCCCTTGCTTATCTTACCTATAACTCTAACTGGAACACGACCAATTAGTGCGATCATGACTGGGTGCTCTGTATGTAAGCTTCCATTCATAACGTATGCAGGTTCGCTAGATACTACACCTGCAATTTTATTACTTTCTGATCCTGCTACTGTTACCTCTTGCTCACCACCAAATTCTAACACCGTGCCTGGAATGTAGTTTTTATCCGCGGCATAATATTCAGCAAGGTCAGCATAAGTCGCTTCTAATCTTGATCCTGATGTTAACGTCCAGTTGCCAGTGATAGTACCTGGTGTTGCAGCGGCACCTGTTGTTATAGATGTTAGTACTAACGGATTTGAACCTGTAATGGTTAAATTTGTAAAACTTGCATTTCCTGCTGTAACGTTTGCAAGATTTGCTGTACCACCGACTGTTAGATTTCCATTCGCTGTGATGTTGTTACCGACTATAATATTGCCGGGGCTTACTGTTAAATTGTTAGTTGTTTTATTAAATGTAAAATTAGCACTTGCATCTAACAAGTTGTTTGTATTAAATTGAACGCTTGTAGTCACGCCTGCGGCATTTGCTGAACCTTCGCTCCCGGTCGGTGCACAAGTTAAAATACCGCCTGATACATATGTGCCAAAACCTGTTGTATTGACAGGCGCTGTCAAAGTAATATCTGAATATAAAGCAAATGAATTATTAGTTAAGTTTCCAATGAAATAAGAATTTCCATTTACTTGTGTCATTCCTGTTACGCCTGTAATCGTAACTTCTGACCCATTTGTCAAATAAATATTTTCCGCGGTAGTGACAATGCCCGTGATAGCTTTACTAATATTAGCGATGTTTGCTGTCACAAATACTTTAGGAGTCCAGCTTAAATTTCCTGTGCCGTCAGTAGTAAGCACATAATTAATACCGCCGCCTTGGATTGCGACATTGCTTACATCTCCTAAATTTACATATCCACCTGCGTCGCCGCCCCTGTTTACCCAATTGTCACCATCATATACTAATACTTGGCCATTAGCTAAATTTAAATCGTTTATGTTTAAATTAGAGTTGCCGGCGCCATCTAATTGACTAAATGAGATATCAGAGTATGCAGTTAGAACTTCGACGTTTTCTGTGTTACCTGTAGTTTTACCAATAAAAAGACGATTAACGTCTGCCGCAAAACCAAATTCTGCTTGATCTAATTGCGGCAAATCAACTAATTCACCGTAACGTTGTTGAATTTTAGAAATCTGTATAATTGACATAGTTGTACTTACACCGGTAGTACAACTATTTATGCTTTTATATTACAGGAATTGAGTGTAATATTCTTCTATTCTGTGAAACCATTTGTCTGTGTATGTGTCGAATTCCTTACCTTCAACTATAAATTCCTGATATTTATTATCAGCACTACACATAAAGACTACACCCTTACGTATGTTAGTTCCATACACTTCATTATGTGCTGTAGCATAAGCGGATAATTGAAGAAAATAGTCATCGATCCATTCGCGCTTTTTAGGCTTGTTAGTTTGCTTATGGTCCATGATGGCCTCTGAACCCTCATGTATCCCAACAAGGTCTGTAGTTCCCGCATATACTTCAGGGAAGTAAAGACTGACTTCTGTTCCCCAAAATTCCTGACACTTACTTAACCCTTTGTCAATGATAGTCTGAGCCATCAGATGACTTTGTATACTGTAAGGATTGGTACCGGGCTTTCCTGTATCTCCGGTTTTCACATGATTTTCTAAAAACTTGTGCATACGAGTCCCACGACCCGCTGCCTCTGTAGTTATTTCTTTTGCCTTCTGCTCGCCTACCCGCTTACGCCATTCACGTAGTGCTTGCTTTGCTTCTTCGGGTTTAGTTGCATCCAGTATCGTGGTGACACTGGGAACAGCATATCCATCTGGGGTCATATATTTCCTTGACCCATTAATGGTTTCGCGCTTCAGTTCTTTGTAGGGAAATTTATTAGGTAAGTATATCAAACAGTAAAACTCTCGCCGCAACCGCAGCGTCCTGCTTCGTTAGGATTTAGAAATTCAAATCTTTCATTCAATCCTTGCTTGATATAATCAATCGTGATGCCATCCAATAACCTTTCAGCTAATGGATCTACGAACAAAGTAAAATTATCGTAATGTTGATGGAATCCTGTTACAGGAGTATCGGCAAACTCAAGGGTGTATGCGTAACCAGAACAGCCTGTTTTCTTCACGCCTACAAGTATCCCTATACCTTTGCCGCGCTGTTCTAGTTGTTCTATAAATCTTTGTTCAGCTTTATCTGTTATTGTTATAAGCATTTCAATACATTATAGTGCAATTGTTGTATAAAAACAACTTTTATTTGCCCAATGCTTTTTTAGCCATCTTTGCTACTACTTCTTTGCTTTGTTCTGGAGATGGCATTTCTGGTGTTTTAGGTTGCTGTGGTAGACCTTTGAAAACAACTTCTTGACCCTTTACGTCAGATATTACTGACTTAAGTGGATCGACTTTTATCATGTTGTAAATGTCTTTGTTAGACAATACAACATCAAAACTGTCAAAATATTCAAGCAACTGATCTAACGTCCAGTTACTGGTAATCTCGCCCTTTTTGATAGCCTGCTTTAATTGGTCACTTGCTGATATGATATTTACCAGCAACTCCTGATCTGAAAATTCAAAGAGGTACATTACTTACCTCTTTTCGCGACCAACTCCACCTACTGGTGCTGCTTCTGGCTCTTCGGCTGGAACTTCGGCAGCTACTTCAGCTCCGATCAATTCACCGTCTGGTTCTTGTTTTGCTGCGATATCTGTCACAGCAACTTCTTCACCGCCGCTTGGTGCACCTAATGCTGACATGTCGCCTTGACCTGTCATAGCATTCATAGCACCTTGTAGCATTTGCTTGCTTTGGCTTAAGCACTGGTTTAAAGCGGTTAGTGCTTCGCTGGCAGCCTGGTTGAATGTTTGTGATTCATTAGCACCAATCTCGCTTTGTATGCTATCAGTCAATGCAGGTAATTCTTTAACTAACATATTGTTAGTTTCTTCAAGCATTTTCTGAAGTTGATCTACCATATCTTGGGCTGCTAGAATAACTTGTGATTTTTCTACTTCCGCATTTTCTACAAGAATTCTTGATGGTTTCAATGTCTTAAAATGTTCTAATAATGCTTGGCTCATGAATACTAATTTCATGTAACTAGGATCATTTTGTGCTGCATAATAATTAGGCATCATACGTGCTTCTTTGATAAGACCATTAATTCTAGTCATCATGGATAATGTCTGGCCATATGACAAATTTGAAGGGTCAAAGTTGTAATCAAAATTAGCTCTTAATGCTTTGACAGCGACATTTTTAGATGTTAAATCATTCATTTTCATAAAATAAATCCCGAGTTATAATAATATATTTATCACAATTCCTAGATTATAAATCCTGATTGTCCTTATATTTTCTGCTTTGAATATGCTTGCTTAAAGCTGTATAAGTATTGATTTCTTCTAGGATCTTACGTTTTTTAAGTTTTGCTTCTTGCAGTTTAGCACTGTAAATTGATGAATTTTCACATTTTTTATCTACCAATCTGGTGTGATTTTGTATAGCAGCATCCAAACTTACTAGTTCATTATCTAATTCTAACACCCTTCTGACATCTTTATAGTTCTTATTATTATTTAAAACACACCAAGTTACAGCATGTTTTAAAAAATAGAAAACATAAAAAGTATCTTCTCCTCTCTCCTGAAGTAGATACTCTCCATCTTTATTTTCTATTAAGTAACGACCAAACAGGTTATAGGATCCGTCATCCTCACGGACTATAAAAAGATCCTTGATCTTAGTTTTTATATCTGTTTTTGTCACTCTAGTATTTAACAAAGTATATGTTTCTTTTCGCATTTGTTATATCCAAGTTACTATCAATGTTCGGCCATTGGGTGTCACATTTGACCATAGGAACTTCTTGGCAATCTTTATACAAATATCCTAATTCTTCTATCCCATCCTCAAATACTGAGGCGTGTTGCACTTCAAAATCAAAAGTCCATACGGGAATCTTATTGTCCGTATAATATATACCAAACTTATGATTTGAAATATCAGATAAGCACAATCGCTTAGGATCAGAACTAATATCCGGCTGTGATCTTAAAGAAATCACTTGTAAAATAGTATCAAAATTGCATTGCGTGTTTCTTTTACGAACCCATTGAGCAACATCATCTATATCATCTCCCGGCTTTGCTCTATTAAGAGTACCGGTCCTTGTGATATCAAATAATGTGTAGCAAGCAATTCTATGAGACATGCCGTATTTACAGCAATAAAAAAGCCCGAGAATTTTACTTCTCGGGCCTCATTCGTCTCAACTAAAACTAACTATTAGTTAGTGAAAGTTGCTGATGCTGCTGTAGTTACAGCATAGCCTAGAGCTGCTGTTAGTGCAACGTCTAAACTACCGCCGTTAGCAAAGTCCCATGCGCCTACTGGATATACTGCAACTGCTAGTGTATCAGTGTTTGCACCTACTTCAGTATATTCATATAGATATACTGTTGCTAATTGCTGAATAGTTTGGAAAGCAATTGCTAGGTCTGCACCACTTGGTGATGCTGCGCCTGTGAATGTAACTGTACCGAAGTCCAACTTTGGACCTTGTGGCTGAACTGTCTTACCTGAATTTACAGCATTTAGACCAGCGTTTGTATATTCTGGTGCGTCTAAGTGTAATACCTGTTGAAAGTCGCCATTGACTTTTGTAAATTGTGCCATTTTCTAAATCTCCATATTAGTTTGAACCCCTGTGAGGTTCATACTATTATTTATGCCTGGCTTTAAAAAATATGGTTTTGGGCTATTGTTTTGCGGCTAAATTTTGACGGCTGAAACCCAATCTATCTACATATTTTAGCCCCTGACAGACAAATCCTTCTTGGCTTTGCTGACCTGACTGTAGATAGCCCTTGACCGGGCTTTGTTCCGCAGCTTGATTTAATTGTTCGACAAGATTCATTTTAAGTTGATAGATTGCAGCCCAAATTGTAAACAGCCCTACTATGCCTTGTTTGTTATTATTAATATGGTCAGCTAGTTTTTTCTTCATACTGTCTGTCATAGGTCTTTCTTCAAAATAAGTTAAAAAGTCATCACTTAAATTTGAAAGATTGTTAGCAATAATTTTCTTGTTTACATATGTTGTGAATAGTTGACTAAAACTATTTCTGGCTTGCGGTGCTGTATTAAGCAATTGCTCTACAGCCCTGCCATATTTAGAAATTTTCTTTTTAGCATCGGTAATTAACGATTTATCTAATGTTATTGTAGGAACTATAGGCATCGCGCTAGGAAGTATTGCTACATCACTATTATTGATCAAGCCTCCTAACGTACCATCTAGACTTTGAGCATCATTCGTACTTATAGCATCGGGTGCTATATATTGGTGTACCGCAACTCCTGCTATCTTGTTGCTTAAAAGTTTACCTACATCGCTATCAACATCGACTGTATAAGTTATACCGTTAGGATTCGCTTTAAATTTATAAAAACCCTTTTGGTTTTTGAGCGGCTGGTTGAAGAGTAAGTCGCTCCAGTAATAGCCTTTTGTTCCTTTGCTTGCTTTTTGCAAACCGGGCCAGATATTCCTAATGAGATTCGTAAGTTCTGCACGATCAACACCTCTTTGTTTATCATATTCAGCAAATGCTTCTGGACTATAAATTTTACGTCCCATGCCATCTACACGGTTAAACATATGTTTATCCATGATGCTAAATTTGTTATTTGTACCCCTGCCGAAAATCAAGGCAGGATAACCGTCCCATTTAATTGTGATTGCTTGTGGATTTTGTGAACACGCTATGATAGAATTTACCGCTCTATCAGCGCCATTTACACCCTGTAGTATGACCAAATCTTCTGGATGGTCAAGATGGCCTTTCGCTTCAGTTAAAAGATCTTTTAAAATATTTCTTGTCTTAATGAAAAAGTCTAACATTAATAGGTGCCTGGTGACGTTCGTGCTTGGTTAGCCATCTCAATAGCCCAGGCTATATCAGCAATTTTAGCTAGGTCATCTTTCAACGTGTTGTTTGCATAACTGTTAGGTAAGTTTTGAAGTATTGTGTTTATTTGTTCTACGCCTGAAGATAAGTCAATGCCTTTTAGGTATGGAGCAATAAAATGATCTCTTGTCCATTGTGATATGCTCTTGACTTCTTCGTTAATAAGGCTTTCATACAACCTTTGCATTTTAATATATTGAATGGCTTCGGATAAAGATTGTGCTAAAAGTTTATCTAATAATACCTGGTAGTCAGGATTTGCTAATTGATTTTTGTCGTTTATCCAACCCTGCTTAGTTTTCGTATAATTAATACCATCTAATGGTACAACGATCGGTTTCCATTGTCCGGTTTCTTTATCCTGTCTCATTGTAGGCTTCAAACCAGGCTGTGCTTGTTGTTTTCTTGGTTGTCTTTGCTGTGTTGGTTGTCTTGGTTGTCTTTGCTGTCTTGATCCGGATTGCTGTGTTTGCTGTTGTGATACCGAAGGTTCATCGCGTAGTGTTGGAAAATTCCCTGACAATACATTTGACTGTGGGTCTAACAAACCTGCTTTTATAGCGGTGTTGATTGCATTTGCGCCGTTATTAACAAAGTTCTTAACAAAATTGTCGTATGCTAATTGCTGTTCTTTCGATAATCCGCTTTTGCGTCTGGCTTGCCAATTTTTAAAGGCACTAAAACCTGCAGGGGTATCTTTATTACCTTTAACACCCTTATAAAGATTCTCTATATTATCGAGCCAGCCTTCACTTATCTTCATTTTTCTTTCTCAACGATTTAGCAAAGCGCGTTGGTTCTTTACTTTTAATAGCGGAAAGAAGTTTCTTTTCTAAAAGTTCAGCTTTTTCTGGACTGTAATTTCTATAAATCAATTCTACTAAATTAATAGCACTAGTAATCACGTTATTTGCTCTATTTTCAATTACGTGATTCATGTCTCTATTACTGCCTATAGACTCAAGTTCTTCCAGCAGACTACGTGTGCGCTTTTGCATAATGTAGTATTTATCAACAAACGGGTCGTTTTAATTCTTTAAATTGTTCAATAAACTACGTAGTTTTGCGCTCTGTACGTTAGCCTTTATATTCTTGTTTTCTTCTTCCATAGGGGCAATCTCGGTGTTTGTGCTGGATCCTATAGAACTAGTAGCCTTGATTTGGCTTAGTAGTTGACTTCCTGAAGGCTGGGGTTTAGGGGCACTCTCTCCATCATCTGTGATACGCAACGTCTCGACATCGAATTTGAGTTCGATTTTCTGACCTACCCCCGAACTACTACGTGTTTTCATCAACTGTATCTGATACAATCCACGCTCACGCATACTACGACTTGTAAAGATACCAAATACGTTGTCTGCTGTATTGATCTTACTGATACCACCACTGATGTGACTATGATCAAACTCAATCTCTTCGACCGCGCTACGATTCAACTGACTTGCTGTGACGAACAATACGTTCAATTCCTTAGCAAGGTTACGCAATTCTTCTGAAACATACTTGTCCTTGACGAACAAATCGCTTGGGCTGACCTTTGCGCTTACGGGCATGATCAAGTCCAGATAGTCGATGCATAAAAAGTCACATCTCATACCTGTTTGTACTTGTAGTTCTTTTACATATGCTCTGATATCGTTGACGTTGCTTTGTGCTGGCATATACTTGATGCGTAACTGACCAGCCTTCTTTGCGACCATCTTGACCTTCATTTCAACATTGTCTAGATCCTTAAAGATTTCTCTTGTGCTAGTATCAGTCATCATACTATCCAATCGCATACTACACAAGCCCTCACTCAACTCAAGCGTGATGTATACACCATTCAGTCCATTCTGTACCCAGTTGACTGCAAGATTTTGCATGATCAAACTCTTACCAGAACCAGAACCACCTGCAAAGATTTGTAGTTCGCCGCGATTGAAACCACCATATAGTTTCTGATCAAGTGTAGGCCAGCCTGTGCTGTTCTGTCCATTGTTTGATTTCAATGCCATCAAACGACCACGGGGATCAGCAAAGTAATCTGTACCCATGTCCTTCTGTAGAGAAATCTGAACAGCATCTTTGATCAGTTTCTCTACAGGTCCATACTCGCCCTTCTCAAGATGATCAGCACTCTTAAGAATAGCCCTCTCAAGTTCTTGTCGTTTAGTAAATGCCTCAAATTCTTCTAGAAACCAGTCATAGTGTCCTTCATCAAGTTCTTCTAGTCTGTCGATACTGATATCTGTAGTTGCCTTGATTTGTACTGGCTCAGGCATGACATTATATTTTTTACTATGGTCGATAATAAATGATGCTACTGGACGCAATCTACGATCAAAATTTTCAGCGTTCATGATATTCATGACACGAGTATATAATTCTGCGTTTGTGACCATCATACGCAAGAATAATGTTTGTACATCAATGTTGTAGTCGTTTATCAAGTTGCTTCCTCTTTACTTCTACTTTGATCTTACTGTTTGTTGCTGATTGTAAGATACTTAGTAATGTAGCGACTTTTCCATATTTTATTACGGCGTCGTTAACATCCTTTATATCATCTTCCCAATTTGGGATGCTGACATAGAACCCTAAATCTAATGCTCTATCGCAAATCTGTATTCCTGTTTTATCTTGATCAGGTACTACGATCACTTTCTTGTTTAGATTCTTTATAATTTCTGCTTGCTGTTCGCTAATCGTATTGTGTGCCAATGCGCAACCATTAATACTTAATGCGTCAAATATACCTTCTACAACGATACAGACGTTATATTCTGGTTTTTGTAAGTCAATGCCGAACACAAAACCCTGCTGCTGTTCGTTGATGAACTTTGGCGTGCGATCATCTAAGTACCTACTAGTGTGACCCACTATTTTGTTTTCATATGTGTAGGGTATGATTACACGATTTGCCTGACGACCTTCACTATCAGGTGTACACATGAAAGGATAATCGTTGATATTTATTTTTCTATTAGTCAAATAGTCAACATAAATTTTGTGTGTTGGATTATTAACATCAATTAATTCTGCTTCGGGCAAACTCATTTCTTTAAATTTAATTTTCGCTTTTTCACGTTTGACCTTTACAAAATCTAACAAATCTTTGTGTTGTAAACTTTCCAAACTATATTTGTTGATATCATCTTTATCTAAACCACAATAAGATAATAATGTGCGTGTGTTTTTACTAATGCTACGACCTAACACAAAATTACATTTAAAGCCACAATTAAAACAATGATAACTCCAGTTTTCACCATCAAACTTTATGCCACCTCTACTACGGCGATCGGCTTTATGTCCGCGATAATGGCAACAGACAGCATTGAAACTTTGCCATCCGCTCTGCGTAACTTTTTTCTTGCCTGGAATCAGTTGAAGAATATCAAACACTCAGTAATTATAACAGAGTGTTGCGAAAAAACAAATACTATTGGTAACTTATCTTGCCAAAATATTTGATACAGCACCAGTATTACTTGTGAATACCATTCTTACGAAAGGATGAAAACCCTTTATAGTATATCCAACTGTTTCTGTTGTCTCTAAATAGGAATTGCCTGTGATAGGATACCAATCAGTGAGAGTGCTACTAAATGTTCCTTCGATCCCTACATCACCGTTGAATTCATATAGATGTGCTTGTATAGTAAGTATAGGATTATCGTTAGTATTGATTACTGAACTATAATAAGTATTAGCGTTTGGTAATACGTTGTCGATACTATTATTGCTATCAAGATTAGGGAAAGGTTGTCCTGTAGGAATCGTGACCATCTCGCTAGGTACGAAACTTGGAAGTACGCTATCTACGATGTTGATCTGACCTCGGGCGCCGGCTGCAGGATCTACAAAAACGGGATATCCAAATTCCCCGACAGGAATCTCAAGGCTATAATGACACATCTGAGCTGGTATATCTTCTAATTCAGCAGCATTAAGTTGAAGATAAGCTATACCAGTCAATGGTAATTCTAAAGTAAGGCCCTTACGTATCAATACTTCGGTACCATCATAGTTAATAATACGGCAAACGATGTTTTTGCCTGTAATATCGACTGGTTTCTGCTCTTGATTCAAGAACTGAAACTGTAGTTTATTGTCTACCCCTTTGTGTAGCATCATTGTTTTAGCATATACTGGCATAAAGGCCCTCGGACTGTTTCCTGATAATAGGATGACAATCTGACGCTGTGTAAAAATAAATGCTGCTGTTGAATATCCTACGTTTGTTACAGTCACAGATTATCACTCCTAACTGTATTTATGAGTATAAAAATAAAATATTTTTATGGAAACCCAATTATAAATAATAATCAATGACGATTGCTAAAGATTTCTTTAAAAAATTGAGTGACAACCATCCATTCATCACGATTTTGTCATTCGCTGGCCAGGATTATGTAGGTATAGTTCAGAACCGCGATGACCAATGCACCAGCATTTATGATTACGGATCTATCGTAGATTCTAAGTCTAAAGAGTTATTTCTAGAATTAGGTGAAGTTTGGTGGTGGGAAAGTAATCGTCAAATTCCTATAAACATATTTCTGAAGCAAGAATGGGTTCTTTTTAAGCCCTATTTAAAAACTTTTAATAATAAAAACCTCGAAATACTACATGGTCCTATCGTTTGTTTAAGTGAGCTTAACAAACGTAGAACGAAAAGAAAAAGTATCACACTAGTAAAGAGATTTCCTTAATTTCTTCTTACGCCTGTTTTTGGCCATTTCTAAACTTAATTTTCCAACTCTTGTGTCAAAACACACACCGTCTAGATGATCTCTCTCATGTTGAAAAACTCTACCTATAATACCCTCAAACTCAGATATAATTTCTTCCCCTAAAGCATTATAATATTTTACTTTTACTTTTTCATAACGTTTTACGTTAAGCCATAGATTAGGGAAACTTAGACATCCTTCTTGGTCCATATACTCGCCTGTACCTTCTAATATTTCAGGATTAATGCAGGCGAATAATTTTTGTTCGTTACCCATGACAAATATTCTTTTAAGTATACCGACTTGGGGACCGGCTAAACCAATACCGTTATTCTCCATCATTGCTTTTGCCATGTCTCTGATAAGCTCTGTAGGATCTCCGTCTGAATTGAAGTCCCAAGGTGTTGCTTGCTGTCTTAATACTTCATCGTTTTCTTTGACTAGTTTAATTTCCATTTTCCACCAATAGATTCATGTGTACTACAACTAGATGTGCGTATGCGATACTATGTGATTTTTTAAATACATATCCGCCTACATCTTTTTCCCAGACTGTTTGTGCAATTTCTTTCCAGCTTTTGCCTATCAAATGTTTTTTACCAGGACGAATGATCGCAAGAAACATCGCTAATCTTGGAATGCTGTTTATAGGTTCAGGCATAGTTTGCATTTGATTAAAGTGATTGCCTAAATGTATTAATTGCTCGACAAAATTTTTATCGTTTAGTTTATTCCAATCTGGTTCGCGCATCAAAGAAATTAGATGATCTTCGTCTCGTACCATATTGTATACATGAACGTTGAGTAAATCTAATTTGATATATCCCCTATCTTCGGCTTCTTCGTAGTCCAATGATGACATATCATTTATAGGATCATAGGGAATATCAGTCACATAAATTCCTGTGTTATGCTTACGTGTATCCTGTTTACGTATGCTTGCTTTGATATTAGGTATGATAGATAAGATTTTATCTCTATCACCCAAGTCAATATCGATGTCGCTATTAAATTTCATTGCCATGCCAATAAAAATAGTATTTCTTTCTCTTCATCTTTGATTTCAATTAAACATTTCGCCGGCTGGCCTACTATCCTAAATATCCAACTTTCACGGTCTTTGCTACGCCATTCTATAAATTGACCTACGGTACTCATACTAAATCTACGGCCATCTTCATAATAATTTTCTTGTATATTGTTGCACAGCCATTCTAACATTTCTTTATGTTTACTATATGGTAACGTATGTCTCCGAGATGCTTTCACAATCTTTTTCACCTAGTAAGTCCGAGTTTTTTATAAGCCTGTTGCACAACAATAGCCTGACGTTCCGCGTCATCTACTGCTCTGTGGCTCGTAACATGTCCCCCGTCTTTTAATTTAACACCGGCGAGTTCGTAAAGAGTGCGCGTATCTCGTACAGTATAGAATGGCCATGGTATAGGATTAGGCCTATCAGTAAAAACTTGTCTGAACGCTGTCTCAGCCACAACAACGTCGAATGCCGCACCGTTACTCCATACAGCCCTGCGATTCCATCCGAACTTGTAAAGTTGCTCTAGGCAATCAACAAAACTGATTCTATCACGATCACCCATGGCTTCTTCTTGAGCCTCAGTACTTTGTTCGCTCCACCAACGTATCGTATCATCGTTAATCACGCGATTATATTTTTCTGTTTGTTCTTCGATAGTAGGCCGCAACTCTAATCGTTCAACAACACCGCTACCATACGGATCAAATCGTACACAGCCAATAGTAAGGATAACACAATAAGGACTTGTGTCTAATGTCTCCATATCTATCATTATGTCATTTGCCATACTTAAGAATATACACTAAAAATTTCTTCTCGTCAACTACTTTGTAGTCGTCGCTCAACATACCTTCAATATTTTCAGTAGGTCTGAAACCATATTTGTTTTCTAACCATTTCATGTATTCTCTATGATCTCTACTACCCGTTTCGCTCCTAAATTCTAATTTAAGGTCTTTGAGATTTTGCCAATACTTCCAGCGTGCCTTCCGTTTTTCAATATCAGCGTCATCATCATCGTAGTCTTGAAAATCTTTAGGGACGTTTACCATTGCTACTCCAAACGTTATCTACTTCTTTAACTTCACTAAGAATACTTTTATGTAAGTAGTTTAATAACAACGCCGATCTGGGTTTGTCAGAATTGTTAGGCATGCTGCTGTGTAAAACTCTACAATTATAAACGAGTAATGTACCTTTAGGCATATCGTGCTGCTTAACATTTTCCATAAACCAGCGATCAAAGGTTCCTTTATAACATTTACTGATTTCAAAGTCTCGCTTTTGACTAAATGGTACAAGACCGGTAGCAGCATTATTTTTGTTCACATCTTCTAATGTGATTATACACTGAATACCTAATAGTCTTTTATCTAAATTCCATTTTTCAAACCTGTGCGGGGTATCAACGTGTGGACTTATCCACTGACTACCAGGATTGATAGTTACTGTATCGCTAGCATAGAATGTAATGCCCGAAAAGTTATTTTGTATAACTGGATCTACAAGTTTCTTGATTGCTTGAAAAGGTTTATAATCGTGTACTGTTTGACTCCACCACACGCTCACATCTTCTAAATTTTTGATATTATCGCGTTCAGCATAAACTTTTTTACTGCTGCTAGCACGTACAGGATATAAATCTTTTAGGATAGCTTTATAATCAGCAATTAGTAATGAAGGAACGAACCCAGGAAGGATAACATATCCTTCTCCTGATTCTAATTTTGCTTTTATTTCTTTACTCATTCTACTTTTAGACTAAACCAAATCGCGTCTGTTTCTTCTTTAAAACTAAAATCCATATAATTTTTACATATGCTAGTCGTAAATTTGTCTCCGGGTAACCCGAAATATTCAATAGCTACAGCACAGATTTCATTCCAGTTTTGATTATAATCATTCCAGCCTATCCTCACCCGATATTTATTGTTATCAATAACCACCGGCACGTAGTAACTCCTTTATTTCCGGGATAAGATGTTTTGATTTCGTGAATTTAATAGCCCATTGTTCTGGATTGATGTAATCAAATATCATCTTTTCTTGCGTGATATCTAAATTACTTATAAATTCTTTGCCAGATTCACTATGATACAAGACCCATGGACTGATTTTTCCCTTTGTAATCATAAAACAGATTTTGTTTTTATTTCCATACCTTAAAACATCTTTGACAACGATTTTATCTTCATTTGCTAGTTCGATAAATGTTTCAATAGTTCTAGTAATACCATCAAACGGATCTTCTGTTTTGCACCAGTCAATAATAAACTTTGTATAATTACTATCTTTATTCCAAGTATCTATGCTTATTTGATTTTTCAATAACCAATCTACATATCTAGGTACATTTATAACTTGTGCATCTACACAGTAATTACCGAACTTGATAAATGCTGTATAATACGCCGACTTGATAAATTCGTTATAATCTTTTTGTTTTTTGTTAGTATGTTTGTTATAGAATTGAATCCAACTAGTGTATCCGATCCGGCTTCCATGCTGGTCGCGATCCTGCCACCTGCGCTTAGTCTCACAAAGATGTTTAGCAATACTAGTTTCTCTTACGAAACTCTTACCGCAAAATTCACATAGATGTTTAGTTTCCACATTCGGAATCATATTTAAGTATATCATCATCTGTCACTATTTGGCTTAATGTGTCAATATCTTCTAGTTTGAGATCAGGAAACTTTTTTGCTAGAGTATATTTCCTATGTTGTATCTCAACATAAATTTGAGAAATCTCAGTCAAATCTTTATCACTCGCGTTCTTATAAATCTTTTTGTAATATTCTTTTATGTCTTTAACTGTTGCCTTTTCTTTTAAAGATGCAACGTTATCTTTGATAGACGGTATGTAGTTATGAAATTGTTTGCCCTTGCCGAGCCCGCTAGAACACAACATCAGCCATTGTAGTTTGGGATGATTTTGGATATGATCGTCAAACATGTGCTTATTGCTGAACTCATTAGTGCTTAACAAATGATATTGCTGTAGATCCGATCTACCTGTGACACTACTCATAAAGATAACAAGCATATAAGGATTGAACTTTTGTTTTTGTTCTTCTGACAATCTGTCATAGTAACTGTAATCCTTACGATCAATGGCGGCTAAGGCTTCGAACAAGTCAAAGTCTTGCTTCTCAAGCTTCTCGTCAGTTGGTATCTTTGCTTTCGCCATACAATTCTACCACAGCATTCTCGCCCCAAATCTGAGCGTAGTCAAGTGCTTCTTGTTCCGTATCAAACAGTTTAGGCTGCATTTGAAACTTGCTATCGCCCTCAGTTACCCATAAGAAATCACCATCGGGCCAATAAACTTTTACGCCGTACTTCATCAAAATACCTGATTGTAGTCAACGATTTCGCAATTGCGGCTTATCTCTTTGACGAAATAAACACAGCGCGGCTTTTCACCATCATCAATCGGTACGCATAAGAACTGCCCGTTACGTAGTCTTGGAGCATACCAAGTTACATCATGATAGATATCTACGATTTCGATTGGTACGAATGAGGGACTAAATGCGCTGAGTGGATTGAATTCAAACGCGCTGAACCCACGATCATTAAGACTACTAAGCGGTAATGTTTCAAGATCTCCATGTTCTTTTTCGCCAATTAATACTTGCCAATCTAACGGCATCTTGATATTGCGATTACCAACTTTTAATACAAGAGCAGGAGTGTTAAATGATTCTAGAAATATTAGCGGGATAAAATGATAGTCAACATTTTGCGGATTGCTATTATCCAATATAGCGAATCGTAGATCATCTATCTCTTCGGGTAGTGTCTCTAAATTATAATATTTGTTATCTAATGTTAGTATTCTCATGTTGTTATTTTACGACAAAAATAATTAATAGTCAAGTTTTTCAATGCTAAATGGATACTTTGCTTCCTTATAATATGCCTTGCGCTGTGTCAAATGACGTTTAGCAAATTTACAATCGCTAGTGATATCCCAAATCATCACATGTTCTTTATCCTCAGCCTTACGAATTCCTCGCCCGATACTTTGGATAACTCTGACAAATGATTTGCCCGGTTCAATCAATACTAGATTAAAGATGCGCGGTATGTTGATACCTACTGCTGCAACACCATAAGTCGCTACGATGATTTTGTTAGCACTAGTTTTGACTTCATCGTATTCTTCTTTACGTTCAGTGAGTTTTGTCTCACCCGAAATGAACACACTATCAGGTAAACGTGATACCAATTCACGCCCTGCATTGACGCGATCAACAAGTATTAGTGTATTACCGGTATCTTTAATACTGTCAATTAATTGTGCAATTTTATCTAAACGTTTCTCATCTTCTAATAGATGTTTTAATTCACTTTGATAATTAGTAAATTCAACACCGTCTTTCATCTGTACGATATTGACATGACATTGCGCAAGTACGCCCTTCTCTTGTAATTCAGCTGCACTTAACTTTCCTATCACAGGTCCCAGACTTACAAGCAGTGCTACCTGCTCATATACAGCCTTAGGTATAGTACCGGTCAATCCCCATCGAATGGGAATCTGGCTGAATGGACCAGTCAACAATTGCTTCAGTGCATCAGCCTTAGCCATATGCACCTCGTCAACCATGACACAAACAACATCTTCGATAAACTCTTTGATGTTGACTTCAGCTTCACCTGCTTTAGTATTCTTTAACAGATTGTTGAGGCTCTGCCAAGTACAGATAGTATGTGTCTTATTATACTCTTTGCGATCACCGAAATATACACCAACATCTAATCCAAGATTGATATAGTCCGCTTCAGTCTGCACGACAAGGCTCTTGTTGGGCACGATAACAATGCTACGGCCATAATACTCTACGCTTTTTGACAAAGCCGCAGTCATGATAGTCTTACCGGCGCCCGTCGCTACTTCCTGAATACATTGTGGGTTCTTCAAAAAGTTATTGACGATATCCACCTGATAGTCACGTAGCATGATAGGCTTGCCTTCTTCGACATGCCCTTTAGGCCATACCTTGTTAGAAAAACTATCATCTTTTATTTCATCAAAACTAAAAGTTGTTTTATATTCACGTAAGTCTACTAGTTCAATATCATAATCGTACTCTTCAAGTATCGGAACGACATCTGTGAGTAGATTGATATAGGTGCTACCCGCAAGGCTGCAATAACTGACCTTACCATTCCATCTACCAAGACGGACCGCAGGAAGGTATCTTGCACCAGGAACTTCATGCTCAAACTTTTTCATTAATGCCTTGCGGCAGTCTAACTCAAGACCTTCGATCTTACAGTTGACTTCATCCTTGATTATTATTTTGGCTTCGCGCATTAGTTAATTCTATCAAACATTGCTTGCATAAGCAATCATTATATGACTCTGTGATGTCCAATCTAATGTAGGGTAATGTAAAACACCAACAATCGTTTGATCCTGTACACTCCATTTCACAATCACATCTACTACAATTCTTCATCGTTATCTTATATCAATAGCCCTAGAATTGGTTAGAGATATTACCTTTACTATATTTTTGTCATTAGTTTTATGAAACGGTACCATTGAAGAAAATGTTTTAATCAATACATAGGGGCGTTCTGTATTCATTTCATTAGCAGGCAAATGACTTATTCCGCTATCAGATAATTTCATCTTTACTTCGTTGCTAATATTTTTATTATATATGATATCTCTGGATGTAATAACAGTATCTATTTTTAATGCCTTTAACCATTCACATAATAAATCAGTCTGATCCAGATCAATTGTGCTACTAAACTGACTTGCGAATTTCAATAAAGGATCTTGCGTGATTGCTTCATCGATAGCAATACCATATTGACATAGCTGAAATAAAGTTTCCGGGTTATCATTCAAATCAATATGAGATATAGCCTCTAGTACATAAGGATTGCTACCTACGATATAAAAATTATCATGTCTTTTGATCAAAGTAGGATACCAATATTTTATATTTTTGAATTCACTGATATGATTAAGCAAGTTAGTGATTTCATCACAGAAAGAATAGTTTTTAAAATGCTTAGTGATAAGTTCTACCGCGTGTTTCAAACTTATAGTGCTAAACGGTGCTGTATATATCTTTTTAGATTTATCCCACACATATGCATTATATTTGAGTCTACGCAAATCCTGTATGAATTTAGAATTGAACGGGCTTTTAATAATGAGTTGTCCATTTTCTAAACTAAGATAAGCTTGTAAGAATTCTTTTTTACTTTCAACTATAGTTGAATCCCACTTTAAATTTAATAAGTGATCTAAGTTATGGTTTTCCTTTTTAAGCTGACGCTGATATTTGTTTAAAAGTTTATCAAACAATATACTTTGGTTAGTTGTTAAAGTATTTTTTTGATCAATTATATGGATAAGATTATTGAAAAAAGAATAATCTTTTTTACTGACATGAATGTAACCTTTTAAAAGGTACTTTAACAAATCTTCTTTTAAATTAAACATAAAATATTATATCTTTTTTTGTTAGACTGTTCAATGTAGTTTGGTGTTAAAGGAAAGAGCCCCTTACGGGGCTCTCGCCTTTGCGCGGGTAACGGAGTATCAAGCCCGACGCATAACAGTAGACTCAGCAAGTGCGCGCCAATTACTGGAGTTAACCTTGACCAAATCAGCAATCTTGAGAGCCATGCGCATCGACAACTCACGCAGTCGAGCCTTGTTGTCCCACATGAACTGCAACACCTGATCACCCTCATCAAACTCAAACCCATAGTCACGGAACAGACCACCGTCAGTATCACGATGCACCTGCTTGATGCGCAGCAACTTGTCACGCTCGGTGTCAATCGTCAAGTCAAGAAAGTGACAGCGTGACTGAAGTGCCTCGAGGTGATCCTGCAACTTCTTGCTCTTGAGGTGATCAAACTTAATGTTAGTGATGAAGATCACCGAACCGTTGAAGTCGAACGCATCAGGGATACCTTCGCGGCGCAACATGCTACTATCACTGTTCCAGTAAATTCGACGGCGCTTACCACTGTCAAGTGCCGCCTTGAGAATGTTGAGCGACAAGTCATCCATGAGAATGCTATCGCAATCATCAAACACCAGTACGTGATTCTTATCGCTATGCTTGAACAACGTAGCATAGAGACCAAGAGCCGTCATAGCACCCTTGATGACCTCATACTTGAGAGTCTTACCAGCAAGCCGATCAAACATCGACGCCTTTTCCAACTGCTGCTCGACACCGAAACTCTTACCAACGCCCGGGGGACCACTCACGATCATAGCGCGAATGCCGCCGTTCGTAGTAGCCTTAGCCATCTCGTCAAGAATCGCAAAGCGGGTAGCGATACGATTCATAGCCTCGTCATCAGTCTCAACTGCTGCAGGGGCCTGCGCAACAACTTCAGTCATATCACCCTCACCTGAAATGAATTCAAAGTCATGCTGGTCCTCGACCTTGATCTTTACAGTATCGATACCAGCGTAATCACTAAACACACCGTCATTACGAACAGTGATATAGTTACCCTTCTTACCAGATTGAAAACCACGAACCAACTTGAACTGGGTGTTGATCACAGGGATACCGCGATACGACCCACTCTTTACAAGAACAATTGACATAAAACACTCCGTTAGTGAACAATCAATATAACTATTATAGCAACTTACAGGAAAATAGCAAGAACTATAAATCCAACAAAATCAACGACTTAGCAAATCAAAGTACTGATTTTTTAGCCGAGAAACATCGTCATCTGACACATAAAAGTCCGTCTGTGGATCCCAATACTTGCCCTCTTTAGGGTCATAGTATAACACCGCTCCTGACGGGTAGTAGAAGGGACCTTCAAGACCTCTACGCGGGCCATACTTAGCATCACGCTGTGGTAGCACACGATATCCCATATTAGCCCCAATCCTCAAGATTCCAGTTGGACATGATCAAAACCCCATCAGTTTGGCTGCTTGCTTTTCAGTCAGCAGCGTTGCCTCTGACACAAGAGCCTCAAAGACTTGTCGAATTTCGTTGCGGTAGGTCAACTTCTGACCAGCAACCTTCAACACGCGACCATAAAGTCGAATGCCATAGAACTCAACACAAATCGGATCACCTTGTTTGATCTTCATATCAACCCCAATCCTTGAAATTCTGACTAGACTCGTTATCGTCAAAGCCCTGGTAGTACTCGTCAATTTGTCGCAGGGTCATACGCTCCTCAGTAACGATTTCGCTACTGTAAGTGTCGCCCACATAGTAATGGGGCTTGCGACCACGACGATAGTAACTGTCAGCACTACCGCGATCATAAGGACCACCATGTCGCTTATCCATCGTATTTCTCCGTTCATTCAGCATATAGATATTATGCGCCCAAACTAGGCCTAGGTCAAGAACTTTAATTCCATGTAAATCAATAACTTACGACGCCTCATAAAACCGCATAGGCCTGGATATAAGCGGAAGAGGACGGGGATATGTCTGTCTATGACTATCCCCGCCCACACGCTCTAAAGCGTTCCTATTAATTAATAGACAACACCTTTTGACCCTTATAAAATTTCCAAGCATTAGGTGTAGCACTTGAGTATGAATTGCTAGGATAAAGTAGCAAATCCATAATTCCGTCTTTATCAAAATCGTTGACGATTGACGATGCAGCTCCGCCCCAACCTAAATTACCGACAGCAACGATTTTACTCATATCGTAATAATCGAAACCACCCTTCTTGTCATTTATATAGATTATGGGTAGACCATTTTCGCTAAAGGGGTACATCACAATGTCGTTGTACTTGTCACCGTTAACATCCTTGCAATCGAAATTGTTACCCAGTTTATCCGTTTTCTCATTACGTATATTTAAAGGAACTTCAGTGATAGTGTTGCCGACTACCTTAGTGGCCTTAAATACTGATAGACCATCCTTTAAATTATTTTGCTCAACAGTCATACCCTCGTAATAGTTAGGTATGATTGCACCAGCAAGCATGAACAATACAACATTATCACCGTCCGGACTAAGTTTCATTTGGCAACTCTCAACAAGCCCTGCGATAGTAATGTGCTTGTCATTTAACTTGAATACAGGCTGTGATCCACCCTGCTCACCATTATACGAAATGGTATTAACTGTACCCACTTTAGGAGCAAGCACCAATGATTGTAGATTAGACCACATACCGTTTGTGTTTTGAACATGACCTTCAACTGTAGTGAAGTTGCCAAAACTGTTTGATGCTTGCAACAGATAATTTGTCCAAGTAGCGGTACCTTGCGAATTGTAAAATTGAAATGTCGTGGGACTGACTGATGGGGCGCCTGCGCTCAACTTATGAGTTCCTGCGCTATCAAACAAGAATGATGAGGTATTATTGACAGACGTAAAGCCATTGCCATTCACAAAGATTTCATTCTTGATATTATACCCAATACCAATACTATGATACCAACTAGGAGTGCCAAACTGTCTGATAGTATAGGTAGATCCAGTAGATACAAGAGCCGCCATTGGCGCAAATATATCAAACATGTTGGCGGTCAATCGTCCATCTTCTTGATTCATGGCATACACTAAATCTTCCTTGCCATCATTATTAATATCACCTCGCGCTACTTTGCGAGAGCATCCACCCAAACTGTTGCTACCAGGCAAATATTTTGTTGTCTCGTTAGTAAACTTACCATTGTCAAATATAAAAATTTGCACTTGGCTTCTGCAGGGTGTGTTTCCTACTGCCTTACCAAAGTTTTCCATAGACCACAAGTGTACGACAAGATCATCCTTCTTGTCGCCATTTACATCTAGATATGTTGTGTTACTTGCGACGGTTGGTTTGTATGGTCTATCAACTGTAATACTATTACTTACCTCAGCAAAGTATCCTTTGATAGTAACAACAACCTGCGCTGTCGTTGTTGAGTTGCCATTAGTACAATTGAGTGTGTAAGTATTTGTACCTGGGGCAACAGTCGAAAAATTCTGTGTACCGTTGAGCGAGATATTTCCAGTCCAAGAACCACTTGCACTACATGATGTGGCATTACTGGCAGACCACGTAAGTGTAATATTATCTCCCTGAAATACTTCGGTAGACGTAGCATTCAAGGTGACACTAGGTGATGATACGCTACTGGGAGTTTTGCTGGAACTTTCGCTGCCTCCTCCCCCTCCCCCGCAACCTACAACGATTGCCGAGGTAAAAAGCAAAGTACCTACATTAAGAATCTTTACACTCATATACACTCCAAGTTAAGTATAACGATACAAATATACTAAAATAATATAGGAAAAAAGTCAATTATAAAATATATAAGGAAATCAATGACTTACGTTAAAAAGGAATTGGGCGATTTCTCGCCCAATTGTTTTCAGGTAAAAAAACGATATCACTTCACTTTTTCAAGTTCAGCAATCGAACCAGCAACAATAGCCACAGCACCTGCGGTATAACCGGCAGCACGTAATTTCAAATTCAAAAATTACTCCTTACTTCTTGAGTTCGTCAACAATACGTTCTTGTTCCAATTCTAACATAGATACACGGGCTTGATACATTCCGTATACCATCCAAAGCAAAACTCCCGCTAGGAAAATAACAATACCATATTTGGGCGAGAGATAATCAAGAAACAATACAGTCCCTGCGCCGGCAGCCAATCCGCCAAACGTCTGAAGAAATGCCTTAGTACGAACCTTCATGTAATACTCCTTTGATTTATTGAACACAATATATAGATTACACGATACTATATGTTGTGTCAAGCCTATAATTGCTTTTGACCACAAACACATTGCCCATTTACGAACTTGTGGTCGCAAACATCATCTATTTGTAAACTCTCGTATAATTTTGGAACGATACGTTCCAGTTCTGGGTATTGCTGTAATGTTTCTAGCGGAAGATTTTCAATAGTGTTTAGAATCAGTTGTAGTTTATCACGAACCGTTGTCATTGATACCTCAAAGTATGTAACCTATCAATTTCATACTTGAATGTTTTGATACTATCACAGATAGCATATGGCATGTTATCTACTTTCAGCTTGATAAATGTGTCGTTGTATACACAAACTTCAATATCGATGCCATTATATCTGAAAGTCACACAAGTATACTTGCTGTCTATTGAAACTTGAGGTTTAGTGTCTAGGTAATTCTTTTGTGTATTAAGGTAGGAAGTGATGAGATGTGTGATATTTGTCATTATCAGGATACCGTGACATCTTCCATGCCGGCTGTGCGCAAGCGAACAATATGACCCAATTGCCATTGCTTGCTATCAAGACCCTTCATGATACCCAACCACTTGTTACGCAAAAGTGCTACCTCGTTGATTAGTACTTCAAAGTCAATAACTTCATCTTCGCCGTCAACATACTTTTCCGCGTCACGGCTTGTCAATGCTCTATTATATCCTTCCAGATATTTCTGAAAGTATTTACGCCTCAACTTACGCAATTGTATGTTGAGATAATTCAATACAGCCTCAATCTCTTGTAGTTGATTGAAACGCTGTTCTGTGATGCCGGGTAGGTTTGAGATATTCTTTTCTACCTTTCCACCTACCCTACAATCCCATTTTGCTTGCTCTAATTCTGATTCATAGTGCGCTATGAAATCAGGGATTACGCTTAAATCAGTTGTGATTCTGGTATACCAGTTCATTCATCACCAATTGTCGTCATAATCCTCGTCATCTTCTTCCTCTTCTTCGTATTCTTCCTCTTCATCTTCTTGTGAAGCAATGTATGCCTTTACAGCATCCATTACATAGGTGTCTCTACGAAATTCTGCCTTGATATCACTTGCTTCATAATCATTTTGAATTAGAACATCTACAAGTGATTCAGCGGCATCTGGAAGAACCGTTTCATCGATTTCGCTTTTTAGTGCGCGCCAAACTTCGTGTATAACAGTAATACTCATCTGTATTATTCCTCCACTACAGAATTTGTATTACTTATCTTTGTTTGACGATTTTGATATTCTGACATTACTTTGTCAAGACAACCATCTTCATTGCTTTCCCAACCTTTGCGGAAGAACTTGATGACTTCGCCACTATCAGTTGTATAGACAAGGCGATTGCCTTCTTTCGTCAAAATATTTGCCTTCTCAAACAAGTCAAGCAAGCCACTATATGGATTCATACCAGTCTCATAAGGAATCTTTACTTGAACGCTTTCGAAAGGCTTTGCGTAACGAGTTTTCATAACCTTACATGCGCTACGAATACCACGCACTTCGCTGATCTTGTTGCCTTCATCATCTTCCTTGAGTTTGAGTTTCTTCATAGCGACAACAATACTTGACGCATAGATGAAGCCTTGACCGCCGCTGATTTTATCATCAGGGTCAAACATGTCTTGTGAAGCATATGTGTGATTAGTTGCGACTAATCCTACGTTATGACTACCAAACATGTTGACACAGTTACGAACAAGACTAGTGAGTGCCTTAGGCTTGCGACCCATATCACCCTTCATATCACCTGCTTCAAACTGATTGACATCAGTTGGAGTCAGCAACATACCTAGACTGTCAATGATGAAAAGAACTTTAGGCTTGTCATCAGCCGGAAGCGTCTTGTAGTTCTTCATAAATTCTGAAATTGTTTTAGCAACGTCATCGATCATTGCCATGTTCAACTTCAACAATTTATCTTCTGCGGTATCAACACCAAGTGCCTTCAACCAATCTTCATCAAGCGCATTTTCAGTATCAACCAATACAACGAAAATGCCTTGCTGTTGTGCGTGACGAACTAAGTTGCCAGAACAAATATATGATTTGCCTGAACCTGATTCACCTGCAAATACAGTTACCTTGCCTAGTGGGACTCCCTTGTTGAAGTCTCCACTAATAAGATAATTGAGAGCGTGGTTACCAGTACTGATCCAGTCAGTAGGATCATTGAAACCAATACTGAGACCTTCAATACTTTTTGTAATGTCTTTTCTAAATTTTGATACATCGAATGGTTTTGCCATGTTACTTACTACCCTTCAATTGAACAACGATATCTTCACGGTTGATTGCCCTTAACCAAGTGTTCAAACGTGCTACGATAACATTATCATCTTTGGGGTTGTCAAAATTGACATTGCAATCCATAACAGTATCCCCGCTGTCTGCCTCGCGGCTGCTATAGTTTAGTGTAAAACTTTCATTGATTTTTGTGACCTTTGCCATAAATTCCTCTTATTTCAAAATATTTCTTTTAGCGATTCTATCATTGAATGCTATTTTGTCAAGCATATCAGGACAACTGTCCGCGATACGGTCAAGTTCATAATCATTTGGATAGTGTCGCAATGCACCACGCGCACGATCACGGACGATGCTCGGCACCCTAGGCGTCTTGCCCGGATCGCATAATTCCTCAAGTAGTTTCTTACCCTGCTTTAGTGCGCGGTATCTTTCGTCTGGTAGTGTCATGGTAGTTTCCTCAGTTTAGGAGAAGGGAGAGATTACTCTCTCCCAAATACTATTAGGCCTTCTGTTGACGGGCACGGATCATCGCTAAAATGTCCTGTGCCTTATCGCTAGAAGTACTCTTAGGAACAACTACGGGTTCACTCTTTGATTCTGATTCTTCGACATCATGTACGTCCCCATGACCATCCGCTACTACCTTTTTACTAGAAATAGTTAAGGTAGACGTTTCAGTTACATGAGGAGGAACTGATGCATTTGCAGGAGCTTCAAGTCCATATGGACGATAGTATGCGCCCCACTTTTCGTTATCGTAAGGCTTGCCGTCTACTGAAGCCTCAAACATCTCCTTGATAACACGGAGTTCTGATTCGCTGGGCTTCTTGGGCAAGAAGTCAGCAAGATTGAATAGACCATGTGCTTCGATAGCGGCCTGTTCTGCTTCAGTCAATGGGCTTTCTTTACGTGCCCAGTTACTAGTTGAATAATCAGCATAGCCACCCTTGCTAGTCTTTTTGACGTTGAAATCTGTACCGTTCAAGTAATCGGTTGGGATGTTTTCCATTTCAACATCCATCAAACTTGACTTGATGATTGTGAAAATTTGTGGGCTAATAACAAATCTGCGAATTGGATTAGCAGGAGTTACATCGTTACCGATTGGGTTCTGACGAACAAAACCTTGAAACAAATAACTACGCTTCTTCCAATACTTGTTAGCCATTTCTTTGAGAGTATCATCTTTGTACCAAGGACGTACTTCTGCCAAGATAGGACAGTTATCGCCATACATTTCTACGCATGGGACTTGTACAACTACTTGCTTCATGTTTGGATCACCCTTGATACCATTGAACGGCAACTTGATGATCTGACGTTCTACCCAGAAAAATGTGTTTGAACTATTTGCGTCTGGAAGGAAACGAATAGTGGCAGTAGTGCCTTCTTCCATATTCCAGTGTGGGTAGATTGCGTTATCTGACTGGGTGCGTTGACCCTGACCTGACTTCTTACTTTCTTGTGCCGCGAGACGGGCACGGATATCTGCTAGACTTGCCATAGTATAATCTCCTTTGTTGTATGCCTAAGTTGAGCCTAAATGTGTTTTGTGTTAGTTGTCGGAGACAACTTGACACATACTGATATTATACAATAAAATCAATATGTGTCAATGTACTTATACTTGTTATGGATGTAAAAAATATATCTATTTGACCAAATTAAAAATTTATTCTTTCCAAATTAATTTTACTTCATCCCACAATGCTGAGTCCTTCCAAACTAAGTTTGGTTCATCCCATATATATGATTTGCCATCAGTAGGCATAGCTGTTGGAGCTGTCCATCTACAGACTGATTCATCTAACACCCAACTATCATATGGTTTTGGGGAAATGAATGCATCGCGTGAAGCGTCATAGGTAAAATCTACGTCGGCAAAGTTAGCGCGTATCATGCCTAGTTGATGGGTTTGTTTCCAGTTACCACCGTGCTGTGCTACACAGTAAGCAATGCCTTTTGCTTCGCTTTCTACTCCGTTATCAAGTAATTCATTGTCATCAACTACAATGACCTCAGTGACTACATTATTTTCATTTAATTTTGCAAAGTGTGCCATTTTATTTTCCTGCTAGTTTTGTGATACGATCAAGTAATAATTTATGCTCATCATAAATTATACTTTCGCTTGCACCTACTAATTTTCCTACTGCTCCTTTTGGTCCTACCTTTTCAGTTGGACCTAATTGTCCTACACGCTTTTGGTTAGCATCTAAATCTTCTGATACTTCTTCATCTTCTTCGTTAAACTTATCTTTTACCCATGCACCTGCGTTTTTAATTCTTCCAACAACTGGTTGACTATTATAGTTATATCCATATTTTGAATAACCCATATCAGTCATTTGTTTGTCTGCTGCGCCTTGCTGTGCTTTATAATTTGCTTTGGCTTGTGCAGGATTAATTGCTAACTGCTTATCAATTTCGACTCTTGATTCTGGATCAAGTGCATCATACTCTTTTTTAAATCCTTCTGGATCACGTTTTTGTCTGTTTTGAAGATTGCCCGGCATGTCTCTGTAATAAACTTTATTGAGGTCTCTTACAGCACCGCCCATAGCAGGCATCATTCTATCAACACCTTTTGACAATAGTTTTGTAGCATCAATGTTACCTTCTTTGTCGGTAGATGCTTTGATATCTTTTTGCATGCCTTTGTCAATTGAATAACCTTGTGACATACTATCAAAATCTTGTTTAGGTATTTTGAGTTCGCCGCCTTGCTTTTGCATTTGTGCGCTTTGTTGGGCAGTATTTAAATTGTCAATATCTTCCGCTACACCTCGCTTGTGATGTGCGTACAGTGCGTTGTCTGCATCTCGTCTACTGGTAAATTTTTGTGGACTTAATTTATCACCATACTTAAATCCAAATTTTCCATCTTTATATTGAACAACTGAACCGATTGTTCCAGTTTTAAAATCATTTAAATTACTTATTTCTCTGTAACCTTCATCTTGTTCCTTAATTTTTTTATACTCACCTGCAGGAACTTCATATGGTAATTTTTTAATTTTTGGTGTACCATCACTTGATTTTATCTCATGTGGGAGAGTTTTAATTTTTGGTTTGCCATCACTTGGTTGTATTTTATATGGTAGTGTTTGCAAGCCAGGCAAGCTAGATTCATCTATATTATCATCTGTCTTATCTCTAGCTGCTTGTTCTGCTTTCTTGCGATTTTGTGATACGAACTTAACACTGACACCTAAATAATCTGCTAAATCACTATCTGACATTTTTTCAATAGGTGCATCGCCGGTTCCTGACTCTTTGATTCCATGATGTAATCCTTTTGCTTTTTTCTTTATTGAGGCTTTTGTTGCTCCAGGATAATAATAGCGAAAATCTTCATCCAAATCAAATGCGTCAAGATTTGACTTAACTGTATTTTGATTATGCTTTAATGTTTCTGCGCCTGGTGCTTCATCTAACATTTTATCAGCAGGAACTGCCAATGATTTAGTTGTACTATCAAGTTTAGTTTCATTAGTGATATTGAGTTTGTCCATCAATATCTGTGCAACGTCATCAGTTGCTACTTCATAGCCTTCATCATCCATTAAACTTTCATATTCATCAATGATGCTATAAATGTCGTTGCTGTTTAAACCTTTCTCACCTTTTAAACTTTGAAAAATAACTTCGGCTACTTCATTAGTGTCAGCCATTTTTTTTTGACTGACTTCCTCTGCTTCTGCATATCTTTCTTTTGGTCCAGGTATGTGTGGCTTTTTAGGTGGCTCTTTTTTTTCGGAATCTGGCTCAGATTTTGGCTCAGATTTTTGTTTTGGCACATATTGTATTTCACGTTTAGTGCTGAGAGGTAATTTTACCTCTACTTGTTCGTATTCGTTTCCAGCGTAATCAACAATTTTGCCGCCCTTATTATATAGTTCTGGCCTCAAAATTTTGATTTCATCGTCAGGCCACTCATCGTATTTTGGTTTTGGAATACTTTCACTTATGTTTGGTGTTACATCTTCTGCGCCACCTTCGCCTGCATTACCTGCTGTATCGCCATCAGTTTCTTCACTTGCTTCGCCGCCGTCGCCGCCTTCAATCAAACTTTGTGCCCATTTGTCTAATTCTTTAACTTCATTCATTTCGTTTAAGTTCTTTGATAAACGACTTAATATTGGTAATACGCTTTCAATACGTGGGTCTAGTGTTTCTCTCACAAACAATTCGTTCAATGAATTTTCATCTGACTCTTCATTTAATACAGGTGTATAACTTTCAAAGTATTTTACATAACCTTTATGAGTAGTCATTCTACTTAATGTTTCGCGTAAGTTTTGATAATGCGAAACACCTTCATTGACCAAACGTTGTGCTGACTCGTTGAACTGACCATTACGTGTGGCTCGAACGAATCCTGCCATCTTTGTGTATTCTTCTACAAGTGTGCTGATATGTTTTGCTTTATCATCATAAGGTGTACCACCTTCTGCGATATGGCGTGCAAATACTCTTGCTAGACCAGGACGATTGGTTGGAATCAAGAATCTTTCACCGTGTGCATTCTCTACGAAAATTCTTGCGATATTGCGAAAGCGTTGTTCACCCTCTTCAAGTTGACGAGTATGTTGAAGAATAATCTTTACAGTTGGAACATTATCGCTGTAACTTGATTTTTTACCTAGAGGATAATAACCCTCTTCTAGTTTTTCTTTCTCTTTCATAATCGTCCTCTTTTTCATATCATGCACTAATTGGCCTTTGTTTGTCTTTAGTTCAAAACCTGCATTCTTATCGCGCTTCCAACCACGTAATAAATTGAAAAATGTCTCAAACTCCGGACTTTTCATCAATTTAGGATCTATCCAAAGTACTATGTTCTTTTTATCTTCAGCGCGATTCTTTTTGAGTTCTACCCCTATCCAACCCTGACCTGCTGATATACCGTTTTGGTCTTTTAACTCAAAACGAATCACATCACTTTCTTCAGGATTAGGTGTTTCTTTACCTGTGCTATCCAATCCTTTAGGATCGTAACCTCTACTTTCAAGCATATCATAGAGGTCTGACTTTAAACTTTCTAAACTTATGGCCATAGTAATATTTAGTCCAAAAGACCTAACTCAATACAGCAAAGAAGGGTAATGGCTGTATGATCTCATCGTGGTCACGCATTTGATTTCCTAGATCATAATGGAAATCAGTTAATTGCTGTAACATACGAACAATCAATAATGTAGCCATGACCAGATCGTCTGTTTCTCCTATTTTAGCACTATAACTCCCGCCTAATGCTACAAAGTTTTTAAGTTCTGAAATTAGTGAACGACTATGCAATTTCATCTTTTTACTTTCTAATAGCGTTTTAAATTTAGCACAAGCGGTCAATTTTACTTTGTGTGTCGTATTAAATCCTTTACGTTTTTTACCAAGCTCACTAAAGAAAATACCCGGGATATTTGTCTCCCCGAATTCATTTAAAGAGATGAGGGCTGCTTCGCCTATACTGTTATTTTCTAAACTATAGTAAAGACTATTGGGGTCTCCCGTGCATTCTACGATATACTTGTTGATATCGGCTAGTAGTTTAACCTGTTGAGGAATCTCTGTCTTATTATGCTTCCACTCACCTATCTGTGTAGTTGTATTTGCTTCAAATATTTGAATAGCTGCTGGATCACTACCTGTACCAAGACTTGGATCTAGTGCGACCACGTAGATGTTACCTTTCTCTGGTTTTTTATACCAGCGTACTTGACCCATACGATGTATAGGTTCTATACCTTCTAGTTGAATTAGAGTGTTAGGATTGATTAGTGTTTCGTCAGCTATAATGAACTCACAGCCGATTTCACGATTGAAACGATCAAGACCTAACTGACTCTTCATCTCTTCAGCCCACTTCTCATCACGACCGGGCTGTTCGTTCCAATATGATCTATATGCCTTGAATCCGTTTACACCTACATCTGTCTTGTTACCGAATTCATCTTCTGTCTTGTTAGCACCCTTCCATATTAATGCGAACTGATCTTCGTCACTGTTTGGGGTACTAGTGATGATAGCCTTACCACCTGTTGACAATGTTGGAGTAATTGATGTCCAAAATTGCTCTGCGATTGTTGGTCTAACGAATGCGAATTCGTCAAGATATAACAATGAGATAGACATACCACGACCAGTATTTTCAGTTGTCGTGGCTGATACGATGCGGCTACCATTCTCAAAATCTAAACTACCTTTATTATAAGTAGTCACGCCTGCTTTGATATGCATAGGACAGTTTTCATATGCATAACGAATACGTTGCATGATTTCTTGCGCGCCTGTATATTTGTGTGCGGCGATCAATATAGTGCTGTCGGGTACAAACATAGCATACCATAATAGATATCCAGCAGCACTTGTTGACTTACCACTCTGACGAGGCATAAGTGCGATTGAATAGCGATAATTATGATAGGTATGTATCAAGCGTTCTTGATATTGATATGGATGATACAACATGCTTCCGCGTGTAGGGTGCTGTATGTAAAAGAAGTTATCCATGAAATATAGATAACCGGTATCAGGATCACAACACTTTACAAAGTCATCTAACTCTTGTTGAGTTTTGAAAACTGTTTTTACATATGGTTGTTTTACTAATGTGTCGGCTTGTGCCATACCAGTATTTAGACGACAAAACCTGGCTTGTAAACTGTTTTACCCTTCTCTGTCACAGCAGTTAGTTTCTGTTTTCTATTAGCACCTTCTGCGTAGCTGGCATGAACCCAACCACTGTTAGGACCTTCTTTTGGATCATAGAACTCAAGTATGATTTGATCGAACTCACAATTCTCTGCAACCCACTTTGCTAATTCTGGATTAGGTAATCCATCAATCTCAAAGTCTACTGCCTGTCCATTGCAATGCTGACTCTTGCTGCTTCCGCCGACGGCAGCGTTAAGAGCGGGGCCGCGATAACCACTGTTAATACGAACAGGCTTGCCAAAATGATTGCGAACTGGTTCAAGGATTTTCTCGCATACCAATTTGAGATTTTTTGCGTGTGCTGGTCCTGGTGTGTTGTCGATGCGTTTTCTGATTGCTGTTTCACTTTTTGTAAACTCATTTAGTTTGAAATGTGGGCTAAGTTGCATGTCTGGTGTTACTACCATTGCTGGTGCAGCCGGTGCACTTGGTGCTGTTGCTTGAGGTGCTGAAACTGCCACTACGGGTGCTGCCCCCGCTGTCCACATAAAGTATTTTTTTGTTTTCTCGCTACGATCAGCAAGACCATGTGTGCCACCATTGATCTTTTTAGTCAATGATAATATTGCTGCGTCAGTAATACCCTGATCGCAAATAGCCCATAACTTATTTCTTTCAAAGAAAAACATCGCACTCTCAAATGCTAGTTCAGTAGCAACAATGTCTGGATTGCTCATCACATCGGGACGATTGCAATACTTTGCGAATGCTGCATAGTTATCTTTGCCTGTCAACTGTAATGCACCACGACCACGATAGCGCCAGCCATCTCCGCTAGCTTCTGGACCATTGCCCATGCGACTTGCGTATACACGGTTAGCAATCTTTTCTGGCTGTCTAGCATAGCGATTTGCTGTTGCCATATCTGGGAAATACTTTTTGAATGTTCCTATCAATCCAGCAGCATTGTAGTTTAGATTTTCAGTGAATGCCTTATATCCACCTGTCTCATGTGCTGTTTGAGCAAAGAAATGTGCTGCTCTAGCAGGTGACAATTTATAATATGCCATTGCTGCTTTGAATGTGCCTGGACCCCAAGCACCATCGGCTGCTATACCTATTTTAGTTTGTAAACTTTTTAGGCTCATGCTATGTGATCGTCTGCTTCATCCATTAGTTCTAATGGTTCTTTTGCTGGGCCAAGTTCTGGCTGCTCTGGACCATCTTTCTTCTCATCTCTATTGTCAGTCTTGCCTAGCATGATGCCAGACAATATGCCTGTAAGAAATGTTGCGATTGGTGTGATCAACTTGAAGAATTCAGCATCGTTAGGACTTTGCTGACCGATTGGTTGTGTCACAAAAATCAATGAGTATAGAACTACGAACACAATACCGACTAAGCAAACGGCAAGCAATATGCCGATTGAAAATCGCATTCTAGCATTTAGTTCTGCTTCTGTATATCTCTGTCCCATATAAACCTCTTACTTTATAGCAGCGTTGTGTGCTGCTGTATCAACTACTGTATTCATCGTCAAAACTTCTTCTTCAATACTTGCTGGAGTTCTAACTAGAGCCTCATATTCATCACCTTCTGGATCCATGACGATATCAAGTTTGCTTGGCTTCTTCATATGTAATTTTGCTGTAGGAACTTCTTCTGTTGTTTCTGTTTCAGTATTGCCTTCATCACTACTTATTGCGGGTGAGCATGGCTCAGTAGTTTCTTCTGAAGTTTCTGTTGATGGTTCAATACTTGATGATTGTTCCATACTACGGCCCAATACATCACTGGTACAAGTTCCTTCAGCCTTACATACTTCGTTACTACACTCAAGTTTACCCCAATTTTGAGGGTCTTGACATTCATAGCGGTATTTAGATTCACACCCTGCTAATAATATCAATGGTATAATTATCAAAAACTTCTTCATTTTTTCTCACCTTATAGTTATTATTTGTTGGTAAGTCTTATGCTTCACATCAAGTCAATTCTTGCCAGCCTAGTTCAGCCAATACATCAGCGTTGGGTGAGGTTGCGGCTAATGCCAATGTAACTACATCACTAACACCCGCTAGTGTTCTTCCCAATTGGAACTGGAAGAAATCTGTAGCACTCAACTGTGTCAACTCTCTGGCACTAGCATATCCTGTTTGTATTTCTATACCGCCACTGATAGCAGTTGCAGCCAAATCATATTGCACAGTGCCAGTTGGACTGGTTCCTGCAAAAGTGGCTCCGGTCAATGTGGCATTTTGTAACAATGTCCAACGATAATAGTTTACACTGGTACTCAATACATCAATCTGTCTAGGGAAAACAATACTGTCCAATCTAGTGGGAGCAAGTCTGATGCTCACTACCGGATAATAAACGCCACCTGTAGATAATCTTTTTGTTGTAGTTCCGGTACCTGCGGTCTGTGTAGTACCAAAACTATTATAGCCACCTTCACTGATAACTGTGCTACAAATCTGCGTCATCATACTAGCACCGCTAGTTGCGCCTGTATTAGTTATCTCATAACGAATAGGCAATGTAGCAGTAGTCATATACACTTTGGTATTACCGGTTTGGTTAGCGTGTTGGAATGTGTGGCATAGAATATACACACCGTTAATGATAAATCCCACACGTACATTACCTACACCCAACCACTCAACATCGGCATAATAAATCTGTGTACGGTCTGGATATAGTGTGATTCCTGAAGGATTATTTGCCCCGCCTGCACCGTTTAATCTATCACCATTCCAAGCATCTTGTCTTACTCGTTCTTCTATACCAGTAGATCCTGAGCGAATAACCACATAGTTAAATGTGCCATCATTCTCAAAGAACACGCCATCATTAGCACCAAACAATCCCACACGCTGGCGTAGATTTGTCTTTGGAGTGTTCATACAAAATGTAAGCAATGTTAGTTGGCTCTTACCTGGTTGATAAGGGAACACTTTCATTGTTTCACGTATTACTGAATCTCCGCTAGCACTTCCTACATTAAGTTGAAAACTACTTTGATTCTCTACGTACACTACATTAGCGGTGCCTGAAGTAGCAGTAGAAAATTGATTATGGTCGTAATAGCGACTATTAGTATCAAACAATGTATATGGCTCACTAACACGCAATCTACCAAACGCATCACTTGTTGCACCACTGAACCCAGAGATAACAACATTAGCATCACCATTTAATGTAGCGTTTACATTACCTTCAATTGTCCAAGGATCCGTACCTTGAGCTACAGTTACATTACCACCTGTGATGTTTGCGTTGATGTTACCACTTACTGGTAGTGTATTGCCTGTTAGATCAACATTACCTAAACTAGTTACACCAACATTACCTGATACAACAGCGTTGACATTAGGCATGGTGCCGATATCAACATTACCGGTAATGCCGACATTGCCATCAATCGTCAAACTGCCGCCGCCATCTACTACTGTGACATTTGATGTGATGCCAGCAATATTGCCCCCAGTAACAACTATATTACCTGTAACGGGAAATGGATTAGCTGTAGATACTACAGTGCTATTATTTTGTATATTTGCTGTAAGGACAATACTGTCTACAACATTCGCATTAGTGTTTGCGTTGAAAAGGTAAGTCATTATACGATTCTCCAGCCAGAACGATAAATCATGGCTATCGCTCCGTTATTTATTTGTAGATTGAAACCATTGATATCATTATCTATTGTTCCTAAAGCAAGTATTGGATTATTTGAGCAGTTACCACTTTCATCTTTGATAATAATCATTCTGCCATCTGTAGTAGTTGGAACAGTGATTGTCACATTGCCATTGTAGTTGACGCCTATATAATAATCACTAGGTTGAACAGTATAAGTTGAAGTAGTGACGAGAGTAGTATTCACTGTGCCTAATCCGGCTGGGCCAGTGGCACCTTGAGGTCCAGTAGCACCAGTTGCGCCGTCACTTCCGTTAGTGCCTGAGGCTCCAGTGGCACCTGTCGCACCACTACCAGTTGCCCCTGTAGCACCCTGAACACCTGTTGCGCCAGTCACACCAGTAGCGCCTTGTGGACCAGTAGCACCAGTCGCTCCTGTAGTACCAGCACCTGTGAGTCCAGTTGCACCGATTGGACCAGTAGCACCTATACCACCTGTATCACCTGCTGGGCCCTGTGGACCTGTCGCTCCAGTTAGACCTGTCGCTCCAGTTAGACCTGTCGCTCCCGTAGGTCCTGCGACGCCAGTATCACCCGTCAATCCAGTGGCTCCAATTGGACCAGTAGCACCTATATCACCTGCAATACCTGCGGGTCCTTGTGGTCCTGTAGCGCCAGTAGCACCATCAACGCCCGTCGCGCCGGTGGGTCCTGTAAGACCAGTCAATC